TCTAAAGATTGTCCTATATAAATTCTATCAGAGGGAGAAGTTATTTTATATATACCGCAAATTTTATCCATACACTAAAAATAATAAATTTCTGGTTTAGATACAAGTTTTTCTGTAATTGATTTTGTAGAATTAACATTTGTATCTATTAATGTTATATTCTCTTTCTGCATAAGTTCTTTTTTAGGTGAAAGTCCTAAATATTCTCTTAATGCCTTTTTGTCAAAATCATCTGGTATAGATGCTTCTCCTACAGGAATTAGTTCTGGTATCAATATAGGAGCAAAGCTTATTCTATCTTCAGAAATACCATTTAATCTACCTTCTACACCTGTACTTTCTACAACATAAAAATGAGTGTCATATCTATATTCTGAGGATATTACTATAAATTCACCATCATGAATATCAACTCTCACTAAATCAAGATATTTAAATTTAGGTGTAGGTTTAGTTGTAGGATTGTACACATTAGGAATAGGTTGTTCTTTTGTAGTGGTATTGATTTTTTGCAGCCCTCCTTCTGTGACCCAATTACCATAATCTACTAATTTATACCAAAAATGCCCATTTTCATAGGTAAATTCTTCTATTATATACTCTATAATACCATTATTAGTAGGAAATCCTATACAATTTCCTTGACTAGTCGGTTCACAATATTGAAATCCTCCTTGTTGGATTAATACTTTATCAGTTATTTTAAACTTAGGTTTAATGTTCTTACTAGATTCAAAATCCACTTGTGGGGCAGGTTCTTTGGGAGCTAGTCCTATAATTTCTGTATATAAACAATATCCATCCTCTACTTTTACTTGGTATTTATATTTACCATTATCACAAATACTCACTACAGTTCCAACATTACCTTCCCAACCAACAGCACTTACATTAGATTCTCCAACAATCACCCTATCTCCTATTTTATACACTTTTTCTGTTTCTATAGCTTCTACAAGAGAAATTTCATTTTCTGCCCAATTAGTAAATTGACTTCCTTGGTCTGACAGTCCTCCATACATGAATTGTTTAACCTCATCATCATAAGTTATACGATTTACATTAAAAACACTTCCTAATTTAGTTTTTACTTTCTCATATAACTTATATTTAGATGTTTTTTTTGAGAAAGGTTCCTCTATTTTAGGCATTCCTAATTTATATAAATCTTCAAATGGTGCATATATATCTGTATATATAGCACATTCAAAATGAAAATTATCACCAATACTACTTATAAACAAGTAATTATATTGTTTATCTGTAATATCTTCATTTTCATAAACAGTAGTTTTTCCAAGAGATTTTAACCATTTTGTAACATGAGGAATGTATTCTTTTTTAGGAATTTTGTAATAACTTTTAAATGTTTTTAAAATGGTAGGCTCTATATACACCTCATATTCATCTTCATAAATAAGTGTATATAAATCATTATCATTATAATCTTTTCTACCTGTAGGAACAACTCTAATATTTGTATCAAAACCATACGTAAGAGCTATACAAATATCTCCTGGGTTAGGATTAAATTTCCATTTACCTACATTTTTGATTTTTTTGGTTATTTTTATCCTGTCCCCTTCTTTAGCCTTAAACATTTTATTTATATTTAACTGAGAAATACTCCCAAGCATAAGAATTTAGGTCCACTTTAAAACCAAATTCATTTCTTACGTTGTTCAGCCCTGTCTCGCTGAATTCTAATTCATAACTGTATTCTGTTCTGTGTTTCTTATATTGCTCATCAAAATGTGTGAAATGCAATTTTTCGATTTTAATTTCCATAATTTTCTGTTGAAATAACGTTATCAATTGGGTTTAATACATCTAATAATTCTTCTGTTGTAAAATCTGAGAGTGTTACTTTTTTACAAGGTGTTACACCTCTTTTAAGAGATTTAGCCATTGCTATTCTCACATCTCTATCAAATAGTGGGTCTAACCTTAATAACTCATTGATGTAAAACACCTTAGTTATTTGTTCGCTACTATTTACATCTTCTTGTTTTGTCTCTATTGCTTCTTGCAAAGTCATAACTAAAATTATTATATCCTGTTATGCTTAATTAAAAACATAACAGGATAAGTTAATTACTTATTTCCTAGAAAGGGAATATATACCGATAATACAGCTACTGCTGTTTTGAATAGGTTTGCCCATCTGTAACGGGAAATACCTAGTTCTAATTCGTGTCTTCTAGAGCACACTGTATAGTGTCTCTCATGATTAACTACTTTGATGTGTTCATCATCCATAAAACGAACAGAACATACTTTTTTTGCTGTGCCAATACGACTACGCATTTTAATTTATTTAATGTGTATATAATCTGAATCTACCCCAAGTTCTTCGAGATAGTCCAGGAGTTCTTTTCTTGTACCATCTTTTTCATGAGTGTAATTACCTTGTTCATAAAGATAATATTCCAAATCATGATGGCTTATGATGTAATAAGCTGTTTCTTCTCCCATTTCATGAGAGAATAATGAATGATTTTTCATTAGAAATATAATTTAATGTACCCTTCATGAATAGTTGCTTTCTTGTATTCTAAGTTTAATTCAAAACCTAAAGGCAATTGAATTCCTTTTGTTTGTTTAGCAGCTTCTCTTTTAGGTGTAACACCACTTTTAATTTCATACATTTTGGCTGTTACTCCAGCTAATGGTCTTCCTAATCTAGGAGCTAACCATTTAGCAGCTTTAGATACATTACCAATTTTTTCTATTGCTGTTGTAGCAGCTTTGATTTCTGATTCTTTCCAAAAGTTAATTGTAGACATTTTATTTGATTTTAGCTATACAACACATGGCTGATGTGTCGAAATAGGGTGTATAAATATAGGTTCCTTTTGCTGTTTTGAATATTGTGTGCAATACAGGCTCATTTACATCTTTAATTTCTATAATAGATTCATCTCTATCTTTAAAAAATTTTCCTAGTGTAAAGCTTGTGCCTGCTCTTAAAGAAAAAGTCATCATAAAGTTATTTTTAAACTTTATAAGATGCTCTGTCATAAATTTAATTGTACAACAATAATCGAGGTCATATATAGTATTAGGTAGGTCAGGGGTAGCTTTTAAAATATCCCCAAACATTAACTTAATACCATGACCTTTTATTTTAGAAAGTTGTAAAAGTAAGGTTTTACTATCTCTTTCCCATACTTCAATGTTTTTATAACCTTTAATTTTATAATTATCTAAACATTCTTGAATATCAGGACCACCTAAACCTACTATATTAGTATATTTAGGCATTTTAGAAAATAAAAAATCTCTCACTTTATGTTTATGTATTCCCATTTCTCCTAAATAAGTGTCTTTTAAGCTCATTTTATATGTTATTGATTAATAATATTGTTTAAGGATTTCCTGGAAGGAAAATACATACTAATACCACTACAATAGCCCAAGCTATGTAAATGTGGGTTGCTTTAAGTTTCATAATTAATGTGTTTGAATTATTAATGCACTATTATTTTTGTTCCATTTACTTGCTCCTACATATAAGTAGGATGTAAAGAAAATTGCTTGGTAAATTAATACACTACAAATGTTTTTCATTTGATTAAGTTTAATATCTGTATAATTTAAGTGCCTCATCATCACATGGTACAAGAGTTCTAATAGTACTCTCACCATATATTTTAGTACCTAATTCTGCTACTGTTTTATTTTTTCTTTCTTCAGTAGATATATAATCAGGTTCCACAGATACATAAATAGCCCAATCATTAATGATACCACGTTTGGCTACCCATCTTAGGTCTCCATCTATAGCAAGAGTGTACAATTCATTATCACATGGAAGTACTCCACATGCAAATATTGTATTCTCAGGCATAGAGTCTAATATTGATTTAGTTATCATTTTGTATCTTTTATAGCTTGAATAATCCATTTAATACGAGTTTCCCAACCTGCATATGTTGTTGGTGCAAAATATACAGGGTATTTATATCTAGTACCTTTAAACATTTCTATAGGTTTGTGTTTATTTAATTCAGGAAACTCATGTATTTCACAATCCCAATAAGTTCCACTCACCCTATTTAAATAATAACAAAGTCCTTCATTTGTAGATGAATCTTTGCATACAACTTTTAATAATCTCTTATAGATTTCATGTCTTTGTTTTTTTGAATACACTCTTTTCATGTTGTAACAGATTTGTTGTAGATGGCATTATCTACGGCACTAAATAATGTTTCCACACTTTCCCAAGGAGTTGTGTCCCAATGCCATAAGGCACATAATCCTATTAGTATTATTACAGGTAGTAAGCATACAAGTACGCAAACGGCTAAAAACCAGTAACACACTTCATTTACTATTTTTTTCATATTTTTTAATTAAAGTATAAGTATTTCGTCAGTATTAAATACATTCATTTGATTACAAGTGTTTTCTATAGAGTCTTCGTTATAGAATCCAATATAACATATTCCTGTTATTAAACTCTTAATGTAACGCTTTCCATTAGGTAATTTATATATTCTATACATAACAAAGTTTTTAAAAAACATCACCAATTCACGATATGTATTCCCCTGTTCTCAGGATATGATGTTTTTATGTTTTAAAGAAATCTACCTATTTTAGCACCAATGAACATTAATTCCTCTGGTGTTTGAGCTATTTTAGCTCCTGCAGCTAGTAATTCTGCTACAGTAACATTATTAGATTTGAGAAATTTTAACATCTCTTCTGCTAATATGCCAGCGATTTCTAATACTCTTTCTTTTGTGATTCCTATAGCTATTGCATAGTCATCATTTTCTACCACTTTAAATTCAAAGCTCATGATTTTTGTTTTTTAATTGATAAATACATACACCCTATAACTATAAAGTATAGGATGTATGCTGTAATTACTGATGTTTGTATCATTTTCCTTCTATTTCAGGTTGGTCTTCAGCTAGTCTTATTAATGCAAAGAATAACACTAAAAATACAGCAGTGAGATATATAAATCTAGCTCCTAATATACAGAAGAAATTGTATATAAACTCCCAACTGGCTACTAAAAAAGCCCAAAATAGAATTCCTGTCATCCAAATTCCTATTATGGATAGTAGAATTGTCACTATCCATTCTAATATATTTTTCATGATTTTTAATTAATTTGTACTACAATACCCTTTTGACATTTATCAGCTTCAGTATCAAATAATAAAGGAAATCCAGAAATTATATCAACTATAATATTTGGATAATATGGGTCAAAAGTTTCAATTACTATATACATAATATTACATTTCAAGTTGTTTAATTACTGTTCTTAATGCTGCTATTCTTTCTTCTTTATCTTTAAACCATACAGCCTCTTGCCAAACAGTTCTCCATTTATGAAGTTCTGGTAATAACTCATGACAAGCATATTTATCACCCAATTTCATAAATTCTGAACAATTATGAGCTATAGCAAAACATGTCCAATTTTCTTTACCTGATTCTATTTTTTCTAAAGCTATTTTATACCATCTAAGTCTTCTTTGTATATCTGTTTCAGGTATTACAATAGCTTTTCTACCTTCAGCAAATACTAAATAAGCAAAAATAAAACCAACTGCTGATAACATACAAACAAATACTAATCCTCCTATACTTGGTTCAAAGTTATAGAAGAATGCAACTATTCCTATCCAAGTAGCTGTTGCTAATAGGATGGATAAACTGATTAATAATATACTTTTTTTCATATAATTTTTTTTATTGTGGATAATGATTTCGTAACCAAGCATCTATTCTTTCTTTATACCATTCTTTAGATTTCTCTTTATAACCTGACATTCTCATTTCATAATCAGTTATAATATCTAATAGCTCATCTTTAGAATACATCTTCTCTACTACAGGACTAATAATAACTGTACCATTAGAGCGAAGTTTAGGACGGTAGTTCTCACGAGATGTGTGACCTATCCATTGTTTAACTGCATCAAATGTATAGTCTAACATTACTTCAGTAATAGGATGTCCTTCATTATAAGCTTTAATATAAGCCTCTACAAAGTCATCACCTATTCTTGGTATTAGTATAGGTGATTCAGCTCTATGAAGAGCATTAAACCAACTATTTTTAGCCATATCCATGTTATACTTAGTATTCTTAAATAACTCAGGATTAGTAGTAGCTACTATCTTTTTACAAGTAGAAACATATATCCAATTAGATGCTTGTTTTACAGTATTATATAATAGATTAATAAACCAATCACCTTCTTTTATCTCTTCATCTGATGTGAAGTATAGATGTTTATAAGAATCACCCATTTCTTTCATAGGTGAATAATGTTCTGATTTAAACAATCCACCATACTTAGATGTACTAAATACTAATTTACTTGGTTGTTCTGTATCTAATAAAATACATTGTGCTTTCTTCTTCATAGATTAAGATTTAGATGGTTGACCAAAATATATCTTATTCTCATAGTCTTGTTCAGGCAAATCTTCTCGCTTAACATCTATAAGACAACAAGAAGGTATATGTCTTTCTTTACCATCTGAACAATCTGCTATTAATATGCCTGGGTCATTACTCCAAGCTTTGAACTGAGCTGTATAATTAGCTTTACCAGCTTTGCTCTGTACCATAAATCCGTTGTAGTTAAAATTCTCTACATCATAAACTTTCCTTGTCATACTAAAATGATTTTAAGGTGATTAAATAATTATTAGCACCCTTCTTATTTGACCTAGCGTTATCAGTGCTGTCCTTATAAGTTAGGGTCTTTGCTGAGAACGAACTTGTGTTGTTGTTATTCATCTTATTCTGTGCTTTTAACAATGCAGATTTTCAGGATATATTCCTTTCTCAAGGGAACAACACCATCTTATATTACTATAAGCATCCAATTTTTAAAGTGGCTTTCATTCTTAGTCCACTATCCGTCTACCTATACAAACGGATAAAGAAAATTAATCCTGTGGTTAATCAATGTCCACATCTCCTATATACAATTATAGGGTTCTATCATACTCTTTCGAGGTTAGCACTAATTACTTCCCGCATAACGGTATCTTAAATGGATATTTAAACTAAAGATTAATAAGTTGAAAAGCAAGGAATATGTAAACCTTGCTTTAGTGTTGTTAGTACATATTTTTAGAGAATATCTTTAGTTGCAACATAATAATTATCTAATATATGTTGACAATTCTGTTGCTCTTTAATAATAAGGTCAAGATACATGATTAATGTATTATCCTTATCACAATCACATGTTAACTCTTTCTTAATTAGTTTACATACTGCAATTGTGTTATTTAATGGATGAGCTGTGTCATGCATTAAACCTAATAGTGATGTTGACAGTGCCATAAAATATATTTAATTGTTAATAACAAGTTAATGCCCTCTGCATTCAGTTGTAATAGTCCTATTATATTCCAAACAGGTATTAGGATACTTTTATAATCTCCCTACTATTACAACTGCTACACCTTGGGAGCTGATTAAAATCTGTAGATATTCACATTGTTTATCATTAGTAAGTAATTAGCTTAATAATTCAGATACTCTGTATTTAATCAGGTGGTTTCACATCTTAGTCTATACTAACAAAAGCTACTTGCAGGGTTAATAGAATAGCCCAACTCGTTGCAACGCTTAAACTTGTTTCTAAGAAGTCTTCATATCCACTGTAGAATGATGCATTATAGAGCTCCAATGTAGAAACATCAGAGCTTTGTTCACTGTTCCCATTCGTCTTTCGTTGCTAATTTACTTAACATGAATAAACACAAGAAATAAGCTGCAATGCAACTTATTACACCAATAGCTAGACGATGGTGGATTAAAAATTGCATGACAATTTATTTTAAAGTGAAGCTATGTCAATAGACATAAGTTTATGCTCTTCTAGTCCTTTCTCAAATATTTTGTCATCGCAATTACTACAAACAAATACCATCCCATTCTCAAGGGATAATACTGGAAATGCACCACTACAGGAAACACCACAAATGTGGCATTTCTCTGTATTGATGTCAATTAAATGTTCTTCTGGTATGATAATTTCTTCTGGCATAAAATATAGCTTTAAGTAAATATATAAAAACACAAATAGATATAGTATTCACAAGGGATGTATTGTATTGTTATGCAAGGATTTCATTTAAGGAGTGTATATCCTCCAGCCCTTGAACCGTATATTACGTCATAACCAATAACATCAATCACTCAATACTCTTTAAGATGATTCACAATCCTAAAGCTATTAGTTCATCTATTATAAGAGAAAAGAGCCCTTTTACAGGCTCTTATAATTATAATCTTCCCACTCCCAAACAACCTCATTATATCCATTCTCACTACTAATAAAAGGAACTTTGATAGTATTACTATATGTACTAATAATAATAATCTTATCCCCATTATTCAATAAATCTTCTACATTAGGGAAATTACCTTCTACAATAGAACGAGTGTTTTTTGTTTTATTAATAATAATATACATAATAATACATTTAATCAATAAGAAGAATATAACATTAGTTTCCTTCTAATGCTATAATAATATATGCCAATAACGTTTTAAGACGTTAGAATATTCGTTTAATTTAGTGAGTATAGGTACACTCCCATATTATGTTCCACGTGGAACCTTTTGTGAAACAAATAAAAGGGAACATACGTTAATACATTCCCTTAATTCTCTTCTATATGTAGGATTATTTAAAATCCCACTCTCTAGCATCTTCAACAGATACTAATGTTCCGTATATAATAGCCATAATATGTTGGTTATTAAGGAGTTATGAAATATTGTTGTATATAAAATTGAACTAAGAAGTCCAATGAATTTAATATATTGTCCCACCCTTATGTAATACGTACATCCCACCCTTGAATAAATAAAACAATCCCAATTAAGGGATTGTCTTATTCGTTAGAACTAATTAACTGCAACAGCTCCAATAGTAGCAAACACTGCTGCAAAAGGAACAAGTTCAGATTCAGGAAGTTCACCTGCTTTACCGAAAGAAAACCAATTACCATTAGTAGAGGTTCCTGTGTAGATAACATAATCTTTCATTAAGTTAGTCATCTTCTCTTGAGTGTTATTACCTTCAAGAACAACAGTAGCACCTAAACCAATTGGAAAGTAAGTACCATCAGCAGCCACAAGGTGCAAATAGTTCTTATCAGTTTCCTTAAAATTCACGAGTCTAAGGTTTACAGGTTCAATTACTGCAGCGATTTCACTGATTGATACACGATTTACCTTAGAAGAAGACGCACTTCTTAAATGTGATTTGTAGTCCATAAAATAGATTTTATTGGTTGAATGGCGGAGATATACCGACACTCGGAAATTATAGTGGGGGTTGAAGGCTGAAGAGGTCCATTTTCCCATTCACATAAAACGTTTGAAAAAATAAAAAAAAATTTCAATATCCCACTCTTTATTACAACATTACCTTGAAATACCCCTCTCTTTGTTCCCAGAATGTTCCCAGATAGAAATAATCTCCTGCATATGTAGGGAATATGTTATAGCTTTGGGGTAAATTAATTGTATGGCAAAGTTTATAAAATGGTGGTCTTTAGAAAGATTAATTGCCTTGGGATTATTAATTGGGTTAATTGCCCTTCATGTAGATAGATATTTTAATAAATGATGTTATATAAAGGGTATTGGTATAGGTATAGGATAGATGATATGGATAATCCCATGTGGGATATTTCTATAGATGAGAATAGAAAGGGGTCTACATGGAGTTTTCCTGCTAAGAGATATTCTCTCGATGAGTGTTATAATTTAATTAAGGGGTTGTCTAATTATAAGGTGGAAATTAAAACAAATTAATATGGATAAGATAAGAGAATTAGAAGGAAGAATATTGGGATTTCGTACTCTCATTAAGATAGAGAGTGTTCACACTCCTGAAATAGCTTTGTTGCTAGCATTATATGATGATTGGTTTGGTATTACGTCAGAGAGGGAGGAGAGAGTATGATAGTAGACTTCTTTATTAGTATTACAATATGGCATATTCTTTCTTTTTGTATGGGGTGTGTTATGGGATGGATGACAAAAATCCCTTTTATGCTTTCTGTATATAAGGAGATAAAGGAAACGGATGAGTACAAACAAAGAAGGAGTGACGCTTATGTAGAAGAGATTCAAAGAGTTAAGGACCAATATAGAAATTTAAGACATGATTAAAAGATTAAGTATATTAGGATTGTTAATAATGGTGTTTAGTTTACTCACCGCTTATTTAATATGGGACAACAACCTCATAGAGAAAACTACACAACCAAGAAAGGTGTTCATTCCTACTCCTGTTAAAAAATACATAGAAATGGATGGTGGAACATTTGACGTTTCTATTACAGTATTCATTACAAAGGATACTTCTTTAGTTAGAGAGTATAGTAGTACAATGGATTTTAATTCCTCTGCTTGTACGGCAGATGAAGATGGGGTGATAATGGTGTGGTTTCCTTCATATCCATCCCAAGACTTGCTCACACATGAAATGACACATGTGAATGAATTTATTTTACATGATGTGGGAGTTCCACATTCAGAAGATACAGATGAAGTGTATGCTTACGAAATGGGGTATTTAATTAAAGAATTCTATAAAAAGACAAAACATGACTAGTATTTTAATTATTTTTGGCATTTTAGTGTTAGTTGGAATTACTTCTGGGTATTTTAATTCTACACAATGGGCATTTTCTATTGGTATTAATACATTTAAATATCCTACGTTTGACTTTGGAGTGTCCTCTAGGTGGGAATCTAATGAAGATGGGGAAACAATTCAAGTAGTCACTATAGGTATGGTGTTAATCATATTGGAGTTTGAATTTCTATTACACGAGACAGAATAACTAAACAGGTGTGTTTTTAATATAGCATTAACTATATAAACTTTTTTAATTAGTCATTTGGAATTGATATTAAATATGTAGCTTTGCTTTTTAACTAAATATGGAAACAATAATTCAAAAGATTAGAAAAGAGCTCTCAAGGGAAGATGTAGCATATTCTTACTATTCTATTATATCTAGTATTAACAAGCTAGGATTGACAGATAGGGAATTACAGCTATTATCTTTTACAGCTTTGAGGGGTGGAATAACTAATCCTGCAGCAAAGAAGGACTTCTGTGAGAAATACAATAGTAGTTTAGCCACTATTAATAATATGATAAGCAAGCTTAGAAGACTAGGAGTGTTTATTAAAAGAGGAAATAAAATATCTATTACACCCTCTATTAGTTTAGATTTTAATAAGAACATTATATTACAATTATGTTTGATGATAAACCAACCACCCTCAGCCTAAGAGATTATATTATTAGGAAGATGAGTGTGAAGATGAGAAGGGATGAAAATGACATACAGGAGATTATCAATCATCAGTTTAAACATCTGAATGAAAGCATGAAAGATAATAACTCTTTGGAAATCAGTGGGTTTGGTAAGTTGATGTTTAGGGTGAGTGTAGCTAAAAAGGAAGTGGTTAGGTTATATAAGAAGATAGAAACCCTTTCTAACTTAGAACATCCCACACAATCTCAGAAGAATGCCATTGAACTTATAAAGGAAGATATAGCTTATTTAGAATATAAAATTGGATTAGATGGAAATTAATATCGGACATATATTGCAAGGATGGAAGAATCTAGCCTTTCCTGCTAAGGAGGCTTCAAAATACTTACAGGAACTAGAAGATAGAAGACTTACTATATGTAGAGAATGTGAATTTGGGGAGAAGGAAATTACCCTCACGTCCAGATGTAAGGATTGTGGATGCTTTTTAAAAGCTAAAGCAAGATGTACAGATTGTGGATGTCCTCAAGCAAAATGGTTAGCAGTGGCTAATTACGAACAAAGTATTGAAATAGAATCACTTATAAACGAATAATATGTTTGAGTTAGAATATATTAAAGAAAGAGTGGTGGTGTATCAAGAGAAGATGAAAACTAATATTTTCCCTTCCTCTTATGCAAACATGCAAAAAACTATAACAGGAGAGGTATTAAACGAGGAACCGCCACACGAATATTTAGTGTTTAACTGTTCTGAACTACCCGACCTAAAATTTTCACTTATAAAAGAATAACATGCAACAACATGAACTTACACAACAATGCTTTGCTGCAATGGCTCAATTAGGAGCTTTAGTTGCCACACCAGGTATTGATGAAGAAACTAATAAAAAAGCAAATGAAAATATTAGATTATTAATAGATGTTCTTACCCCAGAGTTTAAGAAACTGTCAGCTAAATCTAATGGAATTTTGATAAACTAATGGGTATGAAAAAGAATAACTACAAGGAAGCTTTAAAAGTATTGGAAGAACTCCATGAGGACTATCCTAGTTTTACTATGGCTAGACACATTGCTACAGCAACAATAGACTATGGGGATATTTGGGGTATGTCAGGGAAGGAATTTCTTTTTGCCCTACAGAAGTACCAAACAGAACTATCTCTAGACACAACCCCTATTGAAGATGATAGGTATATAGATGAATTGTTAAAGGATAGTGAACACCTGTTAGATAATCAACAAGAAGACGAAGATGGCTACCAGTAAGAAAGTATTTATCGAAATGGAGCTGGAATGGGCTGAGGAACAATTACAATCCTGGAGAGCTTATGTAGATGCAAATCCTTTACATGAATTAAAGGACCGTGTAGAAATGAAACCTACAGCTAGAGGGGGGATGATGCCTATGGTAATTGCCTCTATAGAACAACAGGGTAAATTCATACAAGATACAATGAAGAACTATCTCTCCTTGTTAAAAGAAGTTGATTTAATGAGGGAGAAAGAAGAAACTAAAAAAGAAGCTAGGGGGAATTCAACAATTCCTCATAGGATGCAAAGTTAATGGAACTAACTACAACAGAATTCTTTAAGAACATTAAAAAGCTTCCTCCTCCAGGAAGTAATGAGTTTAAACAATTAATTGATTGGGAAGTAGAGAAAATACAAGGTGGTATCACTGTTAATGGTGTCTTTATTTCTGGTTGGTTATATTGGCATTTAAACCATTGGTGGATTCGTATAGATGATGTAGATAATTTTGGTAATGATATTCGTGTTAAATCTCTACCTGAGTTAAGAGATAATGAGTGGATAAGAGCTGAACATTTGGAAAAATGTAAGTTAGAAAGAAAGGGATATATAGAAGTAGGTGGTAGACAAGGAGGTAAATCTGAAATGGAGGCTTCCTATTTTGGTTTAAACGCTATTAGTTTTGAGAATACACAAAACGTAATTGTCTGTGGTAATGACAATGACTTATCCCTGTTAAAGGATAAAGTGGACTTCGGTTTAAAATCTCTTTGGGAAGGAATTAATATTCCTAGATTGGATAAAACCTGGAGGTCAAATCAGATTAGATTAGGATATAAAACTACAGATGGGGAAGACCAAGTGTGGAGTTATATCGTAATTCGTAATGCTAAAGATGGTAATAATACAGAGGTAGCTGCAGGTACTACAGCAAAGTCTTTTATTATGGATGAGGTGGGTAAGTATTTATTTGCCTCTGCATTCAAAGCTGCTGAACCAGCGTTCAAAGGTAAAAATGGTTGGAGAGCTGTTCCTATTCTAGTTGGAACAGGTGGTGCTTTTGACAATGGAAAGGATGCTGAGAATTTCTTTTACAATCCAGAAAGTAATAACTTTCTAGCTATATTAGATGAACAAACAAATAAAAAGACAGGGTTATTCCTATCAGGTTTGTATAGACAGGATTGTAAATATAAAACCACTTTAGATAAATGGTTAATTGATGTTTGTGGCATGCAGATTGAAGATGTCACAGAACTATCTAAGATAGAAATCAATGTAGCGGATAAGGAAAAAGCGGAAGCTTTAATTGATAAGGAAAGAGAAGACGCTAAAACAAACCCAGACAGAGAGCTTTATTTAAAGCAAATCATGTACTACCCTAAAACGGTAGAGGAATGTTTCCTATCTTCTCAATCAAATATATTTGATGTTACATTAGCTAAGTCGCAGAAAGCCAAGCTTTTAGCATTAGATAGAGTGGGTACACCTGTTAAATTATCACATAATGGGGAAAGAGTGGTACATGAGTTTACTAATGAAATTCCCATTAGTAATTTCCCATTAAGACCCTCTGATAGTAAAGATGCTCCTGTAGTGATATATGAGTTTCCAATTTCTGAAACTCCGCCTTACGGATTGTACGTAGCTGGAGTGGACCCATATAGACAAGGAAAGTCTGCTTACAGTAGTTCTCTTGGAGCTGTATATATATATAAAAGGATGCATGAAATCAACTCAGAGAAATATCAGGATATGTTTGTAGCTAGTTATGTAGCTCGTCCAGATAAACAGGAAACATGGAATGAACAAGCAAGATATTTGGTGAAGTTCTATAATGCTCGTACCTTGTGTGAAAATGATGAGATGTCTTTTATCAATCACATGATAGCTAAAGGAGATGCTCACCTGCTTGAAAAGCAACCAGATTGGATAAAGGAAATTACTCCTAATACAACACAGAACAGGGAATATGGTGTTTCTCGTTCTGCAGAAAAGGTGAGAACATTCTTACATGGTGCTTATAAGAAATACATGGAAGAACTATTACATAGGGATGTGGATGAGAATGGAAGTGTTATAAGAGAAGTGTTAGGTGTTTCAAGAATATTCGACCCTGTTCTATTAGAAGAAACTATTCAATACACAGATGATTTGAACGTGGATAGGATAGTAGCTGCTGAAATTGCAATAGCCCAGGCTTTAAAAATGGACCCTTTAATGGGTGCTGTACAAGAGGAAAGAAAATCTGTTTATAGTAAAAGAGGTAAAAGAAGCAAACTCTTTTCAGGAGATTCACAAGTATTTACAAAAAGAAAATCTAAATTATTTACATAATGTCAATCATACGTTATACAAAAGATAGTACCATTAGGTATGCCTACCTAAACATCTTCCCAGACCAATTTAAAACTGAGAAGGAAAAAGAGGATGAAGGATGGATTAAAAACACAATGGATTACTTTGGTAATAAAGCTTACGCAGAGTATACAAAGAATCGTGAAACATTTGTTAAAAACTACGATTTAGTGAAAGGTATTCTAAGACCAGAAGATTTCTATGAAGAACCTCAAGTGAGAAGCTTTACAGAAATGTTGTCTGCAGAACTAGAACTACCTAAGTATGTTAAGCACTATTCTATTCTTACTCCTCCTATTAACACTTTGTTAGGAGAACTTACTAAACGTCCAGATATTCATAGAGTGAAAGCTTTTGATGATGATAGTAAGTCTGAAGAATTAGAAGCTAAAACACAGGTGCTACAGCAGTATATTATAAACCAGGCTAAACAAGAAATCTTAGCTAATGCTGCACAACAAGGACAACAGATTGACCCTCAACAACTTGACCAACTTACAATGCAACAAGTGCAAGACTATATGGCAAGTTATACCACTATGGCAGAAAGATGGGCTAACCATGTACTAGAATGTCAGAAGGTAGATTTCACCATGAAGGAAAAAGGAGAAGATTCATTCAGAGACTTACTTATTTCTTCTAGGGAATTTTTCCACATATATGAGGATAACTCAAAGCTTGGATTTAATATTGAGGTAGCTAATCCTAAGAACGTTTGGTTCCTTACTACTCCTGATAGAAAATATACATCTGACAATACTAATAGAGGTATGGGTGCATATGCTGCAGGTACAGTGGAAGTAATGGAACTATCTGAGATAATAGAAAAAGTTCCAGACCTTTCTAAGGAAGAGATAGACCACTTACGTACTTCTCTACAAGACTACGGTTTAATCAACGTAAGAGAGTCTAATCTAGGTAATCCAAATGTGGACCCAGGTATTAACTCTGTTACATATGATACTTACGACCCATTGGTATTGAAAGAAAGGATGATGATTGAAAGTAGCATGAAAGAAAACAATGATGGATTAAAAGACTTCTTGGGGCTTTCTTCTAACGTTTCAGCCTTTGGTTATAAATACGTTGTTATTAGAGCTTACTGGATTAGTAAAACTAAGATAGGTAAGGTGGATTATATTGATGAAGTGGGTAACCCTCAATCTATGTTTGTAGATGAAAACTATAAACAAGGAGATATTCCTACTCAAATAGGTAAGACACAATGGGGATGGATAAACCAATGGTATCAAGGCACTAAGATAGGACCAGATATTTATTTCGTTAAACCATTTAAATTACTACCTTATTGCCCTATTATAGGACAAACTTTTGAAATTAAAAATACAGAAACTCGTTCTCTTGTAGATATGATGAAACCATTCCAAACTATCTACAATGTTTGTATGAATCAATTATTCAAACTATTAGAGAAGGAGATTGGTAATGTGGGTGCTGTAAACATTCGTAGAGTACCAAGAGTGAAGGATGGAGATGCACAGGATGATATTGATATGTGGGAAATGGAAGCTAGGGAAAGAGGTATTATGTTTGATGACGATAGTCCTGAGAACACAAAAGCTCCTGTTACCAATCAATCTGTTGTAAGAAACGTAGATTTAACAAGAAGTAGTGAAATACAATCTAGATACAATCTTGCTGTACAGATGAAAAATGAGTGTTGGGAACTAGTAGGTTTGAACAGACAAAGACTTGGTGCTGTACAAGCTACAGAAACAGCTACAGGAACAAACACAGCCCTCACTCAATCTTATGCTCAAACAGAACCTATATTTGCTGCCCATGAGTATGTGATGAATCAAGTATATCAATCTATTATAGATGCAGCTCAATACGTTGAGAGTCATAAAGAAACTTCTACATTGTCTTACATTACATCTTCGGGGGAGTCTGCTTTCATTGAAGTAAATGGTAACGACTTGAAATTCAGAGACTTAAAAGTATTTGTTACATCTCGTCCACAGGATACTCAAGCATTTAACGAATTAAAAGCTCTAGCACAACCTCTATTACAGAACGGTGGTAGCTTCTCTGATGTTATTGAATTGTACTCTACCCAGAGCATGCGTCAGATGAAACAAGTGTTCGCTACGCTTAAGAAGAGACAAGAAGAAATGCAGCAACAAGAGCAAGAGCAGAAACAACAACAGCTTGACCAACAGCAACAGCAGTTTGAACAAGCTCAACAACAAGCTCAACAAATGCATGAACTTGAACAAGAGAATGAAAATTATAATAAGCAGATGGATAGACTTTCTAAGGAAAGGATTGCTATCATCCAAGCTTCTGGATTTGGTAAGGTACAAACAGAAGATGCTGATAATAATGGAATTCAAGATATTCTAGAAACTAGTAAGCTTGCTGCAGCTCAACAAAAAACTGTAAAGGATTATGATATTAAGATGGCAGAACTAGCTCACAAACAAAGTGAGGTGCAACAAAAGATGTCTGTAGAAAAAGATAAAATAAAAATGAACTATGCTAATATGGCAAATGACCTTGCTATAGCAAAAACTAATGCAAAGAATAGGGCTTCAAAAGCTAAAAAGAAATAGATATGTTAGATGGATTGATTCGGTTACTCCAGTGGTTAGCAGAAGTATGGTTTCAACACCTATCTCCCTTTATAGTACTTTGTGACTATGAAGAGGGTGTTATACTTAGAATGGGAAAGTATAAAAAGAATCTAGTAAAAGGTATTAATTTCAAAATACCTCTAATGGATGCTACTATGACTACTATAGTAACTAAGGATACCTATCATGTCGCTAATGTGAATGTTACAACAATTGATGGTAAGACAATTTCTGTAGGGGCTATAGTAGAATTTGAAATCACTGATATTAGAAAATTCTTTATGGACATCAATGAAGCTCATAGTAATGCACATGATATTACAAGAGGTGTTATAGCTGACTACATATCTGATATAGAATGGATAGAAGTTAAAAAGAAAACAACATTAACACAAATAAAAAATAAATTAAAACCCCAAATGGAAGCAATGGGAATGTCCGTTACACAAATAATGTTCGGAGATATTGCACAATCAAGGGTATTTACAGTCTTTAAAGAATGATTTTAATATGAATATGAAATGGTAATGCCATATTAAAGTGCTTAACAGCCTATTTATATATTAAAGTGTTTGTTAATAGAAAAAGTCAATCTAATTTTACATTTTAAATAACTACATTTATGTCTGATAATCTCGATGTATCGAGTATCTCTTTTGGTATTCAAGATACAATTGCAACGTCTTCTCAACAGTTAATAGACAGTTTTTTAGAAGGTGATGCTGCTACAGCAAAACCTGATGAAATAAAAGATATTAACGAACCAGCTCCTACTCCCACCCCTGTTAAAAAACCAACAGCTAAAGTAGCAGAAAAAACAGAAGACACTCCACCTGCAGAACCAGAAAAACCATTTGACCCTCTAGCTGAAATTGATGAAGAAGCTACAGATGATGATGATGATGCTGCTAAACCAGTAGTAAAGAAACCTGAAGGTGATGTAACAGAAGAAGGAGAATTTAACGCTTTTGAATCTTTTTCAAAAGAATTATATAACTTAGGTGCTTTTAGTACTGATGAAGGTGAAGAACCTACCATACCTAAAACTCCAGAAGAATTCCTTGAAGTATTTAATGAGCAGTTAGGAAAGAAAGCTGAAACAGCTATTGATAATTTCCTAGAGAGATTTGGTGATGAACATAAAGAAGCTTTTGATGCTATCTTTGTTAAAGGTGTTAATCCCAGAGAATACTATCAGACTCAGAATAAAATACAAAACTTCCAAGAACTAGACCTTACTTTAGAGCATAACCAAGAAAATGTTATCAAACAAGCTCTTACAGATTTAGGCTATGATGAGGAAGATATTACTTCTGAACTTGAAAGAATTAAAAATTATGGTGATTTAGAAGCAACAGCTCAGAAACATCATAAAGTGTTGGTGAAAAAAGAACAAGCTGAACTAGCTAGACTTACAGAACAAAAGCAAGCAGCTCTTCAACAAAAAGCTTTAGAAAAGAATCAATACGTAAATTCAATAAATACAATCTTACAAGATAAATTAAAGGCAAAAGATTTTGATGGTATCCCAATTAATCTACAGTTAGCAAAAGAAGTTCAAGATATGCTTACTACAGAAAGATGGAAAACAAGTTCAGGAGAAGCTTTAACTGATTTTGATAAGGAAATTCTAGACTTAAAAAGACCTGAGAACTACGCTACAAAAGCAAAGTTAGCTGTTCTTTTAAAAATCTTAAAACAAGACCCTACTTTAAGTACAATTAAAAAGGCTGGTGTTACTAAGCAGACAAATCAATTGTTCTCTGAAGTAGTTAAACAAAAGCCCAAGACTTCAGTAGGTACACAAAGAGCAACATCGCCTTCTTGGGGTGGATTATAATAATAAATAAAATCATATAAAATGGCAATTCAAACAATTCCAGGTCTTTCTGGGTTTACCTACGCAAGGGTAGCCTCAATGGACAAACGTGCCGTTGGTAAATTAACAGATACCAACCACTTAGAAAGTTTTCACAACACCGAGCCTGCTGATTACGATAAGAAAATCATTAGCTTGTATACCCAAAGTTCATTGTACTCCAATGATTTCTTGGATATGATTAACAAGAGCAAGCCTTTCTATATCAGCAACAACAGTGATGCATGGAAGTGGGACGTACAAGTTCCTTACAAATTCCCTAAAATCATTGAAGTACCTACACGTACTACTGACTTAAGCAAGCCTGGTATTGATGGTCAAGAATTCTGGTTAGTATTAGACACTAACGAATTCAGCAAAAATAGCGTTGTTTCTGTAGGTACTCGTCAATACGGTCCTCGTTTCTATGCTATCGCTGACCCTGTTCCTTTTAACGCAGGTTTCTTATACACCTTTACTTTAGTATCTGAGAATCCTACAGTAGATTTCGTTCCTGCTAAGTTCTTACAAGTTGGTTTGGAATTGGAATTGATTGACGGTGTTATCGGTGAGTTCGACCAAGATTTGTTAGGTTTACCTCGTCTTGGTGAGAAAATCACAATGTTTGAATCTTTATCTTCTGGATATGGTTTCGAGCACAAAATTACAGAATGGGCTGATGACAGAATGATGAAAGATGCTTCTGGTAAAGCTTTGGATATTTTAGTATATGCCCCTCAACGCAGAAATGAAATGCCTCTTACTCGTAACGATGTTAAGTGGGAACCATTTATTGAGTTCTGGATGCGTAAATCTATGCTTGAATTAAAAGTTAAGCGTATGATTTGGGGTAAACCTGGTACTGTTAAATCTAGCGGTAGCAAGCAAGAAGTTAAACGTTTATCTGCTGGTGTATATCACAGAATGCGTAATAATGGTAACTTGGTACAGTACAATCGTGGTGAGTTCTCTGCTAACTTGTTACGTTCAGTGTTTGGAGATTTGTTCTACAGACGTGTGGATGTTAAAGACCGTAGAGTGAAAATGTACACTAACGAAGCTGGTTTTGACGTGTTCCAACAAGCTTTGAAATCAGATGCTTTAAATTCTGGTTTAACTATTATGGCTGATGGAAGTCCTAAATACATTCAAGGTGAAGGACAACATCTTACTTATAACTGGGCTTTTGATAGCATGGTTACAAGAGAAACTGGTAAGATTGAGTTGGTTCACTTGAAAGAGTTGGATTTACCTCAGACTAACCTAGAGTTCGGTCAGAATAAAAAATCTACTCCTGTATTCTTCGTGTTTGACGTTTCTCCTACAAGCGATGGCTCTATGGTAAACAACATTCGTGAAGTAAGAATGGAGGGTGCTCCTTCAATGACTTGGGGATATATTGACGGTACTCGTCACCACTTAGGTTTCGCTAAATCTCAAGGTATGAGCTCTGCGAGCAAATTCCCTGGATACGAAATCTGGATGAAAGACCGTTGTGATGTATTCATCGAAGACTTGTCTCGTACAGTGTTAATCGAAGAAATTCCTCAATTCTAATAACTACTAACCTATGAAAAAAGGCGGAAAAAAAGGTGGCAAAAAAGGCTGCTAAATACCTACCGAAGAGAGAGGCACTATATCCCTCACTTGTGTCTCTCTCTTCAAATTATTTTTCACAGAGATGGTAATAGGGTAATAACCTATTGACAGGGTTTCAACACTCACTTCTCTGCTAATAGTCTTAAAAGACACAATAAACTACATATGGGCAAAATCGTAAAGATTTCTACAATCAAGAAAGAACTCTCTAATAGAGACGGTGTACAAACAATGCAACATGGGTTAGCCGCTAAAGGTTTAACTCGTACTCCTGGTACTGGTGTTTTTAAGTTTCCTTACAAAATTACTGGTAATAAGTATCAAACTGGTCTAGACGAAAACGCTGAATATATTAAGCGTATTCAAGACCCTGCTGAAAGAGAAGCAGAAAAAGAAAGAGTAATTAAGTGGCGAAAAGAAATTGCTGATGAATTGGGTATTGATGAAAAAGACCTAGCTCCTACAAGCAAATTCTGGAACTACACTCTATATCAGGAAGGTATTGATGAAATGCATGTTACTCCAGTAAAGTTAATGGATGGAGATAACTTCTACAACCTTGATAACATTAAAGAAAAAATCGCATTTGCTTGGCTACGTGTACATCCTACAATAGCATCTTCTTTCCAAGCTTACGAAAGAGGAGACTTTGGACCAGATGTTTTATTCTATGTAGCTGACGATGAAATTGATAACACTGTAATGTTTAAGAAGAAACAACTTGTCAACAAAGCAATCGCTGAGTGGGATGACATGGTTCCTTCTAAACGTAGAAAAATTGCTAGGTTAATGGGATTACCTGTTAGTGAAGATAGTAAAGATGAGATTGTTTACAACTTAGTAGACAACGTTATTAAAACTTCTGAAATTAAAACAGGGGAATACAAAGGAACTAATCCTGTAGCACTCTTTAACAGATTCTCCCATATGAAGGAAAACCTTTTAGAGACCAATGACTTAGTAGAACAGGCTATCGCCCATAACATCTACCGAATTAAGCAAGGTAATAAGATATACGAAGGCGAATACAAAGTAGCTGATAGTAAAGCTGAGTGGGTGGAATTCCTTATAGACGATGATAATCAAGAAGACTTATTAGCTCTTAAGGATAAATTAAAAATGAAAAAATTAGCATCTGTATAATGATTCCAGTAGATAGTATATTATATAAAATTGACCAAAAATTAAATAAACTATCTTCCAACGCACATCAACAGATACCATTAGAAGATAAGATATTAGCTGTCAATGAAGCACAAATCAAACTCATAAAACAAAAGTTAGATAGTAACAATGTTTTAGGGGGCGGATTTGATGCTTTCAAGAAAAGATATGAAGATTTACAGAGATTGGTCGAAAGTTATAACGACCACTCTCTTAAATTAAAGCTGACAGATAAATACTTAAATAAGTATGTAGCGAGCTTAGAAAAGCTAACTCCTGCTTATATGTTTTATGTCGATAGTTACATTATTGCTGATAAGGGTGAGTGCAAAGACAGGTTAATCTGGGTGAATAAAGACCTAGCTAAACATGCTGATGTAGGTGTTATTTTAAACACAACTCATTTCAAACCCAGCTTTGAATATCAAGAAACGTTTTGTATACTTTCTTCAGATGAAATAGGTGTATATACAGATGGAAGTTTTACACCAAAGGAATTAAAAATATCATACATACGCTATCCTAAATACATTGATAAAGAGGGATACGTTAAATTAGATGGTAAAGATTCCGTAAACCAAGATTGTGAGTTAAAGAATTACCTGGAAGATGAACTAGTGGACCTCACTGTACAAGCTTTAGCTATGTACACAGAAAATCAACCTGCTGCTCAGTCTGCACAAGTAAGAATTAACACAAACGAATAACTATCCATAAACCTTTTTAAACATATAAAATAATAAATAATGTCTGATTATTCTCTTACAACCCTCTTCGTTGTCCCTGTGGGCAACTCATTACCTACCACTGGCGGTCCACAAGATTTGGCTGCTGGACAGTTTGGTATTTTCTTGGACACATACGCTGTTGCCAACGCTGGTAACATTGCTGCTGCTCCATATTTTTACTTAGCTCAAGGTAGAACTAATACTTATTTACAAGGAAGCAAACGTTCTGATAAGATTTCTGCTGCTGGTGTTATTAACTGGTACAAATCTTCTGGAAGTTCTGCTGTAGCAACTACTCAAGCAACTACCACCACTGGGGTTACTTCAGGAAGTGCTTCTGTTACATTAGGTGCATCTAACTCTAACATCGTAGTTGGACAGATTGTAACTGGTACAGGTATCCCTGCAGGTACAATTGTTAGTGCTATTTCTGGTACTGCTCTTACATTGTCTCAAAATGCTACTGCTTCTGCAGGTGGTGTTGCTGTTACTTTGACTTTTGCAGGTACAGAAATTGTTCAACTCTCTAGTTTTAGTGTTCAGCCTGGTGAAGATGTGTCTTTGACACTTCGTGCTCACTCTAGCTATATCGACACATTATACTTCAATGGTTTCACTCGTTCAGTGACTGTTGCTGCTGCTTGTTTAGATTGTGGTGGAGACCCTTGCACTGATTTAGATGCTCAAGCTTTCGTAGATAGTTTAATTGTAGCTCTTAATGCAGGTGCTCCTGGTATTAACCCTGATAATATTAGTTTAGCTAAGTTCTTCTATTTCAACCGTGTTGGAACAGGCTCTAGCTCTAAATTGATTATCACTGCGAAACCACTTACTGCATATGGTCAACCATGTGACGTAGCTGCTTTCCCTTATGAGTATGACAGACTTTGGTTCAGAGCTTTCATCTATGCTGGTCCAGCAACAACTGCTGACTTCATCGTAGCTGACAACTGTAACCTAGTAGCTACTGTTGCTTATTTGCAACGTTCTTTCTATCCTCAAGGAACTTCTGACCAAGTTAAACAATTAGAGAAAAACTTGTATAGCTATCAAGCTGGTTACTTGAAGCACTTATACAGAATGGCTGGATTTAACGAGAACTTCGAGTCTTGGGTAACTGATGGCACTGTATATGATATTTTCTATGTGAAATATAAACCTTATGGCATTAACTATGCTTGGGGTGAATATATCCAAGAAGATGCTATGGACATTATCGCAGTACCTACTGCAATAAGTTCAGGAGTACAAACTGTATTGGCTGCTGCTTTAGGAACTCCTCCAAGTTATTCTGGAAGTGTGCCTCCAATAAATTCTTCTCCAATTATTCCTTAATAATAATTTTAGTTAAACTATCCATAGGGGAAAAGGAAATATCTAATTCCTTTTCCCCTTTTTTGTTTTTAAATTAATTACCTTTATGGCAGATTTCAATATCTACTTCCCTATAGAAGTAAATTTAGAAGGAGCAGCTTACGAAAATGTTCCTGGTGATTCTGGAGGCTGCACTAAGTTTGGATTAACTCTTGATGATATTAGAGAATACCATGTAGATATTAATCATGATGGTGTATTTGATTGTAAGGATGTAGCTTCACTAGATAGACCTTTAGCAGGTAAAGTATTAAAAGCTGTATATTGGGACTATTTTAAAGCTGACCAAATTCCTGACCAAGAGTTAGCAATGTATATTGTAGACTCAGGATTAAATCAGGGAAGGGTATTAATAGTGAAATACATTCAGGGTATTATAGGTGTTGAAGTAGATGGTCATTATGGACCTCAAACATTTAATACGTTATTAGAACATATCAAAAGAGATAGTGGAAAGGATGAATATGATGCTTTATATCAGAAAAGATTAGATAGATACAATGCTATTGTAGCAGCTAGACCAGACCAAGCTAAGTTCTTGAAAGGTTGGATGAATAGACTAAATGCAATAAAATATTAAAAATGGCAGTTACAACACCGATATTAGATTTACTACTTATAGATACGCATAGTGCTAAAAGTATAGGTATTTCTGATTTCTCACAATACCCAACAAACTATTCGATTATTTCTCCTACATTAGAAATAACAGCTTCAGGATTTTCTCCTGTTACAATTCCATTCACTGTTAATAGCATTAACATTTTTACTTCTTTAAACCTTAACATCACATGTGGTGGACAAGAAATAGAAGACCTTCCTGATGGAATCTATACAATTAAATATTCTATAGCTCCTGCTTATATAAATAATGTTACACGTAGCTTTATTAGAATAGAAAAGTTACAAGAGAAATTTGATACAGCTTTTATGAAATTAGACATCCTTCAATGCGATGGTCCATTAAGAGCCCAAAAAGAAGAGGAGTTAAACAGTATTTACTACTATATTCAGGAAGCTGTAGCTTGTGCAAATAAGAATGCTCCTGACCTAGCTTTAAAATTATATAAGAAAGCAGATAAAATGCTAAATTATTTTATACAACATAAATGTAATTGTCATGGCTAATTGTAAAGTGTGTGATGCTCCTGTAGGATGCTCATGCAATCTTATCCAAGGAATGTGCCCTTCTTGTTATAGTGTTTCACTACAAACTAACAAACCATAATGCTCACTGTACGTATAACATCAAATTCTAGTTGTGCTAACATAATTGATTTACTATCTGAAATAGATGGTAAATTATTTTATTATGGGAAGAACCATTGGAATAACATTAGTTTATTATTAAACTTAAACTACGATAAGGTAGCTATTAATAAACTATTACACTACAAAAGAATTCTAACAAAGCGTCTGTACAATCCAAACTATGCATGCGATGTGGAATTAAACCAAATTATATCTCAGATAAAAATCTATTTAAATAAATAATTATGCCTTGTACAGACTGCTTTAACGGATGTGCAGAAGTTATATCAGACAAATGTGTTAAATATACAGGTGCTGATAATCCTGCTTTACCTATATGCCAAGGTGATTCTCTCTATCAATTAGAGCAAGTTATCATCACTAAACTATTAGCAGCCGCTAATGGTACAGGAATTGTTCTTGACACACCACTTAGTTGTACTTTCCTTACTACTTTGTTAAATGGTGCTGATAAAACCCTAGCTACTTTGTTAGATGTTTATCAACAAGCCATTTGTTCTTTAAAGTCAGACGTAACTTCTTTGCAAGCTGTAGTGGGAACTAGTACTTCATTCAACACTAGTTGTTTGACAGGATTACCTGCATCTCCTACAAGAGACCAAATTATCCAAGCATTACTTACAAAAGTGTGCACAATGGATACACGTCTCACTGCAATAGAGGTAGACTATGTTAAAGCTAGTCAACTTAATAGTTTAATTTCTTCTTATATTAGTGGTAATGTATCTAGTGTACAACAAAATACCAAAATGGTTCCTTATGTAGCTCTGCCTTATTTTGGACCATTAAGTAATTTTGATAACTCTGGTAAAGGATTGTCAAGTACAGGATTTGATAAAGTGTATATTTGTAATGGTAGTAATGGTACTCCTGATTTAAGAGGACGTACTATTGTAGGTGCTATTCAAGGAGTTCCTGGGGGAGCATTAGACTCAGCAGTAGACCCAGCATTACCTGCTAATGCAGGAAACAATTATGTTCTCAACCAAAAGTTTGGAGCATCTTCTATTGTTTTAACATCTTCTCAAATGCCAGCCCATACGCATAGTATTACAGACCCTGGACATACTCATGATGTAGTAGGATTAGAGAAAGGAGCAGGGGATGGAAGTAATGTAGTAGGAGCTGAACCAGGTACAAAAGTAAAAACAACAAATTCTTCTATTACTAATATTTCTATTGGTTCTGCAGGAAGTTCTCAAGCACATGATAATAGACAGCCTTCTTTAGCTGGATATTTCATCATGTATTTACCATAATAATAACTTTTTAAAAATATACACATGCCTTGTCAAGATTGCAATAATAATACACCCTATCAGGTATATAATAACCAAACAACTTATGCTAACAGTTGTATACCTTCAGAATGTGGTGGTAAATTAACAAATGCTAAATGTGTTTACTATTCAGGACCTACCTTACCATGTACTGGTGTAGCTGTAAATGATAGCTTAGAATTAGTTTTACAGAAGATGGATGAAAAAATATGTACTACTGCTGGGGATTATTCTACTTATAACACATATTGTTTAGCCCCTATTTCTACACAAAGAGAATTTGTAGAAACTATATCTTCTTATGTTTGTACTAATAAAGCTTTGTTTGATACATTCGTAGGAACCACATTTACAGCTTATCAAGCTTCTGTAAACTCAAGATTCTTAGCTATTGAAATTCCTCTTATCACATGTTCTTTTGCAGGAGTTACTACAGCAGATAGTTTACAAGATGTTCTTAATAAATATTGTACAGCTTTTGGTACATTGAATTCTGCCATTTCTTTAAGTGGAGTAAACTGGAGTCAATGTTTCACTATTACAACTCCACCTGCTACAATAGCTAATGCTTTCTCTTTATTAGTAGACCAAATCTGCCAAGTTAAAGCTCTATCTAGTACTCTCCCTGTATTTAACAATACAGGAAGTTGTCTTCCTAGCCCAGGCACTTCTGACACATTAGTATCTACAATAGAGAAGATTAAAACTAGACTTTGCCAAACAGGTACATTTGACTATACAGCTCTTACATTTGGTTGTGTTACCCCTCAAACAAGCTTACAAGATACTGTTCAACAAATACTTTCAAGAGTAGATGATTATATTAAAAATAAACTTACCTTCTCTGCAGATTTTGTTGTAACACAAACAGATAGTGGAAATGCATGCTTAGGTAAAACTGTAGCTCTTACTACCCCTATAGTAGGAAATGATAAACTTGTAGCTACTTCTGCCACAGATAATACTCCTGGATACTTATTAGATAAACTTGTAGGTACGGGTGTAATCACTGTAACAGAAATTGGTAGTAATCCTACTAAGCAATTACAAATTTCTTCTTCTGCTATTTCTACAGTGGCACATACAGATAGTTATTCTATTGCTCTTACAGGTAGTGGAACTTCTGGTTCTCCTTTAATAGCTAATGTTAAAGTATCTGCTACAGCAGGTAATCAACTTAGTATTAATTCAGATGGTTTGTTTGTAGCTACTTTAGCTACAACTTACACTTTTAATACAACAAATAGCATTACATTAACAAATGCAGTTAATACAATTACTGCAGATGTTAAAGTGGATAATTCAGTACCTAACCTTATTACAGTAGGTGTTAATGGATTAGTAGTTACTCCACAAACATTTACACAAACTCCTATTTCAGTAGTAAGTACGAATAGCTTATCTTTAGCTGTAAGTGGTACTGATAATCATACTCTTACAGGTAATGTTGCTATTTCTTCCACAGTAGGTAATGCTATTACAATTAACTCTGATGGGTTATTTGTTCCTGGAGCTACAGCAATTACATTAACTACTACAGGTACTTCAGGAGCGGCTACATATGTAGGTAGTGTATTGAATATTCCTAATTATACTTCTAATGCTTACAGTGGACTTACTCAAACAGGAGTAAACATTGTACTTGGTGGTTCTTTAGCTGCTAATACTACTATTGATTCAGGTACAACTTATAGTTTTGTTGTTAAAGCTACTTTACTTTCTGCTAACCACAATGCTTGGGGAATTAGAGGTCAAGGTGTTTTGGGTTCTAATGGAACTGAAACTCAACAATTTGCTGTTACAGGTGTATATGGACATTTAGATGTAAAAAATACAGGTGGTACATTTACAGCATATGCTCTTAGTAAACATGGTGCTTTATCAGGTACAGTATATAAATCAAGTACAGGACATTTTACAGGAATTTTATCTTCTGTAGTAGGATGTACTGAATTCCAAGATTCAGGTAATGTAACTACAGTGGCTTCCTTTAGAGCTATAGCTCCTGAATTAACAGAAGCTACTACTTATACAGGTGCTATTACAAATGCTGTAGGTCTTTATATTGATGATATAAGTACTTCAACTGTAGTTGCTCAAATTACAAATAAATATTCTATTTATCAAGTTGGTGCTACAGATATTAATTTACTTAATGGTAAGTTAATTATGGTAAACCTTCCTGTATATGCAGATAATACTGCTGCTGCTAGTTTACCAACAGGTCAATTCTATAGAACAGCAACAGGTGTAGTTATGGTTAGATATTAAAATAATTTTGTAGTTTATTTATAAAGAATTATATTTGTGCGGCATCTGCAATAGATTTCTTTCTTGGTCGAAAGAATTATTTGGAAGATATAATTAAATATCTTATCTTTGAGTTCTACTAAATTTCTTTCGACCAATAAAAAGCCTCTGTAGCAATGCAGAGGTTTTTTTATTTACCCATGTAAATAAACCAATTTTTAACCCTCCGCATAATTAAAAATTAGCTCTTAAAGTAACTACAATACAGTTGGATGAAAAACCTTGGGTATTGTAGGTATAGGAAGTGATAAAAAAGTTGCTCTGTCTTACTCTGTGACAACAACTACCTGCAAACTAAATAAACGGTGCAAAATCACTTACCTCCAACGTTGGTAGAGAATACTGGTAAACGCACTGTTTATCTTTAAAAACAGTATTCTCCAGGTAGTTGGGAGCTTTAGGTGAGTTGGTCCTCTTGTTAGCTAAGAGAGGAAGTCCAAAGAGCTAAACTCTTGCAGGTAAAAACAGAGGTGTGTCTAATCACTGAGGTTAATAAATATAATTAAAAAAGTTAGATTTATTTGGATATATTGTAAATAGTATTTACTTTTACATTAGGTTTTTTAATGCTTAAAATTAAAACATGGTCAATCAAATTTTAGTAGACTATTTTATTAAGAACCCAAAACAACTAAAAAGAAGTGCTGGGAAATTTGTTAGAGGAGAAAGAGGTGGTAGTATATTTAGAAATACTACAGTAGAAGAAGTAAATGCAGCGAAAGGAGAGGCTAGAAAAGTCTTAGATGGTGTTATAAACATTGATTTCTTACAAAGAGATGATGTTAAAGTAAGTGATAATTATACAATTACTACTACTTCTACAGGAAAAGTATATAATTATAGTACAAAAGTAAATAATGATAGTGGGGATATGTCTAGTGAAATAGAGCTAGATTTTGAACCAAAGGATATAGAAGAGTTAGCAGAATTACATAAGATAGATTTAAGTAGATACAAAATATCTACGTATTGGAGTAAGTTAAAAAGTAATGGTAAATTTACTTCTTCTGTTTTAGCTAGTTTAATTAAGGTAGAATCACCTCAATTTATCACTAAAGAATTTACTGAGTTTCTTAAAACCTATAGACCCTCTAGTGCTACAATAACTAAAGTATTTCCTATAGTTAAAAATAGTAATATATCTTTAATATTACCTAAACAAGATGCCCATTACAATAAATATGATATTTATGGTGATAACTATATAAATAAAAGATTTAGTAGAGAGCAAGAATGTGTGCTTAATATGTTAATTAAAGCATCTTCCACTAATAATATTAGAGAAGTAGTATATGTAGTTGGTTCTGACCAGTTTAATTCAGAATGGACTAATTTAACAACTAAAGGAACTCCGCAACAAAATATACTTGATTATCAATCAGCTTTTCAAGCTATTTGTAATCATGAAATTGAAATAGTAAATACATTATTACAATATTCAGATACTATAAAAATAGTGTATATCCCAGGTAATCATGATGAATATGTGGGTTGGCATTTAATAAATTGGTTAGAGATGTATTTTAGAAATCAATCTAATATACATTTTGATTCTTCTACAGAGAATACTAAATACCATAAATTTGGTAATTCAGGTATTATGTTTAATCATGGAGATGCTATTAAACCAAGAGATTTAGCAGCTAAATTCCCTATTGGATTTAAAGAGCATTGGTCTAGTTGTGATAACTATATGATATTTTCTGGAGATAAACATACAGAATTATCAATTGACCTACATGGTATTAAATATTATAGAGTAGCACAATTATCAGGAGCTACATCTAAATGGGATGATAAAAATGGATATACGGATAGTAAAGCAGAAATGACTGCTTTCGTCATAACAGTAGAAAATGGTATGTCTGATATATATAAAGAATTAATATGATAGTTGATAATGGCAGATATTATCTATATAGATATATTAGATTGGATAGCGGTCAACCTTTTTACATTGGCATAGGTACTAAGAGAGTAAGACTAAATAGTTTTAAATCTAATAAAAGTGAATATCACAGAGCTTACTATGGTAAGCGAACTCATATTTGTAAAAATATACAAAATAAAACTATTTACAAGATAGAGATACTACTAGAATCAAATGATTATGAATTCATAAAAGAGAAAGAAAAAGAATTCATTAAGTTGTATGGTAGAATTGATTTAAAAACAGGTTGTCTAGCAAATATGACTGATGGAGGAGAAGGTACTACAAATATAGTTGTATCTAAATCAACTAAGACTAAAATAAGTAATAATAGTTTTAATAAAGGTAAATTTGGTGTTTTAAGTCCTGTTTCTAAGAAATTATATCAGTATGATTTAGAAGGAAATTTTGTAAAGGAGTGGGTTTCTGGAACTGAGGTAAAAAATCATTTTAAAACTACCTACGAACCAAGTTCATGTGCTAGAAATAGAACTAAAAGTTATAAAGGTTACCAATGGCGTTATTATAAAGTAGAAAACATAGGAAAAATAAAAGAAATACCATCTTATAAAACTATACCTGTATATCAGTATAACTCTAATGGTTGTCTTATACAGAAGTATAAGTCTACTAGTGAAATCTATAATAAATTAAAATATACAAAGTCTACAATATATGAGGCTATGCGTAGTGAAAGCCACTATGCATATGGGTCTTTCTGGTTTTCTAGTAAACAAGACATTACATTTACTGCCATAGCAGTAACTCAACACAAACATAAAATTTGGAAATTAAAGTATGGCAACTAATAGACATCTCATTTCTACTATCAGAGCAAGTCACCGCCTATTAAGCGGTGATTCTGTGCTTAATGACCGTTCTATACTATCAGAGTTAAACAACATTGCTAAGGTGTTAATTCGTAGAGAATTAAACCTACGTAAGTTAGTAGCTACAGATAGTATTTACACTGTTATTCCTTGTTTGGAACTCATTGAAGTACCATTATCCGAATGTTGTGATTATGTAGAAGAATGCACTATAGCAAGAACTAAATTACAACTTCCAAGAATTGAGGAGTCTAACTATCTGAATGCTATCCAAGCTGTATTCTCTATTAACCAAAAGAAAAAGTTAAAAGAAATAACCCCTTCTCGCTATATTAACATTTTAAATCTTCCTGTAAAGAAGAATGAAGTGTATTATTGGTTACAGAATAACTACTTATATGTAACTGACCCAAATGTAGAGATGGTAAAATTGATTGCTTGGTTTTCTGAAGAAATCCCTGTAGAGGTATTATACCCACAAGGATGCGATAGTTGTAAATGTAAGACAGTAGAAAACAAGGAGTTGTGTAAGAATCCTTTAGACAATGAATTTAAAGCTCCTGGATACTTACATCAGAACATCATAGAAATGACTTCTAAATATCTTCTTTCTACATATTTCAATCTATCTCAAGACACTACAGATAATAACCAAGATAATCAAGCTAGGAATACACAACAACAAACTAAAGACTAAATATGAGAGTAAAGGTAGATGTGCGTACAGGTTCTCCAGAGTGTTATAGAGATTTTAAAGCTAAACATCCTCACATAGATATTAGCTTACAAGAATGGACAGAGATTATCTATCAATTTAACGAATCATTCAGAAATTACTTATTAGAGACAGGAGATAGAGAAAAACTACCTTGGGGATTTGGTAGTTTTGCAATTACAAAAAAGAAAAGAAAAGCTAAGAAATTAGCTCCTAACGGTAAAGAGTATATTAATCTTCCTATAGATTGGGTGAAAACTAAAGCAAAAGGTAAGGTGATATACAACTTTAATTACGATACAGATGGGTATTTCTTTGGTTGGAAATGGTTCAAGGAAGATGTAAGGGTGAAGTTTACAAAATTATGGTGGTTTAAACCTTCTAGAGTAAGTAGCAGAATGATAGCCCATTACATTAAAACTAATAAAGAACAACAACACAAATACCATGAATGGAGAGAATGATAATATTATCTGGGACTTCTTAGATGCTATACAAAAATATCTTCCCTACATAATAATATCCTTACTCATGCTATCCCTATTCTTACAATAAAAATACCAATAATGTCATACTATTATAAATACGATTTTATTTCTCCAGAACCCATCTATGCTACTATCAAGGAAGAGCTTAAGAGTTACTTTGATACAGGTGCTATAGATGATGTTTTATTTGAAACATGGACAGATAAATGTTTAAGGAAGTTGGGTAAATCTAGTTATAGTATTGCTAATACAATATTACACCTAGACCAATTTGAAGCAAGACTACCTGATAATTTCTATAAGGTGAGAGAAGCTTGGTTGTGCACACAAGTAAAAGGACTACCTTACAGAAGTGCTGCTTCTTTCTATTCTCAAGCTGCCTCTCTTTCTACTATAAAAGTATCTCCAATGACAACTAGCGATAGTTGTGGGGAAGATTGTCTTCCTGGTATAATTCAAGCTGTATATAAGACTAACAACGAAATGAATCAGTCTTTCACTAGACAGTATTTACTAAGACCAGGAAATATTAATGCTGAACAGGGTTGTGCTTCTGATTGTGCTAATTTTGGTTCTTCTAGTGCAGAAACATTTGATATTCATGGTAATAAGTTTCTTACTAACTTTAAGGAAGGAACAGTGTATTTATTGTTTTATGCTAAAGATACAGATGAATCTGGTTATCAACTACTTCCAGATAACTATCGTATAAGGGAATACATTGAAGCATTTATTAAATATAAATGTTTTGAGATGCTTTCCAATCAGATAGTTGATGAAACATTTAACCAAATACAGCAAAAGCTTGTTATGTACAAGCAACAATCTGACGAAGCTTATATACTTGCAGAAAGTGAAATCAAAAAACAAACTAGTCAGCAAAAAATAATGGCTATTAAGAAACAGAGAAATTCTCTAAATATGTATCAATTACCTGATAGGACTAAATCAATCTGGAGAAGATAATTATGGCAGACCAAGAGAATATAAATTTCGGTGCATTAGGTCTTAATTTAGAGACAAGTATTTCCCAAGTTAAAAAGGGTCAATGGACATATGCTTTAAATGCTATAGCAGAAGGCTTTGACGGTCAATCTGTAAACTTACAAAATGAACCTGGAAGTCAGTCTTGCATAGAGTTTCCTGAAGGGTTTAAAGTAATAGGTAGAAGACCTGTGTACGAGAAGAATATTATTATTTGGTGGTTAGCTAATCCCACTACAAAAGAAAGTCAGATAGGATGGTCTGATATAGATGGTTGTACATATACAAAAAGAATAGACCCAAGTTGTCTTAATTTAAGTATTGAACATCCAGTGTTACAATCCGCACATAGAATCTCTAATTGCGGATTTGAAATATATTGGGTAGATGGTTATAATCCTGACAGATTTTTAAATTGGGATAATCTACCTTATAAAGAAATACCTGCTACAGGACAAGCATGCGGAACTACTATACTACCTGAGATTGATTGTAATAAATTAAACATCAATCCATCTTTTGCTATTCCTAAGATAGACGTTATAGCAGTAGATAGTGATGGGGAGATTAAATCAGGAACAGTACAGTTTGCTATTCAATATTCTAATGCTAATGGAGAAGGATATACATCCTACTACTCTATTACCAATCCTGTGCCTATTTTTAGTATTTCTAATGTAACATTAGATTTTAATGCTCCAGTAACAAAATCTGTAACATTAAGTATTTCTAATTTAGACACTATAGGATATTATGATTATTTTAACTTAGCTGTTATAAATACAGTGAATGGAGTGACAACTCCTTCATTAATAGGTACTTACCAAATTAATAAAGCTACAGAAACAATAGTGTACACAGGACAAAATACTACACAAAAAGCTCTTTCTTTAGTAGAGATTGCTGAGAAATATCCTGTTTACGAAACTTCTAAAATCATCACCACTGCTAATGATATTCTTATCAGAGCAGATGTTAAAACTGTAGAAAGACTTTCTTATCAAGAAATAGCTAATAACATCCATTTACAATGGTGTAGATATAGACTACCTGCTATTGGGTTTAATGACCCACTTAACGTGGTTAATTTTAAAGGATATATGAGTGATGAGGTGTATGCTTTTGAACTTGTATTCCAACTTGCTAAAGGAATAGAAACAGATGGTTTCCATATTCCTGGAAGAAAATATAACGCTAATGACCTTACAGTAGTATCTAATAATGATACTAATAATATTCCATTACCACAATGGAGAGTGTATAATACAGCTTCAAAAACAGCATTTAAAGACGAATGGTTAAATTCTACAAAAACTAACACTTATAAAGGACCTTTTGACTTTGGAGAATTTGCTTATTGGGAGTCTTTAGAGACCTATCCATGTGAAGACCAATATGGAGAGTTAAAAGGACAACCTATTCGTCATCATAAATTCCCTGATAATACAGTGATAGATATTAATGATGACCAAGGAAACATATATCCATTAGGTGTACAAGTAGATGTTAAGCAAATACAACAGTTAATTGCTAATTCTAATTTAACACAAGAACAAAAGGATGAGATAGTTGGATTTAAAATTATCAGAGCTAATAGAGTGAATAATAAATCTATTGTAGCTAAAGGTATTTTAAGAAATGTTGGTCAGTATGATAAAGATGGAACAACTTATTTGTTTCCAAACTATCCTTACAACTCTGTACAACCAGACCCATTTATTTCTAATACATCATATCCAGAAGCTAGTAAATCTAGATTTACATTCCAATCCCCAGATACTTCTTTTTTCCAACCTACAGTAGGAGTGGGAGAAATATTAAAATTAGAAGCTGCTCTTTATGGAACATCTCAAGGACATTTCCAACAAGTAAAAAATCATGCTAGATATAAAATATATACAGCAGGATTGTATTTAACAGCTATGGGATTAGGTGCTGCCGTAGGTTTATTATCTGCTACAATAGGATTAACAGCAGTAAATATATTTGATGGTACTGCAGCTTTTACTACGTATCAAACTTTAGTGGATATTTTTGAAAGAACTACCCCTTTTGTAAATTATGCTTATCAATATAATTCTGTTGGTAATTATAATAATAGTAAAGTGATACCAAATAATGGTAATAAACTTCGTATATTAGAAAGTAATCAATATGTTATTGATGGGTTTGCTAACGTAAACGATACGTATACATTAAATAATTATAACAGGGAAAGTAGTATTTTTGTTAAAACAAATATAACACTTCCATTACCTAGTGAAGTTTCTGGGGTTCCTGTAGATGATAGTAGGTACACATTAGGATGTAGTCCTGTTACAGAAATAGTAAATAAAAATATAAATTGTTATTATGGCAGTATTAAAAAAGCTAATCTCCAACAGTATAATCAGCTTTATTCTTACGAAACAGTTGATACGGGGTTTCAAATCACCATTTCGCAAGTAGATAAACAATACTACCAAATTTTTGGTGGGGATATTTTTATTAATAAATTCTCATTTAAAACTAAGCTAAGATTTTTCTTAGATGATGGTATTAATAAACCTGATGGTACTGATATATTCTATAATGAAATAGGAAATGTTGGTAGTCCTAATTTTTGGTATAGTGCAAAAACAAATGATGGTTCAGAAACAACAGGTATAAATTCTATATTAGCAGCTATACTAGGTACATTTTTTGGAACAAAAAAACATCAATTAGATTGTGACAGAAGTCAATTCTTTTACAGAACAGGTAGGATGTATTTGTTTGCTTATGGAATTCCTACATTCTATTGTGAGTCTGAAGTAAATGTAGATAATAGACAAGCATTTAATAATAAAGAAGGAGATTTCTATCCTCATATAGGAACAGGAATTCCTGATGATTGGTTACAAGCTGTTAATGTACCTATAACATACGACAACACTTACTACTATAATAGAACTTATTCTAAACAGAATAAAGAAAACGTATTTACACATTTACCATTAGGATGGGTTCCATCTGAGTGTAAAACACATCTTCCTTATAGAGCAGTGTTTTCCGAAGACCGTACAAATAACCCACTTACATTAGAAAGAAACAACTGGTTAATATATAAACCATCTTCTTATTTTGATTTCCCTCAGAATTATGGAAAACTTAATTCCCTAGATGGTATTGAGAATAGACAAGTATTGGCAAGATTTGATAATAAAACATTTGTATATAATGCTCTATTAACAGCTCCAACATCTCAAGCTCAGCTATACTTAGGACAAAGTTTATTTAATTCTTCTGTACCTCCTTTAGACCTGGCTAACACAGACCAAGGATTTATCGGCAGTAGGCATAAGTTCTTAGAAAGAACAGAATATGGTACTGTTACAGTAGATGATATAAGAGGACAAGTTTTCTTGATACAAGGTAACAGACCTAAGAACTTAACAGGGTCAGATAGTGGAGTAGAACAGTTCTTTAACAAGAATTTAGAAGTACAACTTCCTAAGTATTTCCCTGGTTTGCCAATAGATAATGCTTTCAATGGTGTTGGTATTACAGGTGTGTATGATGCTAAATATAACAGATTGATTCTTACTAAGTTAGATTATGTTCCTTTAGATAGTAGCATTATTTATGATGGAGGTAAATTTTATATTCCTACCATATATAAAGAAATATACACAACTAACAGTTCTTCTAATAGTTCTTATAGAACAGAAGTAAGTTTAAACGACCCTAAATATTTTTGTAATAAGTCATTCACAATGTCCTATGACTTTGACATGCAAACTTGGATAAGTTTACATTCTTACATACAAAACTTCTACGTAGGTAGCAGTAATTTCTACCTTTCAGGGTTGAATAGTGGAAATAAAACTATTACATACAATCACTTATTAAATAACCAAAAATATAATAGCTACAATGGAACTATTGCTCCTTATATAGTAGAGTATCCATTCGCTTATAAATTACAAGATGAGATTTTACAAAATATCAAAGATTACAGCAAGGTATTTAAATACAACGAGGATGACACATTTATTGAAACAAACGATGTTTACTTTAATAAATGCATCCTTTACAACAATCAACAATCTTCTGGTATACTTAAATTAGAACCAAAGCCATATAGAAATATGGCAGAGGTAATGAAATATCCTAAGTATAATGCAGATAGTAAAACTATCACTTATACTAAGTCAGATAATTTCTATCAAATAAATACATTCTGGTCTTTAGTAAGAGATGTTAAAAAACCGTTATTCATTAAAACTTGTAAGTCTTTGTCTTACGACAAAGAGATAAATCAAGATAATATGAACTATGGTAAACTATCTTTTGGTAAAGCTCCTTTAAGAGCTAAGGATTTAAGAGTTAGAATGATATTAGATGATAGAGATGATTCTAGGGTAGTAAGTCAATTTATTATAAGCCCAACTATAACAAGTTATAAATAATGAATAATTGGTTAGATAAATATAATAAAGCTCCTGATGGTGTACAACTTAAGTTTTTACAACCTAACAGTTATAAACTTCCTAGTGCTGTAGCTATTCCTAATAGACCAGATATTAAAAGTAGTGAATTAGCTACTTCTATTGGTGGTGAAAATGGAGAACCTGCTTATTTAATACCTTCTTTTAAAGGTGGTAAAAGAGTAAATGCTTTAAAAGAGTTTGATAAAACAGGAGAATATTTAGGCGGTCCATTTAAAACATGGCAAGAAGCGGATAAATGGGAAAATGAAGTGAGACATCCTTATGTAGAGAAAGGTCAATCAATTCCTTCCCCTTTAAAAACATGGGGAGAGATGCCTGATGGTGGTTGGTTAAACAAATATAAATAGTAGGTCATGATAAATAAAATGTTAAAATTAGCAGGCGTAAAAGATGAGAAGAGCTTTTACAAGAAGTACCCTTCAGAGGAAGCTTTTATGCAACAACATGGTGAAGCCTTTAATAAACTTGTTAATGGTGGAAGTTTGAAAAAACAAGCTGAACAATCTGGTCTTATAATGGATTATGGAGCTAATGGCATTCATATTAATCCTGCTAACAAAGGTAAGTTTACAGCTACTAAAAAAGCTACAGGTAAGTCTACTGAAGAACTTACTCACAGTAAAAATCCAGTTACTAGAAAGAGAGCTATCTTTGCACAAAACGCTTCTCACTTTAAACACGAAAATGGAGGTAACTTAAAATATATAGAAGGTATGGAATATGACTTACCAATAGAAGAAATTAAAAAATTAGAAAAAATAGGTTATAAATTAGAATACTAATGTCAAAAAGATTAAGAACTAAATTTGAACAAAAAGATATTAAGGGTAATTTAATATGTTACTGCTGTAAACAATATAAACCTACTAACAATTTTGATATAAATAAAGAAAGGTGGTTTAGAGAATTTAAGGATTATAGATGTAAAGAATGTAAAAGTAAACAAATTAAAAAGCGTAAAGAAAATAACAGAGGTAAAAAAGATTTAGATAGGTTACTTTTAGAAAGATGGCATGGTGTAAAAGATAGAGCAAAAAGAAATAGTTTAATTATAGATTTTGATTGGTTATTTTTGAAAGATTTATGGGATAAACAAAATGGTGTATGTGCTATATCAGGTATTAACATGACATTTGAAATGGATAATGGTAGAGTGTATACAAATTTAAGTGTTGATAGAAAAGATAGTAATATAGGTTATATAAAAGATAATATACATTTGGTTTGTATGGCAGTTAATCAAATGAAGAGTGATTTAACATTAAATGAACTTTTATACTTTTGTGAAAGTATAATTAAAAATAATAAGCTATGAAAGTTAAAATAATAAAAGGACCAAAACAGAACGCTAAGAAATGGCATCATGCTCTTAATGGTGCATCAGTAATAGACCCTAATGAACCTTTTGACCCAACTAAACCAATTGATTTAAGTAAGCTCCCTAATATTTCTGCTAAAGAAGATGTTGTACCTGAATTAAATTTTAGCCCAGCACAATATCTTACAGATGCTAAAGTAGCACAACAAAGTATTGGTAATACTAATTTTCAACCAACAGGAAATATAATGGGAGATAATCAATCTCTTCCCACTACCAAAATGATTAAACAACCAAAACAAAAGAAAAATTTTGATTTAGGTAAAACTGTAGCAGGTGGATTATTAGCTATAGATATGATGATGCCTTCAGAGCAAATTAAGATGAACTATCCTAGTCCTGCTAATGCTCCTTATTATAATCCTTACCCTTCAGGTACAGGAAGTAGTGCTTTAATGGAAGATGGTGGACAAATATCTCCAGAGAAAGCTAAACAGATTTTACATGATGGTACAATAAGAGGAAAGAGAATAACAAATAAACAGCGTAAGTATTTTGGTGCTATGTCAAATATGGCAGATGGTGGAGATATAGCTGGGGACCCTACTAAACCTAAACCTCTTTCAAGAGAAGTAGTAGATTCTTCTATAGCAGCTCGTAGAGAAGCGGGATTACCATTAAAAGGATTTATGCTCACTGCTAATGAAAAGGGTGAACCTACATGGATAACTAAAGAAGACTATGAAAAAGCACATCAACCTGTGTTAAAATCAGCAGAAACTCCTTCTACACCTACAACAGAAGCACCTTCTAAAAAACTTAGATTTATAGACACTAGAGACATACAAGATGCAACAGGACTCCCTGTTAAAAAGGGTGGAAAACCTGTTGAAGTTGAAGAAGATTATATTCGTAATATTGTTAAAAAAGCTAAAAAAGCAGGTGTGGACCCATACAATGCTTTAGCTATGGCTTATCAAGAATCTAGATTTGGTAATAGTGAAGGTGGTAGAGAGAATCCTTTCCATATTAGCAGAGAATATGATGATGATTATAGTAAACTAGAAAAGAAACATGGGGGAGATGAAGTAGCTATGTTTATGGATATGTTAAAATCTAGAACAGATTATGCTGCTAAAAAACTTCATAAAAAAGGAGACGCAGAACTATTACAATCTTATAATGGATATGGTAAATTAACACCAAATAGTGAAGATAAAAGTGATTACTACTATGGTATTAATGTTAGAGAGCATCCTATAGATATGGCTAAAAACCCTATTTATGGTAAAACAGTAGTAGATATTAGAGATAATATTATTAAAAAGAATCCTGATTTAGTTAATATTATAAATGAACCTATACCTCAAAGTGCAGGACTTGGTTCTCCTTTAATAACTACACCACCACCTCCAACAGATGATAAATTAGCTTTAGGTGGTGGACTTCCAGGTGCTAATGGTATGTTTTATCAAAGAGGTGGGGGAGATTGGCAACCTAAGTCTATGAGAATGGGTGGGCATTTCACTACAGCTTACGCTGATGGTGGAGATATAGGTAAAAAACCTAGATATGCTGCTATTCAAGTAGGAGACCCTAGTGCTATGCAAGCTACTTATACAGTAGATTTAAATAGCGGTACTAAAGTAAAAAGAGGAGATGGAAAAGGTACAACCACTTTATATAATTCAGTAGATGCAAATGGTAATAGACAGATGTTATCTGAAGAACAAGTAGCTCCTTATTTAAATAGTAAGAATAACTATGGTATTACTAACTATAATACTAAAGGAAAACCTGCAGGGACAGATAGTTTGTATTTAGCACCAGGAGCTTCTCCTTCTTCTATACATATGTTTGAACAAGGTGGTAGTGTTTATGAGCAAGGTGGTGAATTACAGTTGTATTCTCCAGATAGCCAAGCTGCACATCTATCTCCTTCTATTGTTAAATTCCAAGGTAAAGAACATGGGGAAAGTAATGCTATAGGAAGTGAGGGTATTCCATTACAATATGGAGGTAATCCTGTAGAAGTAGAGAATGATGAAACAGGATATTCTACTGAAGATGGTGGATTTACTGTTTTAGGTAAAATGAAAAATCCTCTTTCAGGGAGAATGTTTAAAAATGATGGTAAGGTATTAGCTGCTAAAGAAGCAAAAGCTTCTAAACAGTTAGTTAGAGGAACCAACCTAATGGATAGTGCCGATACACAAAACCCATTTGAATTATTAAAATTCAATTCAGGTAAAGCCAAAACCATAGGTGCTAAAGCTAAAGCTGAACAAGTAAATCAAGAAAAAGAAACATTAGCAGCTCTACAACAACATATGTTAGATTTTGCTGAACAAAATAATTTAGACCCAAATGCTATGTCAAAAGGAAAAATAAAAACAGCTAAGTTTGGTATTCGTATGCCAATAGCAGAAAATGGTATCACAACACCAAGACACGGACAAAGAGATGTAGACCCTAGTGGTAATACATTTGTTTATGATGGTAATGCAAAAAAATGGTTAGATGATGCTACCTTTATGAAAAATAATAAAAAGTTTGGTAAAGGTTATGGCACTATGAGTGATGAAGATTTAGTAAAAGGACTAAAAAAGATAGGACCTGCAAAAATGCCTTATTTTAAAGCTCCTGGGGAAAACTATGATTTAAGTGCTCCAGCAGGGTATGAAGATAAACCATTTACAGACAGAGGTGCTGATATAGAAGGTATAGAAAATACTCCTATATTTTCTCCTACAGGTGGTATGAACCAATATGCAGAAGCTACTACAGGTTCTAAAAATGATGAGAGTAAAGGTGTTACATTTAAAAATCTTCCTACTATAGCACCACAAAAGAATGACCTTATGTTTAAAGGAGCTGATTGGAAAAACTATATTAAACCAGCTTATGTATTAGCTACTAATAAAAAGCAACCAATTAGAATGGCTCCATTACCTACTCCTGCCTTAGAGCAATCTTATCAAGGAGAAGTGGATTTAAACCCTATTGTAGCTAACACTAGAGCAATGCAACAAAGCTTAGGTGGAAACGCTGCTGAAGCTGCTACAGCAACAGCATTAGCCAACCAACAAATCTATCAAGCTCAGAGTCAAGGATTTGCAGCTAACCAAGATAGAACAGCAGGTGTGTTTGCTAGAAATAGACAAGCTATGAATGAGTATGGAAGAACTGCAGCTAGTGTAGCTCAAACACAAGCTGACAGACAAGCTCAAATGGAAGCTAATACAAGAGCTATGACTAGAGATGCTTTAGGACAATTCGGAGAAATAGACCTACAAAATAAGAGAGATTGGAACAACTTTAACGTACAAAAACAAATGTTCCCTACTTATGGAGTAGACCCTAATTATCAACTTAAAGTAGAAAACCCTTATAATTTTAATATTCCTGAAGGTTATTCTTCAGATGGTAGAGGTGGATGGGTAGATAAACATGGTAATAAAGTAACATTAAAAGAAACTAAAGATGCTATGGGAAGACCTGTTAAATCAGAAAAAACAACAAAAGTAGGTAAATATGGAATATCTATTAACAGAGAGTTTAAGTCCTATAAACCTTAATTTTTAAAATTAAACTACCTCCCCATTTATTTGGTAGTTCTAATTAAACACATTAATTTTACAAATCTATTATGGCGAGTTATTTAGAAAATCCTAATGTACAATACAACGCACCAGTACAGACTGCACCATTGCAGTCTTTGGTGGATGTAGGCATGCGTAAGCAAGCTTTATACAATGAAGGAGTACAACGAATTCAAAGTCAAATTGACGAGACATCAGCTTTGCCAGTAAGTAGAGATGTAGACGTACAATATCTTAACACCTCTTTAGCAAATCTTGGTACAGAGCTTAAAAAGCTTAATACAGCAGACTTTTCTCAAATGCAAGTTACTAATTCTGTAGCTGGTATGACCTCTAAAATAGCTAAAGATAAGAATATCCAAGCGGCTGTTTATTCCACTTTGCATGACCAAAAGAATCAAGCTGATATGGAAGAAGATAGGAAAAAAGGTACACTTACTCCAGATAACGAATTCCATTATCAAAAACAAAAACAAGAATACTTAAATTCTACAGATTTAGGTAGACAATTTAATGGTAAATATGTACCAAATTTTGATATTTTTAAATTTGCAAAAGAAACTTTTGATGCTGTAAAACCTGATGGTTACACAATAGAACAAATTTATGCTACTAATGCAGATGGTAGCATACAGGTGGATAAAAATAAAAATCCTATTTACTCCCCTCTAATGGTTACAATGACTAAAGAGGGTAGATTTCCTGCAAAAGTAAAAGAAACATTAGCACAAATATTCTCTGACCCAAGAGTAAGTCAACAACTTAACATTACAGGTCAATATAATTATAGAAATTATGATGGAGAGTCTTTAGTTAAGTTAGTTGAAAAAAGAAAAAATGAGTCTTTAGCTGCAGTGAAGGAGAAAATGGCTGAATTAAATCTTCAAAAAAATGCAGGTAAAGATGTTTCAAAAGAAATAGAAACCTTACAAGGTGTATTAAATAATAAATCTACTTACTACGACCAATATAAAGAAATAGCTACTACTAACCCAGATAGTATTAGAGGGGCTCTTTATACTGATGATGTTAATGATAGATATACTACTATGTTTGGTCAAATGAAAGAAGAGCATAAAACAGTAGAGAATCCAGGATGGAATCAAAACTTTAAAATGCTAAAAGAAAAGAATGACCAAGCTAATAATGATAGAAATTATCTATTAGCAAAACAAAAAGCAGATAGTGAAGAAAAATGGAGAATGTTGGATTACCAACAAAAAGAAAGACTAGCAATACTTAAGAAAAAAGGAAATGGTCTTTTAGATGATACTAAAGCTGAAAAAGATGATATTCCAGGGACTTATAACCCTCAATCACAAGTAGAGGATTTAGTAACTACTGCTGTTGATAGCTTTGCTACTACAGCAGATGAATTTATATATAACACTTCATTTGCTAATTTACCTTCTAATAAAGCTACTTTTGATAGATTAATGGCTAAAAATCCTGGAGATAAAGCTTTTGTTATTAAAACAATGTTAGATGGTACAGCTAAGGCTAATGGAGAAGACCCTATATCTTTTAGAGCTAGATGGGCAGATAAATCTGCTACTGAATATAATCTAAATTCTTCTACAGCTACTCCTCAAATGAAAAATGCTTACGTAGAAACTATGGAAGCTAAAAGGCAAATGGAAGAAATAACTACAATGCAAAGCGTAGCTAAGAAAACCGTAGAAGCTAAATTAGAAGAAAAATATGGTAAAAACTCAATAATAAATAGTATAACTCCAATAAAAGGTATAGTTAATGGTAAAGAGTTAAATCTTACTAAACAAGATATATATGACTTAGCTATAGTTACAAAAGGACTGGGTGGTGGAATTGGTAATGAAGATTTAAAAAAAGCATCTAATTTAGCTTTAAATAGATTAACAGCTAGAGGTAGAGATAAGGAAACTGTGAATCAATTAGTAACAGAGTTAACAAATGGGGCTAATAGGTCATTTACACAAGATAGTTGGCAATATTCATTTGGTGAAGGATTTAAACCTACTAAAATAGATTTATCTAGCATTGCAAGCGTAGCTAGTAAAATAGATAGTGAACAATTTAAAACTGAATCAGACGAAGAAAACAAAATATACTCTAAGATATTCCATCTTCAACCTAATTTGAAAATGAATATTATGCCAGTAAAAGCTGAAGAAGCTGCTGCTCAAAAAGAGAATATAAAAAGACTTGCTACTACATACGATGATAATAATAATAACTTATCCTCTGATTTTAAAACATTCTTTAAAGAGATGGATAGTAAGGGTGCTATATTTGAAGCCCATGTTATCCCTTCCTCAAAAGGTGGAGCTCCTATGGTAAGTATAAGTGTTGGTGGTTCAAAAATATCACATGGTAATATGATAATTACAGAAGATGAAGCTGCTAATATAGGTGTAGATGTAAATAAATTATACGAACCTAAACAAATAACAAGTTTAAAGAATATAATTTCTAGTAGAAATGGTTGGTCTTCTCAAGAGGACCCTTCTAAAAAAAGTACTTATACATCTGGTCATGCAACATTTGATTCCCATTTAGGAGATTTTCCTAGTTTAGCAAATAGTAAATATAATGTAAAAGTAAATTATATACAATCTTCCAATGGTATGTATTTTCCTTGGGCATATATTACAGATGGTAAGAGAACAGTTTTACAGCAATTAGAGGGTAATGAAAATTTACAAGTATCTCTTGAGACTCTTAAACAAATAATGACTCCTGGTATGGCTGAACTAGCTCTATCACAAAATTCTAACAAATAATGCCTGAAAAAGAAACATTAGTTAATATTCCTGGAGTTGGTCCTTTTATGCCTAGAACTCCATTTGTTCAAAGTCCTCTTGATGATGTTATTCCTGGTGGTAAAGCAACAGTGTCATTAAATGATGTTTTTGCTAATGCAATGAATCAAACTAAGGCATCAGGTGCTGAATCTATTACACCTAATAGATTTTATCAAGGTAATCAACTTAATACAAGTAGACCTGACACAGATTGGATGGAAGGAGCTGCACAACAGCAGTCTTCTGCAGATAAAATAGCAAATGGTGTTTTAAAAATGGTAGGTACAGCAGGTACAACTTTTGTATCTGGTACTGTAGGTTTAATTCATGGTATTGGAGCTGCTTTAGTAGACCAACGTTTTTCTTCTCTATATGATAATGGTACAACAAGATTAATGCAAAAGGCTTCCAATGCAATGGAAGATGCTGCACCTAACTTATATACACATGCAGAACAAGATGCTGCATGGTACTCCCCTAAAAATTTATTTACTGCAAACTTTCTTGGTGACAAGTTATTGAAAAACATGGGTTTTTCTCTTGGTGCTATGGGTGCAGGTATGGCTTGGAGTAGTGTATTACAATCTATAGGTGTTGTAAATAAACTTATACAAGCAGGAAAAGGTATGGAAGCTATTACAGCTACAGAAGAAGCTATGAGTAGTGTTCCTAAATTACAAAAATATAATGCTTTCTCTAATAAATTAGCTGAGTTAGCTGATACTTATTTAAAACCAATAGGAGCTTCAGCAGCTAAGAATGCCGATAGAATACTCACATCTGCAATGGGTACATTTAGTGAAGCTGGAATGGAAGGTATGCAGAGTATGAATAAATTCAGAAATGATGCTATTCAAGATTATAGAAATAAATATGGAGTAGACCCAACAGGTAGTGATTTAGAAGATATTAATAATTATGCTTATAAAATAGGTAATTATACCTTTGGTATGAACACCTTATTATTAACAGGAACTAACTATATACAACTTCCAAAAATGTTAGGAAGTAGTAGAAAGATAGATAAGGCATTAATTAATGATGTAGAAAAAGATGCCGCAACTGGTGTATGGAAACAAGCTATACCTAAAACTGCTTTTGGTAGATTTGCTAGTAAAGCTTATAATGTAGCTGGTTTAGTATTTGCTCCTGCAGAAGCTTTTGAAGAAGGTATGCAAAATGCTATACAAACAGGTACACAAGATTATTTTAATCAAGCTTATAAGAACCATGATAAGGCTAGAAACATTCTAGAAAACACTTATGGTGCAATGAAAGGTGTGTTTGGTACAGGTATTGAGCAAACTCTTAATAGTAAAGATGGTTTAGAATCTATTCTTATAGGTGGTTTATCAGGAGGCTTACAACAAGCTGGTATTATAGGTTCATACAGAAATGAAAAAGGTCAAACAAGAGTAGGATTTTTTAAATCTGGCGAAATAGGAGAAAGAGGTGTATTTGGGACAGGAGGAGAAAGAGCAGAAAATACTACTGCTGCTTTAGCCAGATTAAATAAAATGACTGCACAGGATGCTTTAAAATCTGCAGTAAAATACATGGCTATTGGAATAGGTAGCCAAGAAAAAAGACAACAAGCTATACAAAATAATGATGTCCTTTCTGAAAAGGATTATGAGCATGACTATGCTCTTTCCTATGTAATGCCAAGAGTATTATATGGTAAGGAAGATTCTATACATACAGAATTAGATGGATATAAAGCACAAGCAGCAACTACTGTTGGTTTTCAAGAATTACAAAATGCTGGTATAGCACATCCAGAAGAAACAAACATTCAATTTATCCAAAGAATTGATTCTTTAAAACAACTTACTAAGGATATTACAGATATTCATGAAAAGGTATCTGATAGATATAGTGACTATAGAGATAAAGAGGGTAATAAATTATTCGAGGAGCCTGCTATTGAAAAAATGGTATATGCAGCAGCTAAAATTAAAAACTATGAAGAGAGATATAATAATCTCCTACCTAAGTTAGGTGGAGTTAATACTTATGAGGCACTTACTGATATTATAGATAAAGGTGTTCCTAATAAAGAAGCAACTAAACAAGCTTTAGAAGATATTGAAAATTTAAAAGTAAACGGATTCCCTGCTACAGAAGAAAAGAAAAATGAGGTAAAATCTGATTTTGAAGATTTAGTAGAATTAGCTCTTCGTAGAAAACATTTTGTAGATGAGTATAATAGTATTAAAAACACCCCTGAAAAATGGAATGATAAACATACAATTAAAACTCCTCCTTCTGCAGGTGTATTAAAAAAGGAAGATGTAGTAAAAATCACTACAAAAGATGGGGAAGAAGAATTAAAAACAAATACAAATTATATAGCAGGAGCTAAGGAAATTAAAACTATGGAAGGTGTAACAATTCCTGGTTTTATGAGTTTTAGATTATTAGGAGAAGATAAAGACGGTAATATTCAGATATTAATGCCAGATGGTAAAAAACACACTATCTCTAAGGCAGCTTTTGCTGAATATAAATTAGGAGAAACAAATAAATTAAGTCCTAATGCTAGAGTATATATTGCTAATGCTGATAAGAAATTTCATTACCAGTTAAAAGGTGGTAAATCAATAGAAGGCAGAATTGAATTTAATAAAAAAACAGGGGAATTAGAATTTCATTCTTTAGAAACAAAAAAGGATGGTACACCAAAGAATATTATTAAAATTACAAGAGACCAATTAGTAGCTAAAGAAGGATATTCTAAAGCACAAATATATTCAGATGAGAAATTCACTCCTGAAACAGAAGCTCTGTTACAAGAAAAACAAACAGAAGAAGAAAAGAAAATAGCTGATAATTTAGCTGCTAAAATAGAAGAAAGAAGAAGAATCATTAAAGAAGTAGCAGATGAAACTAAAGAATCTCTAGATAGAATTCAAGAAAAGATTCTTTCTAAAAAAGAAGAATTAGCTAAGATAAATGAAGAAATAAAGGAATTAGCTAAGTTTTCTAAGAAAGATAGAGTGGGTGGTAATACCATTATTACTAATTTCAATAAGTTACTTTCTACTAACATGAAAGCTCTTAGTAGATTAACCAATTTAAAGGTGAATCTAGAGAAAGAGATAGAATTTTTAGAGGGAAACAAAGAAACAATAGAAACTAACCTATCTTATTTTGAAGACTTACAGGATAATTTAAAAGAACTCCCTGAGAATAGTAAAGAATTTTTAGCTGAATTTAAAGACCAAATAGATAATTTAGAATCTATGTCACTACAAATAGGTAGTGAAATTAATAGTATTAATAAGTTAATAAAGAGTATTGAAAATACTTTAAAAGACCTTGCTAAATTACTTAAGAGTTCTTTTGAAAAATTCAATAAAGATTACCCACATTATATTAAAACATCATTTGATAGAATGATAGGAACTGGTGTATCTGTACCAGAATTCCAATCTATCAAAGAATATATTGCTGATTATTCTCTTATAGAAGATACTAAGAAACAAATCTCAGTAGACTCTGCCATGCTTGAACCTTTGGAAAAAGAGGTAGAGGATTTATATAAGCAATTAGGAGAATTAGATAAGGAAATTACAGCTAAAACTGTTATTTATAATAAGTTTAAAGCTATAGCTGATAAATATACTAAAGAACAAAAAGAATTAGAAGCTCTACAAAAATCAGAGGAATATAAGCAATTACTATTTAAAAGCTACAAAGATGTACAACATGGTGAGAATCAAGTTAGTACAGTAAAAGAGTTTGAAGAACCTCTTAAAGCAGATAATATTATCTATGCTTCTACATCAGTACCTTCTAAAGAAGAAGATTTAAAACCACACCATAAGAGAGCTAACTACTTCGGTAGTATATTTTCCACTTTAACTAACAAGAATAGTATAAAGGGTATATTGATTACAGAAAACATGGGACCCCAATTTGCTGCTATTATTAAATTAACACAAGGGGATTATGTTGTTAAAGGTGAAGATGATGCGTTCATTTTAAACGTATTTGTAGCTGAAAACAAAGATGGTGGATTTGATTATATTAATGAAAAAGGAGAATCTATTGGAGCTTTTGGTAGTGAAATAGACCCTAATTTATTAGTGTTCCAAACATTAACTTCTGCTAAAAGTGAAACTTCTGGAGGTTATACCAAAGGAAGAGCAACATCTACTCAAGAAGAATTAGATGCTTACCAAGAACAATACAAACAATTTAGAGCTAAATTACTATCTGATGCTGGTATGGAAGGAAGAGTGCAGAATGTATCTCCTTCTTTTGGTCATGTAAAAGAAATATATAAAACTGACGAACCACAACCAGTTTCTAATATAGTAAGTGAAGAACAACTTGCTACAGAACCACTTATTACTATTTCTACTAATGAAGATGGTAGAGTGGAAAATGCTTTTCAATCTATTAAAGTACCTAAAGGGGTTCCTGTTTTAAATACAGGTAATTATATCACTCCTTTAAATAACCGTAAATTAATAGAGAAAGAAAAGAAAACTTTATTATCTATTTTAACTTCTTTAGCTTCTATGTCAAAAGAAGACTTAAGTGGAGAAACAGCTATGAAGCTATTCTCTTTCTTAAGAGGTGTAGTGTATTGGGGTATTCCAACTAACGAAGCAGGTAGAAACTCTATTTGGTTTGCTAATGGATATTTACATTTTGGTAATAATGAAGCAAGAGTACCTTTCACTGCAGATGGTTTAAAAGAATATTCTGGATTAGTAAACACATTCTTAAATGAAATGTATGCTAATACAAATAATGCTTATTTAAAGCAAAATGAACCATTCTTTGAAATACAAGAAGTTGATTCTAAAGGTGTTGTTACAAAAGAACAAAGATGGAACACTTACCAAGAATATTTACTTTCTGATAAAACTCCAGAAGGAGAAAAAAGAAATGCAGAAGAAATCCCTCTCACTACAAAAATACCTTCTTCTACATTAGAAGATGGTAATACTACTAGACAAGGTATTTATTTTGTAATGGAAAGCTTGGAGAGTAGTTATGTTAAACCTGAAGCAAAAGCTCCTGTAGTAGAAGCTACTACACAAGCTCCTACTGCTCCTGCAGTTAAATCCCCTTTATTAAAGCAAGGATTTACTAGTGGTGGAACTAGTGAGTTAGTATCTTTTGCAGATGTAATGGCAGATTTAGCTAAAAGACCTACCACTCCTACAGAAACAAAACCTGTAGAAGCTGCACCTAAACCTGCAGAAACTGGTAAAGATGAATTAGCTACACAAAAGATGAATTTCCAAATAGGTATTATTAACCTAGACCCATCTTTATCTCCATCACAAAAAGAGGCAAAAATACAAGAGGTAAAAAATAAATATTTAGGAGAGGTAAAAGAAGCCCAAGCCCAAGGTAAGCCTACTGGAGCTGCAGCTCTTATAGCAGAAAAATTTGCCCCTATAGATAGAAATGCTCAAACTCGTATAGTAACTTCTACATCAGTAAAAACTGAAGAGTGGAATAAAGTGGAGAAATGGTTAGCTAAAAACTTCTCAGGAGTTCCTGTTATAAGAGTAAAGAACATGATACAGCTTGCTAATAATACACAAGCTTATGGATTATTTGCTGATGGTGCTATTTACTTGTATGAGAATGCTGAGTTAGGTACTGTATATCATGAAGTATTTCATGGTGTAATGTTCCACTTTGCTAGTGCAGAAGAGAAAGAAGCCCTATTAAAAGAGTTCCAAAACAGAAAAGGTACATTTACTCCTAGAGGTAAAGAGTTTGCTGTAGAATATAATAAAGCTACTTTCAAACAAATGGAAGAAGCTTTAGCTGAAGAATTTAGAGAGTATGTATTAAAACAAACTAGTGTACTAGGTAAGATAGGTAATTTCTTTAAAGACCTTTATAATTTCATTTTCAACCATGCTCAAAATCCTTCTAAAACACAGGAGTTATTTAAGAGTATTAATAACGGTGGATTTAGATATTTTGTCCCAGGATTAGAATCTCTTTCTTTTGCTAAGAAAGGTATTATGGATGTGGATTATGTATCTACGGATAAGTTTGGTACATTTGAAACAAGAGAAAAGATTAATGCTGTAGAGGAAAAAGACATGATTGAGCACATGACTTCTCAAGCTTTCCAATATTTATTTGGAGAGAATAAAAGTTTGTTCAATAGTCAGAAAATCAAGAGAGAAGAGTTCTATGATAATATTTATAAATATGTATTAGGAACCTTAATCTCTTCTCCTTATAAAAAGATTACAGAGTTACATAATAATGGTAAACTTACTGATAGTCAATTTGAGTATGAAACAGCTAAGTTAGATAGACTGTATGAGAAAATTAGTACAAACTGGATAGAAATAGAAGCTAGACATGAAATGTACATGAAAACATTCTCATTAGAGTTTGATGAAAATGATGAGATAGTTAATACAGATGAGAATAAAACTGGTAGAGAAACTGGTCAAAATGCTATGCATGTAGACCATATTAGAAAATCTAATCATGCTATTAAATTATTATTTGCATCTTTATACGAAGTAACTGCTACATCTCCTAAATATGATGAAGCTTTAGCTACAGTACAACCTGCTAGTTCTTCTATAGGTGGAGATATTTTATTGTCCTTTGGAAAGAGCTTTGTTCAAACATTGAATGCACTATCCAATAGTGCTAAGTTTGAGGATATGATAAAGAACCTAGTGAGTTTAGCTAGGAATAACACCAACTATGTAAATTTATTCCAAAGAATAGGTGGAAGTAGAGTGTCAGGTAAAATACAATGGGATAAGTTAGATGTGCATGATTTAAGATTGTTAATGGCTTTCTTCAAATCATTCTCTAAACAACAACCAGAAGTTATTAACCACTACATTGGAGAAGATGGAAGCGGATATATAGGAAGCGGTAATATAGCAAACGCTACAGAACAGCTTGCAGAGAGATATGAGCAAAATCTTATTAAAGCAGTGAAAAAATCTTCTTTATTCAACTTCTTTGATAAAAAAGGGTATGCTGTTAATAAAACTGCTCTTAAGCAATGGAACATTGAAAAAGAAGAAAACAAACTTAGATTCTTAAAAGAACTTGGATTAGAAATAGAGTTTAATAAGCTTAGTAAGGAAGATAAAGCTATTGTAAGTAATGCCGTAAAAGGTATTTATACAGCTCTTACAAAATCTAATTTAGTAGTAGCTATTAATGGTAAAACCTTTGATTTAGAAGGTAGACTAAATGAAATAGCTGCCACTCAAGCTAGATTTAATAGTGAGGGTAGTGATAGTGTATTCTTTAATATTAATGGAGAATTACAACAAACTTTCGTAGATAAAAACTATGCTTCTAAATTTGCAGAGGTATTAAATAGTTTAAAAAATAGAGACGAGTTACAAAATACTAACTTCTCCTATTTAATGGATTATGAAAAAGGTGGGGATGTATTCAGTAGAAATTCTATTGTTATTAATAGAATGTATAATACAAGAGGTGAGAGAGTAGGTAAAGTGAGAGTGGGTTATGTTAATGGTACAGTGAATAATGATAATGGTAAACGTACCACAACAGATAGACTTACAAAAGGTAGTAGGTTATTACAACAAATTAATCTACAATTAAATGGTTGGTATTATACATTATTACCTGCAGATAGTAGTACAGAATGGATGATGTATTTAGGTAAATTAGTTTCTCTGGCAGATACTCGTAGTACTTCTGGTGCTGTAGTGCATGATATTTTTAGAGGATATTTACAAGATGAAATAGATTTAGCTAAAGAGAATAGAAAAACAGCTTTAGCTGTAGCCCCAAGAGCAAACGAATTACGTTTCTTTAAAGCTATTCTTGGAGAAGAAATGTCTAAAAAAGCTGTAGAAGCTGAAGGTGATTTTTATGCAGATAATAAAGAAGCTATTGATAAAAAAGTAGATGCCTTCATAGAATCTGTTTCTAAGAACATGCAAGAAGAGCTGTTGAAATATGGAATGATTACTCTTAATACAAAAGGTACTTTTGATTTCCAATCTTTAGATACAAGTAAATTAGACAATTTCAATAAGAATGGATTTAAGCAAGATGGTTTTGATGCCCTTACGAAATTCTTAGCTACTAACTATGTTATAGCTAATACAGAAATGTTTAAAACTGTATTTGGAGACCCTTATGAATATAAAGACCCTGTTAAGAGGTTTAAATCTTTCATGTCCCCTGCAGAAACTACTGTATCAACTAGCCCAGAAATAAACAATCTGCTTAATCAGAAATATAATGTAGGGTTAAAACCTACAGATATTGGCTACAGAACCTTTACAGAGAGAGTAAAAACAATAGCATTTAGTGATGTGGAAGTATCCACACCATTATATGAAGATGGATTTGTAGAACCAGATGCTCAAGGTTTAATTACAGATGAGGCTAATAGAGAGTTTAGATTAAAATCTAGCTTATGGGAAGATAGTGACGAGTCACAATATCAATATGATAAAGCTTGGGAAAGAAACCAAAAAGCTGGTAAAAACGAGAAATTTAAAGAGTCTACAGAAAAATATGTTTATACAGACGAAAAATTAGAAAAGAAAGATGAGGAAATCCTTAAGAAAGGTAACCCATCTGTCACTACTTCTAATTACATCCTTAAACCTATTGTGAGGGGTAATAAATATGCTAGTAATATTAACTCAGTAATGATTGATAAGTTTTCTCTAGCACCTATTTCTTATAGGTCTTTAATGGAATTTGCTCCTTCATCTAACATGCTTAAGCTGTATGATAAGATGAAAAAAGAGGGTATTGATTATGCAGTATTTGAATCAGGACGTAAGGTAGGTAATGAAGGAAATAATAATCCTTATAAAATAGATGACAAAGGAAATGTTACATTAAATGATGCTAAATTCCATAGTGTTGTAGATGTACCTTTTGAGAATTTCTCTATTCAAGTACAAACTGTACCACACGAAGAAAACTCACAACCTATTGGTACTCAGCTTACTAAACTTGCCACTTTAAATTTAATGCAAGTTGGTGTTCCTATTGATTTTAAAGGTACACAAGAAGAATGGGGTAAATTAGATAAGAAAGGAAGATTAAAAGCTTCTAAGTTATATGAAGAAATAAAACACAACCAGGATTTATTAGAATCTCTAATGAAGCATGGATATAACGTTTTATTAAGAAAATTTGGCATTACTGATAATGGTAAGAATTTCTCTAGGGAACAAGTAGCTGAGGTGTTGAGAAGTGAGTTATTCAAAAGAGATGTTAATGATAATATCATTAAAAGCTTAGATTACTTTGCTAAAGGAGAGATTGCTTTAGAAAGCACTCCTATTTATCAACAATTGAAGAATGCGTTATATTCTATAGTAGATAAAAACATTGCTTCTCAGAAAGTAAATGGTGGTCCTAAAGTACAAATGGCTTCTACATTCTTTGAGCAAAATAGAATTGTTAAGAAAACAATAAAAGGAAAACCTGTCTACAGTAGTACAGATTTAAAATTCTATGAAGATGCTCCAGGAAAGAGATACATGGAAGTATATATTTCTTCTTCTTACATTAGACAACAATTTGGAGAAAATCATCCTGTACAGAAAATGACAGATGAGGAATTATTTGAAAAACTCTCTTCTGAAGAATTAGGTGGTATTGGTTTCCGTATTCCTACACAGAATACAAACTCTTCTGATGTATTTATTATTAAAAAATTCTTACCTAGAGAAATGGGAGACACTGTAGTGGTTCCTTCTGAACTAGTTAAGAAAGTAGGTAGTGACTTTGACATTGATAAATTGAATACATATTTAAAGAATGTGTATTATGACGGAAAGAATTTCAAAGCTATTCCTTTCTTAGGTATGAATAAGGAAGATTATGCTGATTTTGCTAAAGAAAACTATGATAGAAAAGACGACAAAGATGCTGAGAAATTAGAGAGTGATTTAGATATGGTGTATAAAAAGGCTTTACAGAACGAATATTTCCGTTCTTTAGAAAGACTTTTGTCTAATGAATTAAACTTCAAAAACCTTACTACTCCTAATGATGCCTCTGAATTAAAGAAAATAGCTGATGATATTGTTAAATTAAGAGGTTTAGAAACAGAGAATAGTGATATTGTAAATATGCTTAACCCTATTTACATGAATAGTGTAAGACATGACTTCGTTATAGGTAAATATGCAGTGGGTATTGCAGCTATGAACCAAACAAACCAAGCTCAAAATCAACGTTCTCTCACATATTTAGACTTAGATAAAATATCTACTATCCCAGAAGATATGTCTGATTTTTTAGGTGACGGTAAAATACTACTAGACCATAACACTAGAGAAGTAGAAGTAGGGGGAGTGAAAAAAATGGTTACATCTCTTTCTGAAATATATGATAAGGCAGGAAATGTTATATCTAACTGGTTATCAATGTATGTGGATGGATATGTGGACGTAGCTAAAGGTGCTTGGATTATTAACTTAGGTGCTACACCTAACGTTGCTGCTACATTTATGTTCTTACATAAAATAGGGGTTAAACCTAAAACAGTAGCTTATTTCATGAACCAACCTATCATTGCAGACTATTTAGCTACATTAGATAAAGCTGGTTATTCCTGGTTATTTATACAAGATTTCGTTGATAATTTAGTAGAGGGTAAATATGCTTCAAATACTAAAGCTCCTGCTACTATAGATGAAAGTAAATTGAGAGATACTATAGGTAAGAAAGAATTAACAGATAGTGAAAAAGCAGAACAACAATTAATTCTTAATGAATTCTTGAAGTATGCTAAGATGGCTCAACATTTATTTCATGTTACACAAGGAAGTAACTATGATACTTATTCTTTTAATGACCCTTATTTGTTATTTAAAAAAGAAGCACAGTTAAATAAAGCTAGAAATACTATTATTTATTCTGTAGATAACATATTGAATGATAGTTTTGTAGGGGAAGTTAAGAATAAAATGGAACAAGCTAGAAATAGTGTTGGTGTATTATTTGCTACAGAAAGCAATAAAATAAGAAATATTATTCAATCTGTTCTTTATGACTACACTGATTTAAATGACAAAGAGTTCATTAAAGTGTCTAAAAACGTAGTGCACTCTTTTATAGATTACACTATTCAAACTGTTTCTAGATTAAATGGTAGAATAGAAGACTTAATGATAGGGGATAAAAATCTTCCTTCTAAAGTAAGAAATCTAATAGATAGCTTACCAAAAGATGCGGAATTAAGAAGTAATCCAGTAATTAAATCTATCCTTACATTAGAAAGTCAAAGGAATGGTAAAACAAACAACCTTAAACTTACTACTAAGAATGCTGAAATCTACCAACAAAATACAATAATTAAAGCTTTCCAAGAGTTAAAAGAGAATGCTTTATTTAAAGACATTTACCCAGATTTATTAAGGGTGTCTTTATTACAAGGTATTGGTAATTCTCCTATATCATTCACACAATTCCTTCCTGTAGAAGATTTAGTAAATGCAATACAACCTATCATAAATCAATTAGAAGTATTGCCTAATCTAGATGCATTTGCTACATTGCACATGTTTGAAAGAAACAATTGGGCTGATAGTAGTATTGTACCTTCTATGAAACAATGGAAACGTAACGATAGGGGTGTTCTTAAAATTTATTCTAAAGTGAAGCCATTAGAAGCTATTAGAGCTAAAGGTGGTAATGTAATTGGTATTGATAGTAAGTCTAGAATTTCACAAGGAGATATTATTGTGATTTCCCATAATAAAGAGGGGTATACACAAGACCAAATTAATGAAATGCGTAAAGTGGGTGACTACTCTTATATAAATAAAGGTTTATATCAAAAGGTATATTCTAAACCTGGACAAGAATTATTCTCTTCATATAGTTTTGAGGATAAAACTACAGGTAAAATGGTAAATGGACGTACTCTTTATTATAGACAAATAAACGCTTTAGGTGATAGCTATCGCCTACAGGAGTATTATGCTAATCCGAGGCAATCAGTGGTAGATAATGGATTTACTCCTATAAAAGACGAACTTTCAGATAGTATTGTTACAAGTTTAATAAATCCTTATTTATCTAAACAAAATAACGTACCTTCGCAAGGTATGAATACTAAAGCTGGGACTATATCTTTTCAAGAAGATAACACAACTGGATATAAAGAACGTACTATTAAAAATGCTTCTGCTGATGCTACTATAGCTATAGCTCATGATTTTAATAGTGCAGGAGAAAAGCTTACTAAATCTTCTGTATTAGAACAAAACAAGAAATATTTACCTGTTTCTACAGATGTATTTGCTTCAAAAAGTAGTGTTGAATTAGCAGCAGCTAAGATAGCTCAAGAGTTAAATAGACTTCCTAACAATGAGATTTCTTTAAATATTGCAGGTAATGGTATTTATACATTAAAAGAAACACTTACTCAGTCTGCTGCAGATAATTATACATTAGAACTATTACAAGAGGTTCAAAAAAGATTAGCTCCTGGAAAGAAAATAGCTTCTATTAGAACAGGTGGTCAAACAGGATTTGATGAAGCAGGTGCAAAAGCTGGATTAAAATTAGGAATTCCTACTACTATATTAGCCCCAAAAGGATGGAAATTTAGGGATATTACAGGAGCAGATATTTCTAATGAGCAGCAGTTTAAAGCTAGATTTCAAGCTAAAACTACTACTGTAACTAACACTGTAAGTACTACAAAGATTAATATATATGCTGGTACAGGAGAAAATGCTGAATTAAGTAACTTTGCCAACAGACCATTTGATTATAATACTAAAACTTTTCCAAGAGAAAATATTAATTTTAAATCTGTAGAACAAGCTTTTCAATTTATGAAACTAGCTTATTCTCCAAGTAGTATAAAAAATGAAAACATTGCTAATAAAATTCTTCAAACAACAAGTGGTTCAGAGTTAAGAAATTTAGGCAAATCCTTTGATTTAAAAAAAGATGGTTCTTGGGATAAAAACTCTTCAAGGATAATGAAAGAGTTATTAAAAGCTTCTTTTGAACAAAACCCAAAAGCTCTTAGAACTTTGTTAGAAACAGGAAATGCTGAACTTACTCACACACAAGACAGAGGTAAATGGGGAACAGAGTTTCCTAGGTTATTAATGGAAGTAAGAAACGAATTAGCAAATAACAAAACTACTAAACCAGAAGGATTACCAGGGATTAAAGATAATAACAAAAATAACTGCGGATAATGGCAAAATGTTTATTAGATATTAAGCTAGATATAATTGATGAAGTGAGAAATACTGCCTTAGATTTAGGTGGTTTTAAACGTTCATCTAAAGATACTTTAGAAATAACAGATGCTAAAGAAGCAGCTACTACCTCTAAAAAAATAAATGATGATTTTAAAGAAGATATTATTACACCAAGTGTAACTAGTAAAACTCATTATTTTATAGAGCCTTCTGATGAATTATCTCAACAATACCTTAATAAATATAACGAAAATGAATTAGTTGGAGCTAATCAATTAAAGCAAGATGAGCTTAATAGGGGTGTAACAGAAAATGGGGAAGGTGAATTCTTTCAATCTAAAAATATACCATCTTCAGTAGCTTCAGAAGACACTGTTAAAGAAGTAAAAAAACTAATGAATAAACTTGGTATTAAACAAGTTGATTTATTACAATATGCTAAGGAAAATGGATTGGATGTTTCTGATGTTAATGGTTTAGCAGACATTGTTAAAGGTATTGTGGCTATAGCTGATGGAAGAGAAGAACAAGCTCTTACAGAGGAAGCTATTCACATTGCTACAGCTATTTTAGAACAAACTAATCCTAAGTTAGTTACAGAGATGATTTCTAAAATAGACAGGTTTAGTATTTATAAAGAAGTATTTGATGCTTATAAGGATGTTTACACTACAAAAGATGGTAAACCTGATATTCGTAGAATTAAGAAAGAAGCTGTAGATAGATTATTAGTAGAGGTGTTAATTAATAACCAAGATGGAAATACAGATTTCCCTGAACTTTTAAAAGAAGAAAATCTTTCTCTTGTAAGACAATGGTGGAATAAAATAATGGATTGGTTCAGAGGTAGTTATAAAGCTTCTAACATACAAATATTTGGAGAAGTAGCCAATATATTAAAAAATGATAATATTGGTACTGTAGCAGATATTAAATCTGGGGACGTTTATTTACAACAAGCCACAGAAAAACAAAATGAAATATCTTCTAAATTAGAAGCTACCTCAAAAATACTTAACAAAGAATACGCTAAAGATAGTGATGATGATGTTCTTGGTGCAGAAACAGAAGCTAACAACTGGTATACACTACTAGTAGATGGACAATGGAAGAAAATAGAACATCGTGTTACAGATAGGGTAAAAGAATTTTATAACAAAATCTTTAGAGACAAAGTGTTCACTAAAGAAGAACAAGAAAGAAATAATGCTTTAAGAGATTATGGTATTGAAGTGCACGACACTATTGAGGGTATTATTAATAGAATTGTAGACCCTACCACACATAAATTTAAATCTGTTATAGACCCAAGACCTACAGTACATACTATTAGAAATGATAGTAATTTTGAGGTGTATGGTAAATTAGAGAAATATGTTTTTGATTTGTTAAGGACATTTAACAAAGACAGCATCATCATCCCTGAAAAGATGATATTAAATCCTAATATAAAAGCTAAGAAAAAGGATTTTGCTAATGGGGAAGCAGGTACATTAGACTTAGTTATTGTAGAACCATCTGGTAAAACACATATACTGGATTGGAAATCAATGGGTATTAACAAAGAACAAAAAGATTTAGCTGCCTATAAACAAAATGGATTTAACATTCAAATTGAAACTTATAAGCAAACATTAAAGAATTTCTATGGTGTAGAGAAGTTCGGTATGACTAGAGCTATTCCTTTCATGATGGATGTTGTAAAAGCTCCTTCGGGTAATTGGGTATTAAAGGGATTAACAGTAGCTAGTGCAGACCCTACTAAAATAGAAGAATTAAAACTACTACCTGTTCCTACAGAAAGTGAAAGAACTGGTATTGAATCTATAGACTTAGTATTAGATAGACTACAGAAAGTACATTCTAAAATTAAAGGAGAGAAAGTAGAAGAAGAAATGAAAGCTACTAAGAGAGATAGACTTACTATCTTAAAAAGAGCTATGCGTATTATTCAAACTACACAAAATTTGGAACCCTTACATGATGCTATGGAAGTCTATGAAGGTCAATTACTCTCCACTATAGAAAGATATGAAGCTATAAAAGATGATGTATCTAAGCTTACACAAGCAGAAAGAAATGAAATTTCTGACGAATTCCTAGATGTGTCTGAATTATTTAATTATTATTCTAAAATTACTATAGAATTAGAAGATGTATTAGATAAAAATGATGCTTTATATAAGAAAATACTTGAATCTCAAGATAATATTAATAAGTATCAGTTTAGACTAAATAGAGCTAAACAACAATACGTAGATAGTATTGGTCAAGCTAATAATATTTTCGGACTTCTCTTACCTGAGAAAGTAATTAGAGGTGCTTATAAATTATTTAAATCGTTTGATGAATATTCCAACAGAGCTGCTCAATTAATTGTTACTTTATATAATAAAGCTCAGTATGAAGCTGTAGAAAAATCTACTGCTTTTAATACAGAGTTAATGAATATCATTAAAGAAATAAATGATAAAGGTCTATCCTATGAGAAAATCCGTACAGAAAAAAACACCCTTGTAAGTAAACTTTCCCCAGAATTTAAAAAAGCTTTTGCTGAAGCTGAAGATAAGGAAAAGTTTGTTAGAGAAAATATTAGAGATTTAAATGCGTATACAGAAGAAGTTAATAAAATAAAACAAGAAAAAATAGATAAAATAAAAAATAGAACCCGTTTATTTCCAGGAGAGTATGAAGAAATTAATAAGAAACAGGAAATTGAAGAATTAGAAAATAAATATAATCCATTAAAACCTGTATACATAAATGAAGTTCTTTTAAAACATTTAAAAGAAGAAAAATGGTATTCAGAAGAATACAAAGAGTTAAATAGACCTGAAAATGCTCCTTTATTAGCTTTCTATAATAAAGTGTTAGAATTAAATGATATTGCAGAAAAAAGTGGATATATAGAATATAAGGAGAAAAGGAAGTTTTTACCATTTATGGAAAAATCCTTAATGGAAAAAATGGGTACAAATGGTTGGGATGTATTTAGTATTCCAGGTCAATTTATTGATAGTTTAAATGCTAGTGAAAAGGCTAAATACCAATATTCAGAAATTACAGGTAAAAGAGTTAGTAATTTAGCTAAACCTTTTACAAATAATATAGCCAAAAGTTTTGATTCTGAAGGAAATGTAAATTTTGATTATTCTAAAGTGAGTGGTCAAACAGGACAAGCTGTAATATTGTATGCTCAAGCTATGTTTAAATATCAAGCTATGTCTCAAATAGACGAGCAGATAGAACTTTTATTACAGGTAGAGCAACTTAAATCCCACATAGAAACTGATAGATGGAATAATGCTGTATTAGTAGAGGATGAAAATACAGGAGAGAAGAAGGCTATGACAGCAGAAGGTAATACAGAAAATGCTAAAACTCTTTCTGATTTTGTACAATATCTAATATATAATAACCGTTATCCACTATCTCAGGACGTAAATCTTGGTACTAATGCTGCTATAAACAGTATGAAGAGATTTATGAATAAAAATTTTGGTACAGAGTTTATAGAAACTACCACTGCTACATCAATGATACAAACTATTGATGCTATTAATAGGGGGTTCCAATTAAAAACACTTGGATTAAGTCCTGTTTCAGGAGTTGTAAACTGGTTTGGTGCTAACATACAAGCTATGGCACAAAAAGATGGTTATTTTACTGTGTTGGAATTCATGAAATCCCAAACTAAGCTGTCTAGAATGGCTCAGTTTACAGAAAAAGAAGGAGATGTATTCATAGCCCTATCTAAATTATTCAACCCTTTTACAGAAAACCATAATTACCACTTATTTTTAGAGGCACATACAAATGCTCTAGGAAGATTTACGTTTAATAACGTACTAGGTGTGTTTATGCAAAAACCAGAAATGTTAATTCAATCAGCTATTTTTGACAGTTTACTTAAAAATACTATGATAGTTAATGGTAAAATTGAACAAATTACTGCGTATGTTAATAGTAAATATAAAGATAATAGATATGATATTTCTTTAGGTAAAGAAGGAAGAGATGCTATCAATAAAAAGATAGAAGATGAAATAAACGACCTAAAAGAGAATAAATCCATAGCTGCTACAGCAGAATATAAAGATGGTAAATTATTAATAGATGGAGAAGAGTTTACTGATAAAGAGCAAATACAGAAACTTTCTATGAAGTCTAAATCTCTTTATAAGCGTATTACAGGTAATGTATCAGAAACTTCTGTAAATCAAGCTAAATTGGATATTTTTTCTTCTTCTATGATGGTGTTTAAAAACTGGGTCCCTAAATTATGGTATACACGTTTTGGAGAGTTAGCTAAAGTAAATGACCCATTTAATGCTAACGCTTATGATGTAGGTAGGGTGAAAGTATTAATGTCAATTCCTGGTGGTATTATAGCTAAAATACAAAATATTAACTCTATTCTAAAGGGTACAGATGAGGGTATTAGAACTTTAGATGATATGTATGTAGAATATGCTGCAAAGTATAAACTAAATACAGGGGAAGATTTTAAAATGGATAAATCTGCTTTCAATGATATGATAATTCAAAATTTATCAAATCAGATGAGGGAATTAGCTATTTTAGCTTCACTGTTCTCAGCTACTTTAGCCCTTGGATTTGTACAACCACCCGATGATGATGATAGAAGTAAAGCTGCCTTAAGAATAACTAAAAGAATAGTTGACCAATTTGTACAAGAGCTTTCTTTCTTCTACAATCCTGTAGAAATACAGAATATGCTCTCAGGGGGTATGTTCCCTGCTCTGGGTATGCTTTCAGATATGGAAAAATTTGTTACACATTCTACAAAAGAACTGTTTGGATATGATGTTTCTAATCCATATAGAACTCCTGAAGAAGTAAGAGATTCTGCCCACCCAATTAAAATGCTCTGGAGATTATTCCCTTCCTCTGCTTTAATGAAATTCACTACAATTATTGACCCAGAGACAGCTAAAGATTATGGTATAGAATTACCACAACAGACAGCACAGAGGTAATAATTGCTATATTACATTTAACAATCAGATGTGTTACTTTTTTAGTAGCCTATCTAAACTTATATTTGCATTATGTCCAACCCATCATGTTCAGTTATCCCTATTAATAACCCATGTCCTACATCACCTGATAGTAAGTGTGTGGTGTATACAGGTGCTATTTTACCAAACTTAGGGGTAAATACTAATGAAAGGTTACAATCTATATTACAAAAAATAGACGAGTTAGTAGGGATTAATTTTACTGCCACTCTAGCATCTCTGTACGATGTGCATCTTGTAAACCCATTAAATGGTCAATTATTATCATATGATGGTACTTTACATAAATGGATAAACATCACTCCTGTATATCAGAAACCTTTATCACTTACTACTTTAGGAAATAGTGGTAGTTCTTCTCTTATAGCTGACGTATTAAATGTTCCCACATATACACTTTCTGGGCTTGGTGGTGTACCTTTATCTCGTACTATCACTATAAATGGCACAACTTACGACTTAAGTGCTGATAGAGTGTTTGTTACAGGTAGTTTAACAAATTTCTCTGCAAACAATTTCTCTCCTTTATTTAATACATCTGTTTCCACATCTACTACCACTCCTGTTTTGAGCTTTACAGCTATACCACAGGTAGGTAATAAGATATATGCATCCCCAGATGGTGCTACAGGAATCCCTTTATTTAGAAGTTTAGTTCCTTTAGATATTCCTGCATTAAACTATGTTACTTCTGTAGGTGCTAGTGGTCCATTAGTTTCTTCAGGAGGATTAACACCATCTATTAGCATTCCTAAAGCAACAACCACTATAAGTGGTTATTTATCTGCTACAGATTTTAATGTATTTAATAATAAAGAAGGGGCTATTGTAGTAGGTAATATTAATCAATATTGGAGAGGAGATAAATCTTTCCAAAATCTTGATACATTAGCTGTAACAGAAAATATAAATCTGTATTATACAGATGCTCGTTCTAGGGCAGCTATTTCTGCAGGAGCAGGAATTTTGTATAATCCCACTACAGGAGTTATATCAGCTTCAGCTTCTTCTGTAACAATATCGGCAGGTGCAGGTATATCTATAACAGGAACCTATCCCAATTTTACAATAGCTTCCACTATTACGCAATATACAGATGCACTTGCTAGATTAACTATAAGTAGTTCTATTACAGCTATCACTTATAATAATCTCACAGGTGTATTTAGTCTTACAGCAGGATATGGTATACCAACTACTACAGAAATAGCAGCTTGGAATGCTCTTGTTACTATGACTTATCCTGCAGCAGGTATTGCTGTATCAACAGGAACAGGATGGGGAACATCTATAATAGATAATTCAGCTAATTGGAACACAGCATATTCTTGGGGTAATCATGCACTAGCAGGATACTTTCTTGCAGCTAATTTTAATAGTTCTTTTGATACTAGATTAGCACTAAAGACTACTACAGATTTAGCTGAGGGTACTAATTTATATTTTACAAATAGTAGAGCAATAAATTCTACTCTTACAGGATATATATCAGGGGCAGGAACTATCTCAGCTACAGATAGTATATTAAGTGCCATACAAAAATTGAATGGTAATATCACTGCATTAACAACAGGTGTCTCAAGTGTATTTGGTAGGACAGGAACTGTAGTAGCAGTTAGTGGAGATTATAATACAAGTCAGGTAACAGAGAATACAAATCTTTATTATACAGACGCAAGAGCAAGAGCTTCTATATCCCTAACAGTTACAGGTAATAATGGAGCAAGTAGCTATAGTAATACTACAGGAATACTTAATATACCAACATATACCTTAAGTGGTTTATCAGGTCAACCATTAAATAACAACTTAACTTCTTTATCAGGACTATCCTATGCATCCTTAGCTTTTGTTAAGATGTCTGCATCAGGAACATTTACTCTTGATACAAATACTTATCTTACAGGTAACCAAACAATTACTCTTTCAGGAGATGTAACAGGTTCAGGTACTACAAGTATAGCAACTACAATTGGAGCAGGTAAGGTAACTAATACAATGTTAGTTAACTCCTCTTTCTACATAGGAACTACTCTTATTCCACTTGGTAGAGCTAGTTTGGCACAATCCTTAACAGGTATTACATCTATAGATGGAAGTGCAGCTACTCTTACTACAGGAAGAACAATTTCAGGTACAGGAGAAGCTACATTTACAACAGGTGCTTTTGATGGTAGTGCAGCAGTATCAGGTAGTGTAACATTACTTAACTCTGCTGTTACAGGTAAAGTTCTTACAGGACTTAATCTTTCTTCAGGTGGTACAATTTTAGCTACAGATAGTATACTGGTAGCATTTGGAAGAGTACAAAATCAAATATCAGCTCTTGCAGGAGGTGTAACCTATCAAGGTGTATGGAATGCAAGTACTAATACTCCAACTATTACTTCTTCTGTAGGAACTAAAGGATACTATTATGTAGTATCTGTTACTGGGTCTACTAATATAGATGGTATCAGTGATTGGAAATTAGGTGACTGGATTATTTTTAATGGTACTACTTGGGATAAAGTAGATAATACAGATGCAGTATCAAGTGTAAATGGATTTACAGGAGCAGTATCTCTTACTACAGCAAATATATCTGAGGTAACAAATCTTTATTATCTTGATAGTAGAGCTAGGGCAGCAATATCTTTAACTACTACAGGTAATTCAGGGGCTGCTACATATAATAACACCACAGGAGTCTTTAATATTCCTACATATACATTTGATGGTCTTTCTCCTATGACTACAGCAGGAGATATGATTTATGGTGGAGTAGCAGGAGCAGCAACTAGACTTGGAATTGGCGGAGCAAATACAGTACTTCATGGTGGTGCAAGTGCTCTTTCTTGGAGTGCAGTGGTAGAAGCAGATATATCCTTATCTAATAACGTAACTAATAACGTTACTACAACTAGACATGGATTTGTACCTATTCTACCTAATAATGCCACCCTATTCTTTAATGGTCAAGGTAATTTTACTACTCCTAGTGGACTTAGTATTAATAACTCTTACTCACAAACAGGATTCTCAGGAACTACAGTAACTGTAGTGCATAATTGGGGAGCATATCCTGTAGTACAAGTAGTGGATAGTACAGGTGCTGTAATAATCCCAATGAGTATTGTTAATAATACGCTAAATGATTTTACAGTAACATTTTCTAGTGCACATACAGGAACTGTAATAGCTTCTGTAGGTGGTCCACAACCACAAGCGGTATCTGTAGTAACTTCAAACTACTCTGTATTGACTACAGATAGAATTGTTAAGGTGACAACAGTAGGTATTATAGTAACACTTCCTACAGCTGTAGGTAATACAGGTAGAGAGTTCTTAATTAACAACACTACAGCAGGAAACATTTTCTTAACAACAACTAGTTCACAAACTATTAATAATCAAATCACACAAACAATTCCTCCTTATTCAACACTAGATGTATATTCAGATGGTGCAGGATATTGGATTGTATAAAAATAAACTATTATGTCATATTTCACACAAGTTAGTTATTCAGATACAGGTTCTTTAGATGCGTTCTCAAGATTAAGAACATCTAATCCTGAAACTTTATTTGCTGTTCAATCTCAATATGATACCAATCCTATAGAGATGGAAGGAGGATTTATAGGTACAGGAACTGCTGCTCCAACTTATAGCACTTCTACAAGAATGGTTGCATTGACAGCTACTGCTGGTACAGGAAGTGTATTTTATCAATCCTATCAATATAGTTCATATCAACCAGGTAAAGCATTAAAACATGGAGAACCTGTTTTAACTGTTAATGGGTGGGTTAACATTGAAGATATAAAACTTGGAGATACTATCTTTGATGGACTAGGTAAAGAAACTAAAGTTATAGGTGTTTTTCCACAAGGAGAAAGAAAAATCTATAGAATCACTTTTGATGATGGTACTCATGTAGATTGTGATGGAGAACATCTTTGGAAAACCATTGTAAGATGGGAAGGTAAAGCAGGTCAAGAAAGAGTATTAACTACTAATCAAATGTTAGACGAACATGGGGAAGTATCATCATCTTATAACAGATGGAGAATACCTGCATCACCAGTACTTGAAATAACTGAAAAACCTGTTCCTATAGATGCTTATACATTAGGTGCTATTTTAGGAGATGGCAGTATAGATAAAAAATCTAGTTTTGTTCAATTTACTACAGCAGATTTAGAGATACTTTCTTATTTAAAGTGTGATATTAGTAAGTACGAGGCTAAGTATCAATATGGGTTATTAGGTTTAGCAGAAAGTATTAGAACTTTAAAATTAGATAATACTAATTTTTTAACTAAATTTGTTCCTAACGAATATTTATATAACTCAAAAGAGATTAGATTAGCAATTTTACAGGGACTGATGGATACAGATGGTACTGTAGATAAAGTAGATGGCACTACTGAATACAACTCAGCCAGTAAACAATTAGCGGAAGATGTTGCATTTTTAGTTCGTTCATTAGGTGGGCAAGCAAAAATAAAAATAAAAGAAGCTAGTTATAAGAATGAAGATGGGGATAAGGTTAAATGTTCTGACAGTTATAGAGTAAGAGTAATAATGCCTATTTGTCCATTTAAACTAGAGAGAAAATCATTCTATTGGAAGCCTAGAACTAGAATTTCTTTTGATAGATATATTCATTCTATTAAAGAGCTTGGGGATTACCAAGCAACTTGTATAAGAGTAGAATCAGAAGACCATACATTCTTAACTAGAAATAATATAGTTACTCACAATAGTCAATTTATAGCTTTAACAGGTGTAGTAGGTACAGGTGTTGCAGGAGCTGTAGTTGATTATGGATATGGTGATAGTTTGAATGGTATATTTTTAAGACAAAGTGGAACTACTATGCAAGTAGTACAAAGAAGTAATACTTCAGGAGCTGTAGTAGAAACAGTTATATCTCAATCTGCTTGGAATTTAGATAAAATGGATGGTACAGGTAACTCAGGAATCACTTTTGATGTTACAAAAGCATTTATTCTTATAATGGATTTACAATTCCTTGGAATGGGTAGAGTAAGATTTGGATTTGATATAAATGGAGTAGTATATTATTTTCATCAAATATTTAATGCTAACGTACTTGCTGTACCTTATATGCAACAAGCTACACTTCCTATCAGTGTTACCTTGACTACTACTGCTACTATAGCTACTAAAACATGTTATTTTAAATGTGCTACAGTACAGTCTGAAGGTGGTAGTTTACAAAACTTTGGGTATAACTTTGCTACCCCTGAAGGAACTGTAACTGCAGGTAATGGAGCTAGAACATCTTTATTAGCTCTTAGACCATTAACAACATTTAATGGAATTCCTAATAGGTCTCAAATTATTCTTGGAAATCTAGCAATAGCTGTTACAGGAACATCTCCTATATTCTGGGAATTATGTACAGGTGCTGTTTATACAGTAGCTCCTACATTTGCTAGTGTAAATGCTGCTAACTCTTCTACACAATATGGTACAGGTGGAACATTTGGTAATTTAACAACAGGTCAGGTAATAGCTTCAGGATATGTAACAGGTTCAGGAGCAGGAGCAGCAGGAGTATCAAGTCCTACTATTTCACTACATAATCCAATTGCTCTTAATAGAGCAGGTGCTGTAACAGCTTTAGGTACACTTAGTTTACTTGTATCAGGAATAGGAGGTAATAGTGCAACTAGAGCATCATTTAACTTTGCAGAAATACGTTGAGCCATTAAACTTTTTTATAATATAAAGTTTAAATTAATAATACACAATGAAAATAGATAGTCCTAAAATAGAAAATCTCATAACAAATGGTTTTGTAAAGACTTCAGGAAGTGATGGAACACTTTCTGTAGATACTACAGCGTATCAACCACTATTAACCCCTGCTGCTTTAACTAAAGTGGATGATACCAACGTAACTATTATATTGGGTGGGACTCCTGCAACTTCTTTATTACAAGCAGTATCTATCACACTTGGTTGGACAGGTACTCTTGCTGATGCTAGAATAGCTTCTGCTGCCACATGGAATGCAAAACAAGTAGCATATACAAATTTAACTACTATAGGCTCTTTAGCAAATGCTAATGGATTTTTAAGACAAAATGGTAGTGGAGTTTTTTCTTATGATACAAATACTTATTACTTAGCATCAAATCCAAATAGTTATACAAGTAATTTAGGTACTGTCACTAGTGTTTCTATGACTGTACCCACTGGATTAACTATTTCAGGTAGTCCAATAACTACGTCAGGTACATTAGCTCTTACTCTTACAACAGGATATTCTATTCCTACTACAGCAAGTCAGTCTAATTGGGATGCTGCTTATTCTGCTAGAATAACTACTCTTACAGTAATAGGAAGTAGTGGTAGTGCTACATTAGTAGGTCAAACATTAAACATTCCTACTTATACGCTCGCTGGTTTAGGTGGGCAACCTTTAAATACAAACCTTACTTCTTTATCAGCCCTATCTTATACGTCAGCCTCATTCGTTAAAATGACGGCTGCAGGTACGTTTGCTTTAGATACTAATACTTATCTTACTGCCAATCAGACTATTACTCTTTCAGGTGATGTTTCAGGTAGTGGAACAACTGCTATTACAACTACACTAGCTTCCATTATAACAGCAGGTGGACCTACAGGAAGTTCTTCTGTAGTACCCGTAATAACATACGATGCTAAGGGTAGACTTACTGCTGTATCTACAGCCACCATAACACCTGCATCTATTGGAGCATCACCTTTAGCAGGTTCATCCTCCATAACAACAGTAGGTACTCTCTCTAGTGGGAGTATTCCTTATAGTTTATTGAGTGGTACTATTCCAACTTGGAATCAGAATACAACTGGAACGGCTGCGAATGTAACCTTTAACAATGTTACAGGTGGTTCAAGTTATCCAGTATTATTGAATAGTACAAATTCAGTTGGCTATAATGCAACTGTATTTGTAAACTTAGTTAATGGCTCTTTAAATGCAACTACTTTTATTGGAGCAGGAAATTCATTGACATCATTACCAACTAATACTGCTTTATATCCTACATTAAATCAAAATACAAGTGGAACTGCTGCAATTGCAACAACATTTGGAGGTTCTACTGCAAATTTTGGTACTGCTGTTACTCCTGTTAATATTGTTGCCCAACAATCAGGCGGTTCATTGGGCGTAGTAGCAGTTGCAGGGCTTCAATCTTTTCTTGGACTTGGTTCTAACGCTTATACTTCTACTGCTTATTTGCCTTTAACTGGCGGAACTTTGACAGGGGGATTAACAGGAACAAGTGCGAGTTTTAGTTCTAGCGGTAATACATTCACAATTCAAAATAATGGAGGTGGAGATAATCTAATTCTAAATAAAGGTACTGGGTCGTCTATAATTCTTAATAAAACAAATACTACTGCTCAAAGTTGGGCTATTGCCGCCGACCCTAATTTTAGAATTTCAGATGCAACTGCATCAACAAATCCTTTTACAATTACATTAGGAACAGGAGCAGCTACATTTAGTAGTAGTGTAACTGCTAAAACATTTTCAACATCCTCTGTTATCAATCCACCAAGTTCGGGCGTAACAACAGGAGTAAGTATAGGTTTTGATGCAAACCACGAATGGGGATGGATTCAATCAACAAGAAATAGTGCAAGTGAAATAAGAAATTTATTTATACAGCCTTTAGGTGGTAATACATCTTTTGGTGCAACTCAAACTATAACTTTTACAAGTGCAGGAGCAGCTACATTTAGTAGTAGTGTTCAAGCCACTTCAATGTCTATTGGTATTGCACCACAAACCGATAAACTATTTATTTATAATGAAAGTGGTACAAATACAGGAGAAACTATTCAACAAGATGGAACAGGCGATATTTTTAGGGCAAATGGAAATAGTGGGGCTAATAGGTTTACAATTACTCAAGCAGGAGTAGTATCAATATTAGCCACCACCGCTTCAACAAGCACAACAACAGGTGCATTAGTTGTAAGTGGGGGTGTGGGGGTTGGAGGTAATGTATATGCAACAGGCTTCTACAACTCTTCTGATGCTATATTAAAAAATGTTTTATCTAGAGATGGAGATGTAGTATATTTTAATTGGAAGGATAAGAGAGATAATCTACTACATATAGGATATATTGCACAGGAGATGCTTAGTGTATATCCAAATCAAGTAAGTGGTGTGGAAGGTTCTTACAGTGTTAATTACACTGAGATATTAGTAGATAAAGTAAGAAGATTAGAAAATAAAGTTTTAGAACTTGAAAAATTATTGAATATATGAGTTGGGCAGGACTAGCACAAAATCAAGCAGTGTCTTGGAGAGACTTACAAGATGCAATAACAAATGGTTATTTTGCAGCAGGAGGTACAGGTATATCTGTAAATGACCAGTGTATTTATAAAAGCCTAGCTACAATACCTAACTATGTAGCTATTAATACAGCATGGAGTACTTATGCTTCTAGAGCTACTAATGATTTATTACTAAAACGTGATTTCTGTCCTTATTATAGTTATACTATTTATGTATCTTTATATCACACTACTTTTACAGGTTATACAAGTTCAGCTCTTGCTTGTGCCCACGCAGGAACTACTATAACAATATATAGTCCTTCTAGTAGTATTACAGCAGGAGCTAAATTATATTATTTTGATGCTACATCTAATGGGTTTTTTCCATTTGGATTAAATAATACTAATGATTGGTTTTATGATTTAGCAGGTGATAAAGCTGTTCAAATGGGAACATCTTTTACCAATACTGTAGCAGGAACAACAGCTTGTATAACTTATACTACTTGGTTGAAAAATGGAGGTATAAGTTATGCTAGTACATCTGCTGCTTGTGCTGCTGGTACTGGTGGACCTACCTTATATAGTAGTATATCAGGAATGGTAACAAGTGTAACTACCTTTTATACTAATACCGCATTAACTACACCATTTAATGGGGGTGGTTTGATTTGGAGTGTTAGCCTTGGTCCTACATACACAAGTAAATATGCAGCAACAATTAATAGTAGTGGTGTAGTAACTTCTTATACAACTTGTTAATGAAAGCAATAATTAAAATAGGAGAATGGAAGTTATTTGGTGCTAGGACAGTAGGTCTAACATTATATCCATACATCTTCTTAAGAAAATCCTACTTTGATAGAATGCCTAAAATTGTACTTGATAATACAATTAGACATGAAACAATTCATATAAAACAACAAGCTGAATTATTAGTACTACCATTTTATATATGGTATGTGGTAGAATATGTAATTAAATTTTTTAAATACGGAGCATACGCTTATGAAAACCTTTCTTTTGAAAGAGAAGCTTACCAAAATGAAAAAGATGAAAATTACCTATCTACTAGAAAACCTTGGTCTTTTATTAAATATTTAACTAAATAAAAATGAAAAAAGTCTTATTAATTTTAGCTTTAAGCTTTGCAGCTTGTGAGCCTCTACCTAGTCCAGTGAACAAAATTATTGTGGTTCCAACACAACCAACAAACTCAGATGCTAAATATACAGCAATGGGTACATTAAGTCTTTACACTACAGCAGAAGAAGCTTTTGCAAACCGTGTTTCAGGTGGTGCATACCATTTTATATATGGTGTAGTAAATGTACAAGATAAAGTGTATACATCAGTATCTACTACCACTCCATTTAATGGACAAGGTAAATGGATATGTGTATCATTCGATGGGGGACATGTTTGGAAGTCAATTCAAGTGGATAATTATGGTGAAGTGTTACAGGTTCGTTAAAATTTAAATAAAAAATGTTAAAGTTTCTAGTATATATACCAATTATTGTATATTGTTTATTATATTTGTACTTTATTATTAAAACTTTAAAAAATAAAAAATGAATTTTAAAATTGCAGATTTCAAAGTAGTGAACAAAGTAGCTAATACTCTATCTATAGATGTAAATAGCACAGTATTTGATGGTAAAGTAAGTGGAAATATTTCTTTATTAAATGTAGTAGATACATCTATTGATGGTATTCCTACTCCTATGCATATGTTATATGGTTCAATTTACTCTGAACAATTTACTTTAGAAGTAACTCCGACAGATGATATTCCTTCTTTAGTGAAAAAAGCAGCAGCTCAACAATTAGGTGTAACATATTTATAATTTTATGAATGTATTAAAGAATCTACCCTATTTGATAATAGTGGTATTATTTGGAGTGGTAATGCTCCAAAGATGTGGTAAAACTCCAGAAGTAGCTAAACCTAAAATTGATACGGTAGTACGTATAGATACATTATATATACATGACACTGTTCCAGGTAAACCTATTTTAGTTTATTCTAAACCTGAAATTAAATGGAGAGATAGTATTCAATATATAGCTGATACAAGTTATGAAGGACTTTTAGCTCAATATGATGCTTTAGGGGATAAATATTTTTCTAGGAATGTATATAAAACTCCTTTTAAGTTAGGTGTTTATGGGGATGCAACTGTAATAGATACTATTGTAGCAAATAAAATAATGGGTAATAATATATCATATAATATAAAAATACCAATTGTTACTAATACTATCACTATAAAAGAACCTTATAAACCTAAAAATCAGGTGTATTTTGGGGGTGGAATCAATGGTAATCAGTCGAGTTTAATTAATTCTGTGGAAATGGGATTCCTTTATAAGAATAAAAAAGACCAAATATTTGGTATAAAAGCCCAACAGTCATTTACATACGGACTTTCTTTCGGTGTAAATAGCTATTGGAAAATCAAATTCTAATAATATGTTCCAAGAATTATCAAAAAGATGGAATGCAGAATCTCCTGCTTTCTTTAACAAAATTAAAAATTTCTGTATAGCTACAGGAGGAAGTGCATCAGCTATATTAGCTGCAGCGTCTGTACCAAACATTGTTGTACCAGCTATAGTGATTAAAATAGCTAGTTATATTGTAATTGCCTCTGCTGCAGCAGGAATAACAGCAAAAACCACTGTAAAAAACACAGAAGATTTAAAATAAATTTGGTAAATTAAAATAGTTAATCTATATTTGCCTAATAAATAAATATTTTATGAGTACGTACAAAGATTTTAATGCGTTAGCTAAAAAGCTACAGGATGTAATTGGTAGTCAAGAGACTAAAGTACAAAAGAAAATTGTAAAGATTTTTGAAAAAATTAAACTAACTTTGGAAGCCTTTCAAGCTGCTGCTGACGAACTCCGTTTGGACAACGCATCAACAGATGAAAAAGGTATTCTACTTTTAGACGACAAAGGTGGTTATAAGTTCTCTAAAGAAGGTTTGAAAACGCTTACTAAGCAAATTCAAGAATTAGAGAATAAAGAAGTTGACTTTAAACCACTTAATGTGGTAAACCCCCAAGGTTTGGAAACTTTTACCTTCTTAAAAGATTTTACCGTAGGTATTACTTTTGAAGAAGATGAAGAAGACGAAGAGCTTTAGGATTAAATTATTAACTATATAATATACCCTTTTCTGCCTAATGGTGGAAGGGTATATTATTGTTTAATCCCACCACTGTTGAAATGAATTCAGATGTACAATCAGCTATAATAGCCGCAGCAGCCGTCTTACTAGCAAAACCAATTGAAAGTTTCTTTGAAAAAAGAAAACAAAAAAAAGAAGCACTTAAGGTATTAAATGAAAAATCTGACCTATCTGATGAAGATTATTACGACAAAATAGGAGAAGTATTGGGGGTTATACAAAAAGAAACACAAGCTCACCGAGTGTTTTATTTAGCAGCCCAAAATGGTGAAAAAACTTTAGATAACTATAGTATTAAAAAACTCTCTATAGTAGCAGAAGTTAATGCAGAAGGAGTGGATGAAATTATCCATCAAATGCAAAATGTTCCTGTTGTAACTTTTAAGAGAAAGATAAATCTATTAAAGTTAGCTCCTAGTGGTTATTCAGTGAGTAATGAATCAGAACTCATAGATAGACTCAGTAGGATAAATGTTTCTTATGGTATGAATACCATGCTATCGTTTAAAGTGATGAACATTAAACATGGAGAACATTGGACAGGGATATTATGTATAGGTTTTGAGGAGTGTGATAGACATTTAGCAGAAACTGAAATTGCTTGGTGTTCTGTACAAGCCGCAAGAGTAGAAACAATCATATCTAAAATATAAAATTATGTCAATACCAGCACAACCAATAGGTTTATCAGTAGAAGGAAAACTTCTGTACGAAATCCTTAAAAAACTGGACGCTATCCTTACAGGAAGTATTAAAGTAAATGTTACTAACCCTGACACTGCTCCAGCAAACGTTAAAGTTATACCTTAATCAAATTAAAATAAAATAAAAATGACTCAGAACAAGAATCTTAAAGCCTATGCTCGCTACGACTCTCAAAACAGAATTGTATCTTCTAGTGTAGTGTTACGTACTAAAAAACCTTCAGGTAACTTTCAAGAAGTTAAAGGTTATTTGTGTTGCAATAAAATTTTTAGTGTTAGTGCTACTCCTACAGGTACTTTTACTACTACAACAACTATTACAGTAACTTGTGGTGGTACAGATTTACTATTAAGTGTGGTAAGTGACTTAGATTTAACTCCTGCTGAAATTGTAACTGCTTTATTACCTTACACTGCAGTGGGAACATTTTCTACAGATAATACATCTGTAACATTAACAGGTCCTATTTGCGATAATGCAACTCTTGCTATCGTAAAGGCATAAAAAATAACCTATGGCAGATTTATTCGGCGGAATGAAATCTGGACTTACCCCAGAAATCGTAAAGGGAAAATTATTCTCTTTTCATAATACAGCACATTCTTTACATTTAGATACAAAAAGCTTTGAAGAACATGGAGCTTTAGGTAGTTTATATGAAGGATTAGCTGATTTTAAAGATGATATTCCCGAAAAATTAATGGGGTATATGGGAGGAAAAAGAATGGGACAATGTAAATTAGACCCTCTTCCAGTATATTCTCCTACAGCATCCAGTGTATTATGCAGAGAAATTCTTGATTTCGCTAAGGAATTAAGTGACTATGCAAAGAAAAACTCTTATTTAGACATTGATAATATGTCGGCAGACCTTAGTGGACTAGCTGCAAAAACAATTTATCGTCTTAGCCTATCCTAATGTGCACGATTATTTTAAAAGGTACAGCAGCAGATGTTCTATTAGAGAACGAGAAAACATACATTAACTATTTGAGTGGTATATTAGATAGTTGTGACGAACTCGCTACAACAGAAATAACTAGAAACCCCTCTACATATAGTTTTAGAATCGTGTGTTCAGCTCCTAAGTATTCTCAAATAGTGCTATCCCAACTACTTGATTTTCATAATTTGCTTAATATAAAGCTTGACCTTTCTAAGTCAATTAGAAATGCAGGAACAATAAATTTTGAAATTACACTAAACTAGCGTATATTTGTAAAAATATATTACAATGGCAAATGAACAGAAATATCAGTGGGAACCTGATGCAAAATTTGAACTTACAGGATTAGAATACAATCTTATCCTTGCAGCTACACAAGAATTCTTAAATTCTGCTGCGTCACAGCGTGTGCTTTTAATGCAACAAGCTAATATTATTCTAGAAAATAAGCTAAAAGAAGGAGTCGACAAAGGGATTGTACAAACAATTGGAAGTTCTGAGACTAATTTGATTAACGAGTAAATGAAAAGGAGGGGTTAGTTCCCCTCCTTTTTAATTTATAAAACTCCCCAATCATTGGCTTGCATATCTGTTTGACTTGCTAACCATCCTGTAACATAAGTTTTATCTGCTGCCCACATATCAATGTGAGGGACAATTTTAAACTCTGTACAGCCCTCAGATTCTAAGAATTCTTTAGTAAAATGTGTACCATCTCTTAGTTTATCTAGTGGTACTGAATATCCGCCTGCTTGCACAAGAAACATATTTTTACCATTCCAACCACTTCTAGATACTTTTTTACCTTCTTTTAACGCTTGTATAGCTTCTCCAAAATTCATATTATATTTGTTCAGATAAGCTGTCCCCCTGTTTTATGTTACTTCTTTTATCCATTTCCCTTGCGAAATCTATCCACTCTTGATATTTATCTGGTATTATACCATTATGTCTATTCGAGTGACAATCCCCACACACAAGAAGAATATTCCAAGTTTTAAAAGCTATATCTTTACGATGAGCTTTTTCTATTAAATGGTCCCAATAGATGGTTTTATTTTCCCCTACAAGGGGTGTGTCGCATATAAGACACCTTCTATTTTTAGGTTCTATCCTATCCCATAAACTTTGGAACCATTCGTGTAACTCTCTTGTGAATTCTTTTTTAGCTTGTAACCTCACCCCTGAGCTTTTTCTTTTTGTAAGCATAATAGTACATTGTTGTTCGGTCTCGTTGTAAGATATTACTAGCTAGTTCTAAACTAAAATTGTGTCTAAATACATATGTAGAGTAGTCTACTAGCACTTTTCTCTCGTTAGATTTTAATTTACTGATTCTTTTAGTTCTGTCCATAATATCATCTACAGTGAGGTTGTATTTCTGACAAAACTCCGCTAATTTAGCTCGTAATGTTTCCTCCTGGTTTATAGGTCTATTATGGGACATAAGCTCAAAATCTACAACTAATTTCTCTTGGAAAAGATTTTCGTATTCTCTTTGAAACTCTTTTATTTTAGTTAGTCTTGTTATATCCATACGATTTCTTTTTAAAATATACTGTTTTACATAATGGTATAGCTGGTATAATTACAAGATATATGTCTAAATCTCGTTTAAATTCTAGTTTTATTATCACCTTGAACAAATATCTACCATCTTCACTTAACAATCCTTTCACAATATTCTGTTCTGTAATTCTAATAGAACGTGGATAGACTAATAAACTACCATTCATTCTTTCTTTTATTCTTTCTAAAGCATGCTTGCTGTAGTCTAATTCAAAGAAATCAGTACGATATTGGTATTTATTAGCTACTATCTCTTCTTTAAACACTTCTCGTATCTTTCCCATACTATTTCTCCTTATTATACGCTTTAAACCCAGCTTTTGCATTATATAAGTCTACAAGAAAGTTGATTTTATTCTTCCATTCTTGGAGGGCGACTTTTTTGCGTCCGTCAGGTTTTTCTTCGTATAGTTTTTCTAATTCATCTCTTATATCTGCAGCATTAATATACTGTTTCTTATAGAGATTAATTTCATCTTCCCCTACTTCAAGGATAATGCTAGATTTCTTCTTCATCTAAATTCCTCCTTTGTTTTTCCATTATAGCTGATAGAGTAGTAGCGTCATTGCTACTAAAATCTATATTCATAGAGATGAATTCATCTAAATGGTCATTGTTAAGCGTGGATAAATAATTTTCTAAACTCATATTATAAATTAAAAGAAAGATTTATTTCTTTCTTAAGTTCCAGTACTGCCGAATCCGCCAGTACCTCTTTCTGTAGAAGAAAGCTCGTCAACTAATATTAAATCCACATGAGGGAATGGGATAAACATAATTTGACCGATTCTGTCTCCAAATTGATAAATAGGTGGTAACTTAGATATTTCTTTATATCTAAATTTTACTGTATCTCTAAAATCTGAATCAATTATCCCTACAGAATTGCCTAGGATTAAATCCATTTTTGTATTACTACTACGAGGGAATAATAGCCCCACAAAACCCATAGGTATTTCAAATGCAATTCCTGTATCATATTCCCAATAATTACCTTTTTCATTAAATACTGGTTCAGACATAGCAGTTAAATCCATACATGCAGCACCTTCACTAGCATAGAATGGTGTAGGGACTAAATCAAATGCTTTTTTATATTTAATAGTCATCAGCTTCTTTTGTTTTAGGTGATAATACTTCTTGTAAGTAATCTGTAGTAGCTAATTCCGCTTCTTGTAAATCAGACATATCTACAATTTCAATAGGTTCTTTAATAGCAGCTAACACTTTATTTTCAATTTCTTTTAGTAACTCAGTGTTATCTAGTAAGAAAGCTTCTAATTGTCCTTGCCCTACTCCTAATTTACTACCTTCAAAAGAATACGTATTACCTGTCTTACCAATAATACCCTTTTCAATAGCTAATTCCATCACTTCCTTATAACGTTGAATTCCTTTTCCAAACTCTACATAATATTCAAACTCTTTCCAAGGAATACACACTTTAGATTTAGTGATTTTACCTTTCACATAAATACCATAAACACCATCAGTATCCTTATCAATACTCTTAGTAATTTCTATTTTAAGAGCTTGTAAGTATTTCATAGCCTCACCTGCAGGTTCAATATATGGATTACCATATCCTCCTGGATTCATTCTATACTGATTTAAATAAACGAAAGCTGACTTAGAAACACTCAAAGCAGCATTAATTGCTCTATAAGCCTTAGCCATAAGAGCAGCAATCCTACCTATTTGTACTCCTGCCATACCTGATGTAATTTCAGCCATAGGAATAAGAGCAGCAACACTATCCATTACAACAATACCATAAAAATTACTCTTTAATAATTTACAAGTAATTTCAATCCATTCTTCACCTGATACAATGTCTCTGTCTTTTACACCATTAGCTTTAAGCAAAGATTCTCGGTCTACTAAATCCAATAAGTCAAGATTTACCCCTAAACTCTTAGCATACTCTAAATCTAATGTACCTTCTACATCACAAAATGCACAACGATTACCTTTCTTTTGGTCTTCTGCTATAATATGTAGAGCCAATGTAGTTTTACTACTACTTTCCTTACCTAAAATACAAGTGGTTTTTCCTCCTTTAGGAATTCCCAACCCACCTGTAGCTAAATCCAATGTTAAACTACCTGTACTACACCATTCAGCGACCTCTTCCATTTGTTTAGAAGATGCCGCTACAATAGTACCTTTTCCAAATAGTTCTTCTAGTTGTTTTAGTCTTTCGTCAACGTTAATTTCTGATTTCTTGCTTTTTGCCATAGTTATTTATTTATGTAAATTTAAGAAATTTATCTCAAATTTCCTAGTTAATAACGACACAATTTATGTCTTCTTTCTTAATTTTTGACTCTTCTGTACCATCCCAATATCCTTCTATATCCATCGAATACACATGAATATCTTCTACTTTAGCAGGAGTGGGTTCATTATGTACTTTATAATAACTATTACCTTCATCATCCATACTGTATATACAAGGAAGATTACCAAATTCAGGATTTTCTATTAGCATTTCTGTAATGCATTCATGTAATTTTCTTAATGTCATATTAATTCTATTTCATCTTTTACTTTAGTCCAATATTGGAATCCTCTATCAGCCCCCATATCACTTAATATATTCTTTACTACTTCTAAAGCAGCTCTTTTACTATATTCTATTACTATAGAAGGAGGATACCTCCCATATTTAAACATATTGTAAAAGAAGTCATATAATTCTTTAGCTTTTTGTTTAGCACTTATCATATATCACTTTTTAATTCCCACTCAGATTTCCAAGTGGATTCTTTTGTATCAAAATCTGTCCATCCCCATGTAAATTTAGCTATTTTAACGTCTCCACTGCAATACTCATTTACCCATAACCATTGTTCCCAATATTCATCGGTTCCTTTTACGCAATATATTCCAAAAAATAGCCATTCAAATATGAAAGTAGGGGGTTTTTCGCATCTAGGGCTACCCCACTTATCTTTCCACAATAATCCATGTTTCACTACATCAGGTATCCATACCCACTTGTAATTTTTATACCACGTTATAGTCCATTTAGCTTTTTTCATAACATAAAATTAAAAACCCCCAATTAAGGGGGTTTAGTTTATAATCTATCCTGAATTGAACAAGAATTTCCACTGCAGGCAATGGAAGCATAATCGCTAACATCTTTATATTCAGGCTTAGTAAGAATCTTTGAAAGGTCTACTTCTTTAAATTGTTTATCAATGGTTTCCCATTTATGCAGAATATGCACATCTTTTAAACAATATACCATATTATCTATGTTATTCTTAAAATAGTTCTTAGCAAATTTCTTAGCTCTATCAATCCAATATTTCTTCAATAACACTTGTTCTCTTGTTCCTGCAATAGGTTCCGTTTTGTCCTTTACAGATTTACAAGCTTGCCAAAGATTACCATTAAAATAATGTAACCCATCTACAATAAGTCCCGAAGCAAATAAAGCTCCTGTACCATATTTAGCAATAATTTCTTCTAATGTAACTAGTTCTGTTAGGGGGGCTTGATTCCACTCTCTACTACCAAAGTCACTTAAGAAAGAAATAGCTGTAAAAGCATCTTTATTATCCCAAATATAGTCAGCACATTTTTCCTTATCTCCTTCTCCTAACACTACTGTACAGGATACATTATGATTAATACCTCTATATCCACATAATTCAGGAACAGTTCCTGGCATTACCCAGTTTTCTTGTACTAATTTAATGTATTCTAGATGTTTTACACCCAGTACATCTTTCTTTAATAAGGCATCTTTATTATTCGCTACAGGAACATATACAACATAATCAGTTTTACTGTCACTATGTACACTTTCCTCTATCATATAAGGTCTATTTTCGGCTAACCACTTAGCTACGGTGTTTTCTTTGTTAATTTGCATCACTCTAAAATAGTTTCTAGCTTCTTCAGCAGAAATACCACCTACAGTCATAGCAATAACACTAGAATTACCTCCAGGTTTAACACAAGTAGTACGAGCAGCTTGATTGATTCCTATCATATCAGCTACTATTTTGTTCGTATTCACTACTAATGCAGCACCTTCTCTTAGCCATTCTGGGTTAAATAGCTTAGGATTATTCATCCAACCTATTACAGAAATTCCTAATAAAGCTTCTTTCTCAAAGATTTTTTCACTCACCTCTCCTAAATAAGGGAAAGACGTATAACCTGCTTGACAAGTTCCTAATATAGCAGAATGAACACAAGCTTTCAAAAATAACTCTTTTGTAGTACATTTTTCAGCTACAATTTCATTTAAATTACATTGCTTAGTTAAAACATTATTAAATACTCCTTGGTGTAATTCTGTTTCTTCAAAACAATATGAGTTATGTAAACCTGGGAGTAACTCTATAGTATCTATAATTTGTACTTTTCCTTTTTTAGTTGGTTCTTCTTTTGATAACTCTCCTTTTGAACACCATAGCTCGGAACAGTCTGAAATTTGTAAATACCATATATCTTTATTTCTAATAGCATAGTTAGTTTTTACTCCTTTTTCTTGCATTAAATTAACAGAAGAATCTATCCCTATTTTTGTTAGCAACAACTGGCAATCTCTAATTTTACTTTCTTCCCCATAAATTCTCAGCTTGCCATTATAAGTAATTGTACCGTCAGTATCTACCCACCCAGCAATAAAATTAATAATACTCTGTTTATTCCAAGTAAACACTTTAGATGGTAAACCTTCTTCATATTTTAAAGAAACCGAAAAATCTCTATCTAATTTATCAAAAGTTACATTATAATAATCTCCTGATTTTGTGGTGTTTAACACTTCACTTTTTTTACCACATATAAAAGGGAAGTCTAAATGAAAATTAGATTTATAAACAGAGGCAAAAGGTAGTCTTGATTTACCATTTTGATAATTTCTACACGTACCGTCACCTAATAGAAAACCATAATCGTAAGCATATTCTTCTAAGACACCATCAGTATATATAATATTAGATTTAGGTACTGAAACTTTATATTTTTCAGTATTATTCAATAATTCAGATAGTTTTAACTCTCTGTAGTTTTCTTCAAATCTATTTTTAACCAAAAACTTATGATTTTCTGTACAATCAAGATAGGACCCATCTGAAAAACCCACTCTATATAGATTTCTATTAACACCTGTTAATACAGGCTTAACTTTTGACCATTTAACCCCATTCCAAATCTCTATTTCTTCCTTATTTTCCGCAACTTCTCCAATAACTCTAATTCCATCTCTAGTTATAAGTTTTGTGTTATATTCAACACATCCCTGTACTCCAAATAAATCTTCATTAACCTTTGTAAACTCTTGAATATCATCATAATGTATTTTACTTAAATCCCCATCATAAAGAATAGGTAGTTTACTAATTTCAAAACAAGGATTGAACATATCAAACCAAGAGTTAGCAAATACGAATCCAATATCATTTTGTCCACCATTTAGATTTACAAGATAATCAAACTGTTCTTTTGTTACTAAATTACGTATTAATATAACGCTATTATTGGTTCTTTCTCTTTGTTTGTTTTCAGAATACCAATTCCCTGTTTTAGCTAATATCATTTCCTCGTCATTAGGGTCTACGATGAAATCCAAAGCAGCTCTTCTCACGCCACCACTAAGTACAGCATTAGACAAATGGCAAATAACATCTCCAACTACAATAGGTCTTAATTCATTTCCTTCTGTAATCATCCAATTATCTAACACTTGCTCTATTTTTTCAAGAGCATTTTTAAGGGGTTCATAACCAGGGGCTTTAAATCCCCCAGAGATAAATGTACCTTTTTCACGTATACCGCTACCATCGAACTTAATCTTATACCCTGTATATTCAGGAAAAGGGGCTTTATCTACAAAATAAGAAGACATTAATACACCTGCTGCATCTGCCCATCCTTCAATACTATCTTCAATTACAAATGTTTTTGTACCTAATAATCTAGGCTGAATCTTTGAAATATTCTTAACAAAAGGAATTAATAAACCTACACCTACTCCACAACCATTTAAAGCTAGATAGAACACTTCTTGAAAAACTCTGTTTCTTGAAGCATGCGTAGAAGTACAATTGTACATCCTAAGATTACTCCTTTCTATTTGTTTATATCTATACTGTAAATTCCTTTGTGAAGCTAAAATAAGCATATCACCTAAAGAGTCTTCTACTTCGTTTAGTAATACATTTAATTCTTCATTTTGATACTTTATTCTATGCCCATTAATAATGTCCTTAGAAGCATCTTTCCATGTTTCATACCTACCTTCATCCATCCATTTAAAATAATCTGAATGTAATTTTAGGTCAGATAGAAACTTTTTTCCTTTGTTTGTCATTTAATTTTGTTTGATTGTTAAAAAATAGAGGGTCGCAAATATAAGAATTCACGACCCTCCTACCAATAGTTTTTAAACTTATTATTTAATCTTTCTTGTTTAAGAATCTATAATAAGTTAATTCTGCTTCTATCTCCATAGCAAAATTTTTTAACAAATTCTCCACATCTCGTATCAATATCATACCACAATCTTCACATTGTCCCTCTTTAAAAGGGAGTTCTTTCTCCTTTATTTTAGTAAGATATTTAGTTAACGTTGTCATATTAATTCTTTTAAACTATGAATCCTCTTATAGCCAACATCATAACGTTCATTATGCGGAGTGTCATATAGGAAACAACATATTCCTGCAGCATTAAGAGCTTTAAAATTATCAAAACTATCATCTACAAAAATATCAATTCCAGCTTGTTTAGCTACATCCACTTTAGATTGTCCCACACCTACACAAAATACAGGTTTTGTAGGAAAACCATTATCATCCAACCATTTAGTAGTAGTTACTACTGTACATGGTCGACTAGTAATGTAACAAGCAGGTTCAAATGGAATATCTTCTGCACTAATTAAAGGTTTTAATCCTGCATAAAAACTTTCCAAAATTCCTTTTTCCTTCATATCAACAAATCTCTGCACAATCTCCCTATCGAAGAACCATGATGTAGGGGCATCTTTAATATCGTAAAGCTCTCTCCAACCTCCTAACCAGTCACATAACACTTCATCAATATCTAATCCAATTTTAGGTCTTTGTAAATATCCATGAGCTCTGTCGTCTCCTTGAGGATAGATTTTGTAATAGGCTGTAAGAAAATGTGCATTACAAGCTAAATGAGCAGCATGCAATTCTCCTGTTTCTCCATCATAATCTTCCCCTTTTTTAATAGCAGCTAAATGTCTTTCTAATGATGAAATAACATTGCTCCATTTCATACCTAATTCCCAGTTTCTTTCAGCATACTTTTGAGCCCCTTTAGTAAGTATTTTTACCATTTCTTCATGTGCATAAGGATGCACTAAATCATAACGTAATTTTCCTTCGTTAAAACGAAGTCCTCCTCCTTGTTCCATTTATTAATTATTTAAGAATTCAAAACCTACTTCTATAGCTGATTTTGTAAGGACTTTTCTATTACTTATTTCATTAATAGTTAAATTAACATATTGCTTTTGGCTATCAAGAAAATCTAATACAGCATATTGATTAGCTGCTAAAATCACCATAGCATATTGACTTGCCATTTCATCGGTAATTTCAGGTACTACAATATCCGTTTTATCTGCTATTTCTGCCATCATAGTGGTTTGCATGTCTACAAGCTCACCTTTAGCCCATTGTTCCATTAATCCCTTGGTTTTGGGATATTTAGCTAATAGGTCTGTTGCCCATTGCATTTCATCTTTCATATTCATATTTATAAATTTATAATGTTACCATTGTTAATAACCCCTTTATCGAATCTTCCATCTTCTACTAACGAACCATTACTAAAAATAGTGTCTAATCCAGATAATGTCATAGTTCCTTGATTAATACAGTCTTTAAAGCGATGAATATGCCCAAAGCACACTAACTTATGTGTGCTATTCATACAATGTTTTAAAAGACTTCTATCCCCACATTGCTCAAAATCATTATTTCTATTCTGAGTTAGGTCAAGTATACCTAATGGAGGACCATGACTGATAAGAATATCAGTAGTAGGTTCAACCATTTCCCATATTTCGTTCATCTTAGCTCTATTCTTATTAAATGCCCATCCTTCACCAAAAGAGGGTGTAATTGGAGTACCAAAGATACGAAATCCTTCTATTTCAGTGTAATCATTTTCTAGATAAGTTATTCCAACACTATGAAAATCAGAAGGAGTTACTCTTCTTCTTTCGATAGCTAGGTCATGATTCCCAGCCGTAGCTAGCTTATGCTTTATTGGTAGAGAACCCATCCATTCTATAAAATCCCTACATTCTTTTTCACTTTGAATTAAATCCCTAGGATTTGACATATCTCCTGAGAATATAACCATATCCACTTCAGGAACTTTAAGTTGTTTGTGGAAAGTATGCGTCACGTATCCGAGATATGCCATATGGTTAATGACTTATCTCGGATATTATTTTTTAAATTTATCATAAATTATATTTTTAAGTTCTAAATTAAAACATTCAGTATGTCCCTCAAATTTACTAATAGGCTTATATTTTAATGTTTTAAATCCTTTTAAATAATACTGTTCTATATTAGATATTTCTGTAGAATTACTTTCATATTCTAACAATATATTATATTTATAATTTTTTACACCATGATATCTTTTTTTAATATTTACACGGGTAATTCCTATTTTTATAAATCTCTCAGTCTCATTAAAAAATTCTAACATATAAAATATACATTGTTTGTTTTTTGATTTCTCTATCCAATGTGTTCTACTAAAACTTGAATTATCTTTTTTACATATAGGACATCCTCTACCTAATAAATGACTTTCAATAAGAGAGTTAAATATACCATGTTTTTCACAAAATACATCTATTTTCTTTTTACTATTTGTATAATCAAAAACAGGGTATGAATATTTATTATTATGTTTTTTATTAGCTTTAAAACAAAATAAGTCATAAGGTTTAGTACATGATACTATAGATACAGGATGACCTTGTAACAAATCATAACATTGAGGTTCATATTGAAATCCATTATTATCTTGAACTAATAGTTTACTTTTCATACCCTTATAATTAATAAGAGTAAGGTTAGGAAAAATAGTATGTATCTTTCCTTGAATATATTTATATTTATCAACAATACTATAACAATTTGTTTTGTGCTTAAAAACTCTTCCAGGCATACGTTTAAACTCATTACCCTCTTTATCTTTAAATATAAGAGGAGTAGATAAGTTTTTAAAATAAACTATTTCATAGTCAGGATATAACTCTTCAAATTGTTTAAAGAATAATAAAGTCCTATCTTTAAAGGAAATACTCATTCTTTTATTTTTACTTTTGCTTCATATCCACATATAGGACAGAAATTAACTTGGTTTCCATACTCTTCATTATCAACAAAAAGTTTTCCATCTTCATCTTCTGTACAAGACGTAATAGCTTTACCCCAAAGAGTAATATCTGCTTTTTTAGATAGTACACATTTATGTATTTCCATCTTTTTTAGTTTAAAGATTCTTCAAATTTATTATTTAAACGAAAACATTCCCTTTCTACATTATACAACCCCCAACATTCCTGTTCTGGGGTGAATATAGTATTAAATTCTTTTTCCCAAAAAGTTTTCAAATATTTATGTTTATTAAATACTAACCATTGCAAAGAAAGTAATTCTTTCCCATTATCTTTAATGGATTTCATAAATAAATTCTTAAATTTACTACTCACTTTACTATACTTACCTTCCAAAATAATTTTATAATCCTCATCAAACTCTGCAGGTAATCTATAAACAAGAATTATTTCTCCTGTAGGATAGTCAAATTCGTCCAATATTATAGAACCCCTCTCTTCTTCGGTCATTATAAATGCATTAAACCAATTCATGTTCTGTGGACGAAATAACACCTGTAAACTATTTTCATAAGTGATGTCTTCTTCCGCATTAAACAAATAAGTGTTAACATACCTATTTTGTGTACATAAGTAAGGAGAAATATTCAGGATTGGTTTTAGAAATAAGGCAGAAACATTGGCTGTTTTTAAGCTTTCATCTATCATTTTATTTATATTTAGTAGTGGCTTCCTTTACTTTTTGCAATAACTGTTTACTCTTAAATATGTGATTACTTCCATAAGATTCGTCAGGGAAATGTTCTAAAGCTAATTGGCACTCTAATAATAAAAAGATGAGATGGCTTTTTTCAGCTAGCATACTTGCTACTTGTTTGTCTGTAAATGTTACTTCAGTCATCGTATCTTAAATTTAATTTAACCATCTGGTTGTTATCAAAATTTTCTTTACTAATATCAAAGATGTTATTCTCCATAGCCCAATTGACTTCCTCAAATAAACCTCTTACACCAGCATATTTTCTACCATTAATACTAAAACCATCTAAAGCTCTTAAAAAGTCTTGCTCTGTAGTTTCAAATATAAGAGGTTTAAGATTATCTGATGAAGTGTCTATAACGATAAAATTAAAAGGTAGTAAAGCATAATCTCCTATACCTTGTTTATCCATCCATTGTAAAATACCTAAAGAATAGAAACATTGCTGTACATAATATCCATATTTCAAATAAGAATAAGCAAATCCTTCACTATCGTATACAGCTTTTGTATCATATGGTTGTACTGTCTTAGTTCTATGGTCTACGTCAAGCTTATCTACCTCTTGTTTACATTCAATCTTATTACCAAATAATGTTTCATATTCCCATTCTATAACAAGATGGTTATAAACATTAAATCCGTAGTCTTCTGTATATTTAAATAAGGGTCCTACTTTTTCGTCATTTAACACTTTTTCGGCAATCTGTTTAGCTTTTTCTAGTAGTCTAGTGTCTATCACCATCTTACCTACAGCTTCCATCTTAGATTTGAAATATTCCTCTTCCTTACTACCTACAAAAATATCTACTACCTTACTTACTTCCTTACCTTTAAATTTACCTAATCCTTGTACATAATCAAATGCTTCGGAAAATCTAGCTAAGAATGTAGAGGTAATTTCTCCATCTATTGTATCTCTCATAGTGAAATCATACAACTTATCAGATAAATCAAACATTTGTCCATCTCCTCTTACACCTTCATATAAATAGAATTGTTCATCTAGACGTTGTTCAAATTCCTGGAAATCTGCATTACATTCTAGCATAATAAAATCCACAATACTACCTAACATTAAACTGTAAGTAAGCTTTTCTTCTCTTTTTTCTCCTAAAATAAACTCCTTATAGAATTGTCTTGGATTCTTATCATACGTTTTTAAGGCTGATTGGTTTATCTTAACGATTTTTCTATAATCGGTTTTGGGTTGTTCATAACGAACAGTGTCATCTTGTTTTAATTGTCCTTTTATCATAGTTTTCTTAATATTTTAATTCTATTAGCAATATACCAAATTCCACCTTGACTTAAAGGTCTTTCTACTGCATCGTATTCTTCTATTTCCACTTCATACCATACTCTACCTGTTTTAGTTAAATGTGGGGCATCAGGAGCATGGGTACAATGCCATCCATATCTTTCTTTAAAGCCTTTTGTAGGATGATTTTCTGCTGTAAGCCAAACATTTGTACGATAGCGAGCTCTTTTATTGATAAATAAAGAGGCAATTTTACCATCCTTCATTTCTCTAAATAACTTATATGCTATCATAGTAAATAATTTATTGTTACTTTAGTACCTCTTCTAGTTAATTTAAATAATTTTTCTGATTTAACATCTAAAATAATGCAATTATCATTAAAAACTTGCTCTTTCTTTTTTATACGCTTAAAAATATGGTCGCAGTAGTTTACAAATTCTCTTTGTGTCATATTAGGTTTCATACCTATTAACATAGCACTAGGTGGTAATACTTCTCCTTTGTAAAAAGCTTTAGCTGTTTTTTTACTAAATTGGTCTTTTTTACTACAAGGAATAATAGTAGCAGTACCCCTGTCATCATAAAATATGGCTAATCTTCTACCTTTATTGTCATAAAATGCATAGGTAGCAAACTCATTTATTGTCATATAATCTGTTTAACACTTTATCAAAAATATCAAATACTTCCTTACCAATTTTCTTTCTTAAAGGTAGTACATTTATTGTAGTGGCATCAAAATAAGCTTTTAAAGCTTCCACTTCTTCATTACTTAATGTCATAGACTAATATTTTTATCAATTTTATTAAGGCAATATTGCTTTAATTGTTCCCCTAAAGTAATAAGTCCTACACCTATAATACCATTAATCTCCACTATATTATCAATTACATCAGCTAGCGTGAACTTTTCCTCTAGAATCAGCTTCTTTAGCTCTTCTTTTTCCAGTTTCATTTTTATCTATTTTACTTTTATTGTCATGGCAATTGTCACACAACACTTGTAATCCATTTTCTTCACAAAATAATCTTTCTACAAACCCTGGTAGGTCTGCAAAACTATTTAAACTCCCTGCTGGGATAATGTGGTCTACAGAAACTTGCTTATCAGGGAAATAGTTTTTACAAATATTACACTGAAATTCAACACGTTGTCTTTTGTTTGGACCTACATACACTCGTTTGGCTTTATTCTTACAAGATTGTATAGGTTTCCATACAATAGTGCGTCTTCTTAAGCTACTACGAATAAAACTGAAGAAAGCAGAGGTAGACATTGTTCCGTTATTATACGGTTTGTCTACCAATGACTTCCTTACAGCCTTCTTTCCCTTAGGTTTTACTCCTGAGACATCACTTATTTCTTGTTTGTTTTTTGGTCTTTTCTTCCTCATATTTCATTTTTAGTGACATTCATAATAATTATTACCAATATCTGCACTACAACCAATAACAACATTTAATTTAAGTCGTTCATTTGTTAATCGCATTGCTTCCTGTACTAGTAATTTGGTACTTTCTATTTTATCCAAAGGTACATTAAATAACACTTCATCATGATATTGTAAGCCAATTTTTATTCCTAATTTACGTAAATAAGTTACCCAAATATCGAATACATATACGGCTGTACCCTGATTTAATGTAGAAAATTTATCTTTTTCATTTCTTAGAGAATACCAATATCCATTTACGGGATTTTGTTGCCATTGCTGTCTATTAACAGTTTTAACATTTAAACTATCTTCCACTTGTAAAATAGCTTTATTTCTCTTCCAAAATACATCTAATAGTTTCTTTGCAAAAGATTCTTTAAATCCTCCATTTCTAGCTAATGTTTTAACTCCTACTTTATAAGTAGCGGAGAAATTAACCACTTTTGCTTTTTGTCTTGCTTCTTTGTGATTTTCTCTTCCTTCTTTGTGAGCTATCACTTGTTCTTCTGTAAGAAGTCCTGCTTTTACTGCAATATCTAAATGTGGGTCAAATCCAGGAACATCCATCTCCCTAACATAATCAGGGTCATATTTAAATATGTAATGTCTTTTTGTATTATCTTCAATTCCCGATAGGTCACATCCAAATAATACACATCCTTCATCTGCAATAATACTACTCCTTACTTCTTTACCATATTTCTTGCTGAAGCCAGGTAGATTAACCACTACAGCATGCTGTAATCGCAAGGTGTTCGTTAATCCTGCACATGAAGCATATAGTCGTCCCATCACTTGGTCCTTTAGAAAGGCTTTAAAAATGCCAATACGGTGGGATATTACAGTGAGTCCTTCTAACACTTCTAATTTAGGTTCCTTCTGGAATAGTTTCTTTACACTAGGACAAACTTCTCCACCACCTTCTTTACTAGCGATTTGAGGAATTTGTTTAGTTGTTCCATTTTCTTTATTCCTTACATGTTTAATATGTTCAGGAACCCATCCCAGAGAATACAACCAATTCTTAATCTGAGCACTAGAATTACTATTTGGGTCCTCCCATCCTAACACTTTTTCTAGTGTTTTCTCTTTTACTACTTCTTTACCTTGTTCTTTTAAAGCAGAAAAGAATAAATCTCCCTTAGTAAATGTATTTCCACTATCATCTTCTATAGCGTTTTTATAGACATTTTCTTTTTTAACGGCTACTTTAGGCATTACAGACTCAAGTTGTTCTACTTTAGTTTCTTTATCATCTTCTAGATGTTTTAGTGTACTCTCTACATGAGGTACATCTAATCTTAAACCAATTTCTTCTTGTTCTCTAACGCAATCCATTTTAAAAGAAACATACCTACAAAATCTTAACACTAATTCCATAGTGCCATAGATTTCCATTAAATAATCAAATTGCTGTTTAGCTAATTTTGTATTTATTTTAACATCCTCTTCACATCTATGGACATACACTTCTACAGAAGCATTTTCCCAATCTTCCACTTTAGGTTTAGGTACACCAAAATCTTCTCCCCATCCTTCCAATCCATGTGATATTCTATCGGGGTACAAATACCATGAAATAGGTAGAGTATCAATTAAAGGTATTTCTCCATCAAACCCAAGGATTTTCCTGATAACTGGTAGGTCATAGCGAATTATGTTATGACCAATTAAAATCATTTCTTGTTTCAGAAAGTCTAATATATCTCCATACTTTGTAAGACTTCCACTTGTTCCATCATCAAGACAATGGTAGCTTAGACAGTGGATTTTACTCACACTGTCTAAGAGTCCATCACTTTCTATGTCAAAAATTATCATTTTCATAGATACAAATTTACGTATTTTCTCTATCTCTTAATTCATTTAGAGCTTGATTAAACATTTCCATTCCTGCTATAGTAGTGTACATAGTTACATTTCTTCATGCAACTCCATCCCTTAGGTCTTCTGCGGTCCTCCGTCTCGTTTCAAAATCCTGCACTATTTCTGCATCAGAATAATCTGCCTCATAATCATCTTCCTCATATTCATCATCTTCTTCTGTTTGAAGAGCTTCTGAAACAAATGAAGGGTCTTCAAATTTAGCTTTAAATTGGGAAATAATTTGAGAAATTTCTTTCTTTCTGCCTATAATAGATTTTTCTTTAAGTTCATTTCCTCCTATATAACAATAATCCTTCATAAATTCAAAAGGAACATAATATATTTGAGCTTTTGTAGCTAGAAGATGTGGTTCCACATATTTCTTATACATTGTTCTAAAAGCTTTGTGAGGATAAGAAGTACCTTGTAAATCTTTATCTACTAGAAATATCACTTTAGTCATATCTATAGTGCCATGTAATAATATATGTAGTTTTTGATACATATAATTTTCTGGTAATACTATAGGAAGTACAACAGGTAATATTTCAGCAGATGTATTTCTAAATAAAGAATAACTACCCATACTAGCAGAGAAAGTACGCATATTTATTGTAGTTAATCCTTCTTTGAAAACATTTTCTGTTATATTATCATAACGATGTATCCAACCACTATTTTCTAATAAAAGTGGATTTTCCTGTCCAAGATATGCATTTACATATGTATCTACAGAACCTTTTATAGAATCATGCCCACTACCATCTGTAATTAAGTTATAAATAAAATAACTTAATGGATTTTCTTTATCCTTTAAAGTAGCTTTAAACATATCTACATGTTCTCCTGTTAAAGACCTTCCTTGTCTACTATCTATATATTTTTCATTTATATAGTGGTATCTTTTATTAAAAAGTTGGGGAGCCACAGATAAATAAACTAAGGGAATAAACTCAGAAAAAGGACACATAAAATACCTACTAGCACTACTTAGTCCTCTTGAGTTAGTACCTAATTTAAAAATACTTGCAGGAGCTTCAGCTCCATTATCTTTTCCTTCCCAAAAAGGAGGAATGATTTTAGGTTTTACAGTACGTTTCCTTTTTACAGGTGCTGTTGTAGATATAGTAATAGAAGGATTATCAGTAGTTTCTGCAGGAATTTCTTGCATTCTTGCTGCATAGTCCCATGCGGCATCTATAGTCATAGTTTCTCCAATACTAGCTTGTGGCAACGATTCCGTTCTCACTTGTAATTGTCTCATTTTGATTTAATTTAATTTGTTCTACAGATTCAGTTTTATAATCTAAGAATGGTCCAAAGAACCTTTGATGGAATGGAACTTCTTTAAATTCAGCACCCATTTTCTTGTTTGCCAACCAGTTACAGAAGGTAGCTGTAATAAAAGTTGCAATACCCATAGCTACAAAAGTAGTTTGTTTCATGGTACAATCAAGTTCTTCTATCTCACTATCATCAAATAACCAATTTTTATATTCTTCAATTTGTTCAGGATGGTCCCCTTGAACAACAAACACTTCACATAATTCTCCTGCCATTCTACCGTCTATAAATAAACAATCTTCATATTCAGCAGGGTCTTTAGCAAGTGTATGATTCTCCCATTCTAAGAAAATTTCTTTACGGGCTTTCATATTATCTAAACCAGTAATACAAATATCCATCATACCAAAGTCAAGAGAATACATTTCTTTTATAGGAGTAAGATTATTAACGCAACCAAATTGATTACAAATTTCTGCTACAGCACTCACTTTACTCTTACCAATATCAGATTGTCTATACATTTGACCACCTTGTACATTAGTTTCATCTACATTATCTCCATCAATAATATAAATTTCATGCATAATTCTACTTAAAGATAGGCAAGTCCAGCTTCCAATACCGCCAGCTCCTATCATCATTATTTCTTTTTGCTGGTCAGCCCAATCAAATCCCGACCATCTTTTACCTTGAATTAATTTGTTCATTTTTTAATATTTTAAAAAGGGATGTATATTTCAACACCCCTTTTTTGTTAATTAATCTACCATCACATGTCCTAATACAGTAGGTCCGTCACTTACAGCTTCTTCAGTTTCAGCTAATATCATATAAGTCAGTTCTTCCACAATTCCTTTGATAAGTCTATTGTAAGTGAAAGATTTTAAATGTTTCTCTAAAAGTTCTAACACTTGAATATAATCCCAAATACTTGCTTGTGGATACATAATTCCAAAATGCTCTTCAAAAGCTATGGAAAACTCAGCTAGATAGCTATCTAATTGTTTCTTAGTTTTAAGAAGATTATTCTTTTTAATTAAGTTCTCTACAGGAGAATCTGGAGTCATTAAGTAGTTTTCTTCCACAAAAGAATTCAAAACACCATAAGCATCTTCTTTAGACATTAACAATGTCAAAGTGCTTTCTTGGGGTTTATATTTCTCATCTACATATTTTCTCCACTCTTCATCAGTCATATCCATGATGTCTTTATCTCTTTTTTGAGATTTAGTACCATATCCATAGTAGTCATCATCATTCAATCCTAATTCTCCTTGTTCCCATTTAGAATTCGTACTATCTTTGCCAGTATAGCTACTACCCATGCTCCCATATTTTCCACCATATCCACCATATACTCCATTATAAAATCCAGGATAGACAGGTTTAGCATCATCAATAGCTTTCTTAACAGCAGTGTAGCGAGCAGCAAAAGCTTCTTCTACAGGAACTACTGCATTTTCAAATTGTATTTTACAATCCATCACTACTAATACATCCTTAGATTTTTCTCCACCTAATACAAGGGGCTCAAATCCATCTAAATTATTGGCAAATTCCAGAGTAGTATCTGGTTTACCATTTCTTGTAGCTTTAAATGCTACTTTAGCTACGTATTCTCCTTTGAAATTTACTATAAGCATAAGCAAATAGTTACTCAATACACCCCTATCTTCTAATTGTGACCAATCGGTTCCACTAAAGAAAGCACTCATAGAATGCAGTTACGTTATTGGGAATTTTTTAATTATTTCCCACTTTATTTTTTGTTATTTAAAATTAATTATTTATATTTGCTCTCACCATAAAATAAATTATGAAGAGACCTTTTCAAGGAAATATTAGATATTTCCAAAATTGTGATACCCCTATTAAAGCTTATTTTCTTGGTTTTATAGCTGCAGATGGTTGTCTATTAAGTAATGGAAAAAATTCCATTTCTCTTTCAATAACATTATCTGAAGTAGATAGAAATCTTTTAAACAAGTTAAAAGAAGAAATAGGTTGTGAACATAGAATTTATAATATAAGAGGTAAAATGACACATAATAAAGACAAAGAAAAATATCATTGTCGTTTTCAATTGTGTAATAAACTACTTATTTCAGATTTAATGAGTTATGGATTCACAGAACGTAAATCTATAACTATGCCTAATATACTACAAAATATACCTAAAGAATTTAGAGATTCTTTTATTTTGGGATATTTTGATGGAGATGGTAGTATTTCTTACAATATAGCAAGTAAACAACATGTTATCTCTTTTCGAGGAACAGAAGAATTTCTACAAAGTTTTGTAGAAACACTTCAGTTTGAAAAGTATAGGTTAATTAAAGATAAACAAAAGAATTGCTTTACTCTAACTGCTTGGCGTAAATCTGATATTCAAAAATTCAAACAAATATATAATAATAAAGAATTTTATTTAACTAGAAAATTTATTAAATTTCCTTAAAAATCAATAAAGACCAGACTATATCATCTTCCTATTTCACTATAGGAAGTCGGGTTCTCGTGTTAGCTTCATCACCGTTCTGGTGGTATGCTATTAGTCGTTGCACCTTCATTCTATTCCTAGAAAGCTCGGCTCAGGATTGGAGCTTTTTAACTCTTTCCCTGAATTCTCCCAATTGTTAATATACATTACTGTATAAGAGCACCATTATGTCAATGCGTGTGAATATGATGATTCTTTTGAGTTCCGTCCATTAATCCAGGATAAGCTTCATAAAGCTCAATAATATCGGCAGATTTAAATCCACCCTTATCTACTTCATATCCTGTAAATCCAGAAGTTCCAATATCTACTAAATAAATATCTTCACAGATGATAGTCCATTCATCTAAATCATTAATTGTTTTAATTTCGGAAGTGATAAGTTCACCACTCCATTCAATAGCTCCACACTGTTTGTGTAGATAATCAATTTGTTTTTTTAATTTCTCTGTAATAATCACTGTAGGTTTATTACTTAATTCTAGTCTATCCAAACACTGCTTGGTAACGTAGGGTTTTTGCACTTTGGTATCCATAATCTAAATTAAATTTGTTAAGTTCTTCTTTTAATAATTGGTTATAATAATTTATCACATCTCCTGAAAGAGGAATAGAAGTTTTATCTTCTATTTCATCCACGCTTTCATCATAAATTTTTGCTCCTATTTTTTCTCCTTTAAAATTAAGAGATAGTCTTTTTACATTTTCTTGTCTCCTTTTTAATAATTCTTTTATTCTATCTCTTGTAATTCCTAAATCCCTCACCTTACTATTTTCTTTATAGAATTCTAAAAGAGTAGGATGGTGAGCAATCACTTTTATTCCTTCATTATATTGGAATACTTCTTCAGGAATATTTGGTAATAGTCTATAAAATTCTACATTTGCTTGAGCAGAATCACTACTTAAGCCATACCCTATACCTGCCATTTTTATATATGGACCGCCTTCTAAGCTCTCCCATATTAAATAATTCTCTAAACTAAAGAATAATAAATACCAACCTTCTGGAGTAGGTTCTATTAATAGGCTATTTATTATCAGCCCAAATTCACTGCTACCGAGGCAAAATCCTCTATATTCACATAAACAACCACTTGGTAAATGAGAATGTCCATAATTAGAAGCGTATTCTTTTAAATGTAAAGTGGTTCTAGTTCCATAAAAGTTTATACTCACTTTATGTACATCTTCAACAGTACGTGGATGAATACAAAATTTAACATATAAATCTTTAATTACATGAGAGTCCTCTCTGGAATTAGTGATGGTGAATTCAGGGAAATGTATAATAATGTCAAAAGATAAACTACCTGTTTTAACACAACCTACTCTTTCTGCCCCAAATACTTCATTAGCTATATCCTGAATACTATGTGCATCCAGAGAATATTTACCCCATAATTCCTTTGCTTCAGCTATTCTTATTTTTTCTTTTTCTTCATCGATAAATCTGTCAATATCAGAAACTTTAAAAGACCATTGTTGAGTTCTTACATCTGTAAAAACCACATCATCCCTTGAAATTTTTTCTATGGTCATAATTTGACCTAAAAACATATCCATTTGACCCCCATCAGCCCATTCTGGTGGTCTATTACTTGTTAATATTACTTGGTCCCCTTCTCTAAATTCTAACATATATAAAATTTTTTAAAAAGGGGGATTTCTCCCCCTTTATGATTAACTACGCAATTTCTTAGCTTCAGCCAAAGCTGCTGCTAATTCTTCATCCACTACAGGAGCTACTACCTCTGCAACAGCTATTGTAGCTCTAGGTGCTGTGAAGAAACTTTCTACACTGCTTGTTAGAGCTGCTTTTAAAGCTGCAGTCTCCTGAGCACTTGCTATACGAGCAGTTGCTTTAATTGTTGCTGCAATAGCAGTACCTACAGCATTAGCATCACTATCAGTGATACCTGCCTTATTCTTAGTAGCAATGATGAACACATTGAAATCTTCTGTAGGAAGAATGCTATCATCTCCTCTAAGAGTGATGTTACCTGGTTTTACAACCACTTCCACTCCATCACCACCATTGTAAATACCTGCGAAAGCACTATTTGCTTTCAAATCTCCGAAGGTTACACCTGCGAAATCATTAATTCTTACTGCTGCATTTGTTTTAGCACTTGCTACGATTACTTTTCTAGACATTTTATTTATTTTTTATTGTAAATGAAAAAAGGGAGCCAATATAGCTCCCTTTTGTTAAAATTTGTTAAATATTATAAACTCTTAGCTTCAGCTAGAGCTGCTCCCAATTCAATGCAATCTGCATTTCCACCACAATTATCTACTACAGGAATAGATTTTTTGTAACTCTCAATAAAACCAATCAAAGCATCTCTAAGAGATGTTAAATTAGCTCCTACAATTTCATCAATTACTTCATTAATTGCTTCTTCAACTTCATAAGCAACATCAGAGCTATCCAATCCTGCTTTGTTCTTTGTAGCTACTAAGAACACGTTAAAATCACCTACTGGCAATACACTATCATCACCACGTAAAGTTACGTTTCCTGGTTTAACGATAGCTTCTACACCATCACCATTGCCATAAATCCCTGCAAAAATAGGGTCGGCTTTCAAATCACCGAAAGTTGTTCCACTGAATTCAGTACGTGCTGCTGCATTAGTTTTTGCACTGGCAATAATTACTTTTCTAGACATAAAATTTTTTTTAATTGTTTAAATTTTCTTTTTTTTCGGATGTTTCCTAATTTCCATTCTGTTGTTAATGTCCTACCTATCCTTTAAATACTCCCTAAGATACATTAATTTTTTCAAACTAACAAATTTTCTTTCAACTTTTTTATTAGAAAGGCAACTCTTTTAGGAGTTCATTAAGGGTGTTTTCAAACCACCAAATAGTGAATTCTCCGCCATTATTCATTTCTAATAATTGATTAATCTCTGTAAACACTCCTTTTGTATCCCATGTTGTTTTAGACCTAGCTACATAGCTAGGATGGTCTAACACAAATATAGGATTTGTAAGAGGATAAACATATTTCTGTAAATACGAAGCTTCCTTCCCAAGAAACAAAATAGGGACTCCAGGAAAATTCTTTGTAATTACTTCTGCTAAAAAATACTCATAAAACTTTTCCCATACATTAGTATGGCTTCCAATTTGACCTTGTATAATAGTAAGGGATTTATTTAATAATAGAACACCTTGGGCTGCTAAATAATGCAAATCATTGGTATAATGTGCATCACATTCAAATTCCTCTGCAATCCCATCAAAAAACGCTTTTAAGCTAGGTTGTAGCACTCCGTCATTACTATTTGAACAATCCAATGCTATTCCTGTTGCCTGACTACTACCATCCTTATATACCCCTGGATAAGGGTCCTGTCCTATTACAATAAGACGTAGATTAGAATAGTTAGTTTCTTTAAAAGCTTTAAATGTATTTTCGCTTGTAGGAAGTATTTTAGCTCCTTTCATGCTATCATTCTTCAATCGTTTATAGATATTGAAAGCATTTTCTCCCTCAAAAAAATCTTGCATATACCTAGCCCAATCTCCAAATTTAGGCTCAAAAGATTCCCAATTTAGTTTATTCATAAAATTCCTTTACTTTTTAAATGTTCTTCTAGTAGTTTAATATTATACTTTGCAAATTCTGCAGGGTCATTCACTCCGAATTCTAAATACTCATCAGGAGTGTTATAATGTTTATAGTTATGTTTTTCTGTAGCTATCTTTGATTGTTGTTTTCCTTGCTCATCGCTACCAAAACACACATAAATATTATCAGATATACTGTTCAGCATATCTACATTACTGTCAAATATTCTAGCATTTTCAGATTGAGTGGACACTGAACAGAGTCCAAAATTCTTCAACACTAAACTATCCTTCACTGACTTACACACCATTAAATTGTTACAACGATGTAGTCCTTTGGAATACCATAGATAATTTCCTGGAACGTTATTTCTCCATTTATCTTTCTTCTCTACACCAATTCTTAATATCTTACATTTATCTACATCAGGAGCATAATAAGCAAACGTGAGTTCATCAGGTTTTAACATCACCTTCTTATGGTCTATAGCTAATGCCTTGACCCTATAAACGTCATTCCTTTTGAGGAAATCAGTAGATAAATGATATGAATTCCAATAAGCTGCATGCTTACTATCATATTTTCCTTCTGTAAATGCAATATGAATCTCTTTAGTTTCATATTTAGACACTTTTTGAATTGAAATAATATTGTTATTTTCTAAACCTAGTGTTGCTATTATATGGTCCATAGCTTCTTTAAAGATAAATCCATATTTCTTCTGTACGAATTGTAAGGCACTACCAGACTCTCCTGTAGAAAAATCTTTATAAAGAAAGACTTCTCCCTTGAAAAATATTACAAATGAAGGAGACTTATCTTTTCTTAATGGACTATTAAAAGGCTTACTTAGTGGAAAACTCCCTATCTCATATTTGAAAATATCTAATCCATTATGTGTAAGGGCTAACACTTCGTCCCAAGTAATCAATTTATGTTCCTTTTTCTGTACTCCTTTTATCATAGTGTAAAATTAAAAAAAGCTTGGTATTTCTACCAAGCTTTCTAAAAAATAAAAAATGAACACTAATAATCATCCCCAGCCGTACTAATTTCAGCTTTTGTAGCTGTTGTAGCACTAATATCTGCTGTAGGTTCATATGGAACAAGTTTACCTAATGTATAAGTAGCTTTAAATCCATACTCTCCATCTAAACCTTCTTTAAATTTCTTAAACGTTTTAGCTTGGTAATCATTACTGAAACTTCCGCTAATAGCACCTTTATAGAATTCCTTACCTAAGAAAGCTTTAGACCAAATAGATTGATATTGCTTTACTTCTGTTTCTCCTGCATCATTGGTTTTCTCTACATTACGTACACCAAATAAAGCAACAAAAGAAGTAGCATAATCACTATCCACTAACTCTCTAAACTCCTTATAATTACCTCTAAATAAACGTTTTGTGTCAATTGTTACTTCGGTTCCAGGTTGGTTCCAGTCAAGTCTTCCTTGCCAAGTACGTAAAAATACAGCTAATTCTTCTTCCCCTACTAGAGCCTTTCTCCAAGTTTTAGGTCCTAACAGTTTATTAGTTTTTCTTTCTGTAAAGTTAGTAAACCATTCAGGGAATGTACCTTCATCATTAGACCAACTAGTGCTACAAGTGCTATTAATTACTTGATGTTTAGTTTCGTCCTTATTCAATCTCACTTTGTCTATAAGAGAAATATTGTGGTATGCTATACTACCGTCTTGCTTTTCTAGTACAAAACATAAACGCACTCTTGCGTCTCCATCTTTTGTCTCTCCTACATAGTCAATTTCATCAGCTTCTTTTTCTCTGTCGGTGATGTCTAAAATACTGTCAAGTTCTTTCCTCGTTGGGTTGACAGCTATCACTTTAACTAATTCAAAACCTGTAAATAACTCTTGTACGAAAGTACTCTCTTTTCTTTCTTGTCCTTTTATCATATTGCTTATTTTAATGTATTGTATTACCCTTCGTAATACTCTTTTAATTTTTCACTTACTATAGATAGTTTATTCTCTATCTTAATGTCTTCAAACATTCCTCTAGGACTCTTTGCAGGAATTTTACCCATTCTATTTGTAATGAAATTATAAGAAGTTTTATCCCCTTTACTCTCTACAGACGTGTATAACACCACTGTAAATAATCCTTCCATAACAATTTGTGTGTCAATAGCTTTCCCTGAAGTTTTAATTTTATAGGAAACAATATCTTCCCCATCTTTCACTTCTTCAGAGTGTGTAAAATAGTAAATATTCAAATCCGAACGTAATTTCTTACATTCCTGTATCATATTTAACATATCCTTAGCCATTAAGCTAAACTTAGTAAATCCTACTTCTGTAGCCTTATTAATAAGGTTAAAAGACATTAGATAATTAGCATCTTCAATAATCACATCTGTAATATGAAGAGCTTTTTCAGAAATAATCTTTAATTTATTTAGAACATCTATAGGATTGGATGGTTCAAAATAATTCTTGTTATCTGTATTATACAGTTTCTTACTACCTTTAAATGGAAGTTCTTTTCCGCTTACATTGATGATGTACGTAGTTTTACTGTCTAATGATTCAATAGACGAAGATTTACCTGTTCCTGATTCTCCTACAATAGCTGCTAAATTAGCCATAATTTATAAATTTTTATAATATTTAAGATACATTAATTGCTGTCTTATTCCAAATTCTCTTGTTGCTACATTAGGAGTGAGAATACTATAGCCATTGTACCAAGCTTCTGATAATCTCGCCATTTTATCGACATCAAATATTCTGCTTCTTCCCTGTATAATTCCTTTATCATCTGCAAAGGAACGTATTACAGCAGTAAGTTCTTCAATTTTCTCACAAGCATTCACTGCTTGATATTTTTCTAATTCTGTCATAAATATTCGTATTTATACGTAAATATACGTAATTTAGTTGATATTTCCAAATTCTACATTAGATAAATCTTCCCATTTCCATAATTGATTTACGTTTTTACTCACTAAAGGAAACCCACAAAATAGTGTTTTATTAGAGTATTCTACTATAGGTAGAGTATTCTTTTGTTTTCTACGTTTTGCCATTTAATTTTCTGTTATAATTGTTGTGGCAGAAATAGTTCTACCGTAATTTATACACATAGCTACAAGAGTTTCCAATCCAAATAAATGGTTGTCTATTAAAGCTTGTTTTAAACCCATTGTATCCTCTAAATCATAACCAGCTTCAACCCATTCTACATAGTTTGCTTGTAAACTATACTTAAGTACTTCTATTGTTTTGAATCTGTCTTCCATTATAAAAATAGTTGATTTTTGTACTGTCTAACATAGACAGGCTTTCCTTTAATTTTTTTAGTTCTGCAGGTTCGTTAAGACATAAAATATGTAAATCCGCTATTTTATCCTTATAATCTAGCTTAATAGCTCTGTTTAATATCTGGGAGGTCTCTTCTGCGTTATAAGTGAAATTAGTAAGAATAACACTATCCAGGTTTGGGTAAGTCACTCCCACTTTTCCAATAGCAGCTAAAGCAAGTTGATTTATTGTACCTTCTTTAAAGGCAGTGAATACACCTTCTTCTTTACTTTTACTATGATAGGAAGGAATTCCTAAACTATCTGCAGCTTTACTTAATCCCGTAAATACTAACACACGTTTGTCTTTAAGCTTTTCTAATAACCGAAGGGTATATTCTTTCTTAGCTATAGAAGAGAGTGATAATCTATTTCTAGCAAGGGCTAAATACATAAAATTATCCCCATCTTGTTTTAATTTTTCTATTACCCATGTATAAGCATCATAACGCTGTTTTTCTGTCTTTCTTTTTCCTTTCTTATCTTCTGTATAGATTTTAGTATCTAAATCCACTAAATGTACATTAATTAAATAGTTGGCTAATATACCATCATCTATTCCTTCTAATGTAGTGTATTTAGCTATGCAAGGATAACCCCAATCTTTCTTGGTTTCTTCACTTACAGTACCAGATAATAAAAGTGCAATACAGGAAGCATCTATAATATTTCTACAATATTCCCTTTCTAAGGGAGAAGCCGCATGAAATTCATCTATAATAAAGAAATCAAAAGCACTATCTCTAAAATGTTTAAGAGAGCTAAAATTGACAAATAAAACATTTTCCATGTCATACCCCCATAGATTCATTTCATCTATCCAGGTTTGTTGTAATTTATTATCAGGATAAGCTATAAATATTTTAGGATTGTAATGATAGGTTTTTAACAAATCTATTACCACTTTACATTTACCAAATCTCATAGCTAAATCTATATAACCTATAGAAACATGATTAGAAAAAAAGTCTTTTATTTGTTTTACTACCTTAGCTTGTAATTCGTCTTGTGTACTCATAATCCAAATTTTTGATTGAAATGGTCATACACCTTAGTCATTACTCTAGCTAAATCTACTGTACTTACCCCATTTTTTGTAGGAATAGCTTTACCATGATAGTTAGCTAAAAATACAGGGAATTGTTGAGAGAATTCTTCTAATGAAAGAAGAACTCCCTTAGACATATCCTTATAATATTCATAAGCTAGAGAGAGTGGAAATTCTTGTCCTCCCCTTATTTTAATATATTCTTCTTTTGTCATAATAATTTCCTTTTTTCATATTCTTCAAAAAATCCTAATTTCATTCCTTTCTCTATCAATTCTCTTAATAGTTTAAAATCTTTCATATTAAAACTATCAATATTGATTAATTCAGCAAATTCTTTAGAGTCTAATATTTCATTTGTATCTATCCAAGGAACTAACACTTTATTTAATAGTGTCTCTATAATATAATCTTCATTATCCCAGATTTCTAAATATTCTTCCAGACTTACCATACCTTTTTCTTTAATAAAACTTAAAGAAGGCATGTAGTAAATATCCTTATAAGGGTCATATCCTACACTAAGGTTAAAAGATATATCACTTCCTTGTGCTGTAAGAGTAAAATCTCCGTAAATCGGGTTAACACTTATAATCTCTTGCATTATATTTTATTTTTAATTGTTTCTTTAATAAGTTCTTTTTCGTTAATTTCTGTACCATCTAAATTAGAAAATCTTTTAATATCAAAGGTAGGTTCCATCATAGTTTCCCCTAAAATAGGGTTTTGAACAGGCACTTTTGGGTTTTTTAATTCTTCCAATAGTACACCTATTTTATTCCCATCTCCAGGTTTTGTGGCATGATTTATCACTTGTCTTATATTATAGATTTTATCCTGTTTAGGACTTTGTACACCGTATTGGGTATAAAAAGCTACTGTTTCTGGGGGAAATTTACCATTTATACATATTACTTCCATGTTATAAAGTTAATTTTCTTGCAAATTTAGAAGGCATAAACTTGTCAAAGTCAAATAAAGGGAATCCTGTTTCAATATCAGTATATCTATTAGACTTTCTATCAAATCTCACTGCTAATCTTTGTGGAATACCCACTAATTTTTGTTTTTTAATCTTCTGAGAAGCAAATTGTACTTCTGTATCCATTTTATCCGAAGCATACTTAGGTCTCCAAACAGACAAAACATTGTCAAATCCATCAGACCAACTACCACCACCCTTCACTCTATACATAGAGGGTTCAGGATATTGTTTCACTGTACCTACTTCCATTTGAGGAGTAAGTTGGTGCATAACTAAATGGAACGATGTATTTGTTTCCCTACAGAAGTCAATAGCCAAACTACCAATATAGCCAGCGTATATATCATCCCTTTCGGAAAATCCTTTAGGGCGAGCAAATTTAACAATAGGGTCAATAATACATCCATATACATCTCCTTGTTCGTCTTCACATACTTGTCTAAAAGCTTCTAATACACCTTTAATTGTGTTATTTGGGGGTTTTATATAGACAAATATGAACAAATCTTTAATAAGTTCATAAGCATGTCTATATAAATCTTCTGAAATAACACCTGGATAGTCCTTATCTGTAGTACGACCTGTTAAGGTATGTATCATATCGTCAAAGAATTCATGAGCAGGAAAATCTTCTGGGGAAGAGAAAACGAATTTCTTATCTGTCTCAAGAGCTTTCTTGATAGATAATTGCTTAATAAACAGACTCTTACCTTCATTTGCATATCCTGTCCAAATATTAGCTTCTTGGGTACGCCAAGTCCAACATTTATCAATATCTGCATTATAAGTGGTAGTACCTTTTATCTTACCATTTAATAGCCCCTGAGTCATCTCTTCAATACAATCTTCAGGTTTATAAATTAATACTTTTTCTTCATCCATATCCTTATTTTAAATATCCTTCATGTAATAAAAATTCATACACTTTAATAAATTCTTCTTTTGTTTTAAGGTCAGATATAAAATTAATATCATATTTTAATACTCTATTAGACCTAACAGAATTAATATACTCTTTATATAATTTATATCTTGATTCAGGATGTTCTATTTTATAATTTATGTGATGTATCACCCTATTTATAGCATGATATTGTAAACTATCTCCCTGTCCCCTTCCTAAAAAATAAGCAAATGTAAAGCGATTTGAATAAGCTATTGCTATCAAATCTCCTTTTTGTAAAATTGGTCCATAATCTAATTCCATAATAATAAATTTTTATCCAAATAAATCTTTAGTTTCCAGAGGAACTAAACTTTCTTCTTTCTCGTCTGCTTCATCGAAATTCTCTAAAGCTGTAGCTAATGCACTACCTCTTTCCTTATGTAGGATGAAATATTGTACTAACATTGTGTACACTTCTTTCTTACTACATTCATCTACAAACTTACATAACACTTTAGTGATTCTATCTTCATTCCAGAGTTCTGGGTACACCTGATTGAATCTTTTTAAATACACTTCTAAGTCTTTTACACCACATAAGAAATAGTATTTACTACTCTTTATACGCATAATAGCTTGTCTTTTCTTTGTATTTTTCTCTAATATGTCCTGTAATTTAGTATGTAGAATAGTGGGAAAGTTGGGAGTAGCTACTTCTTTTCTTAATTTCAACTCTGTAGATGGGGTAGATAAATTATTTAACATATCTATTCCATCTACAGTAAGCTGCATTTTGTCCGTAATTAGTCCTTTTCTTGTAAGTAATTGAATTAATGCTCCTATTTTAGGGATTAAAGCAATTTCTTCATCCATTTCAGCTCCTGCAATAAGTTGTAATATATATATCGCATCTAAGCTGATTCTCCGTTCTGTTAGTCCTATAAATTTTTCTAATGTCACCATATATTTTCTTTATGTGGAAATATAATTGTATAAGTTCTTCCTTTTTTCCAATTGTACCATAAAAGCCAATCTCCTGTTTCTGTATTTTTATCTATTACAAATTCAAATTTCCATTGTACTACCCATAAAATTACTACAATTATGAGTAAAAATCTATAAATTGTCATAAATTTAATGTTTTTTATAGTGATGAAAATCCTTTCTAAAATCCCAAATCATTAATACTACTGCTATAGCAGCTACAATAAGAGAAATATAGAAAGGATGTTCTTTTATTAAATTATTCATCATCTCCTCCATTTTCATAACAACGTTCACACATACCATTATGGCTGGTTCCTCCTCCTGTAGAAGCGATTTCTCGTCCACAATATTTGCACCACACTTGTTTAAATAAGTTAATTAATTTTGATATCATTGTTATAATTTTTGTATTATTTATTTACTCTTAATCCATACATTAAATCAAACCAAGAAAATTGTAATTTAGCTTTATCTTTGTTTAATTTTAATGTTTTTTTAATTAACTCTATAGCATACTCTTTAAAACTATCATATTGTTCTGGAGTAAGAGTGTTATTACTAAACCATTTTTCATCTTTTTTAACCTCTTTTATTGTTTTTCCTGCCATAGTAAGTTCGTATTCAATAAGATGGTCGTATAGATTATCCTTATTTATCTTCATATTGTTCTAATTTATAATTACTATTCTGTGTTGTAAACATTGTCACATCATTATTTTCTAAAGAAAAAGATTTAATAATAGTAGTTTGCCAATATTTAAAAGGGGAATAATATAAAATACAACCTCTTCCTATTTCAGGTGTGTCATATATTAAATTACCGTCTTCTTTATACTCTATCCATTTTACTCTATCTCCAAAATTAATCAATCCATCATTTAATCTTGTTAATTTAAACATATAAATTTTATTTTATATTTGTTAAAGGATAAGAGTTGATAATAGATGATGCAGAAATAACTACTGTATCACTACCACATTCATATTCATCTAATAAGTCTTTATGGTCTGTATATTCTTCACTATTAATAACTAGAAGTTTAGCTGAATCTTTAGCAGCTTCTAATGCAGCTTGTACATGTAGTTTAGCAAACTCTATCATTGCTTCTTTACAATCTGAGAAGTTGATAACTACTTCTCCTTCTGTATCAGAATGAGCTACAAACCATGTAGCAAATCCTCTATCATTTATGTGTTCTTGTGCTGTAGGTAAATGTCCATCCTTTGTATGTTTTTCCATTATATCTTCTTTTTAAAAATGCAATTATGTTTGATTTATGTAAATTTAAACCTTCAGCAGCCAGTCTTATTGAGTCAAAAGATAATACTTGTTCTTCTTTTGTACATATAATCGGCTTACATACTTTTTTAGTTCGTTGTTTATCTTTCATATCCTTGGTAAAGGACTTACCAAAGAAATTATTTTTATCCCCTATTTGTGATAGAGATATTTTTTCACTTCTTTCTTTGGTAAAGTCATATTTAACATGACAAGAACGACATAATTCTGTAAAACACGTTATGTCTTTACTATACTCACAACCTTGTAATAAAGCCCAATCATATACTTTTGCTGTAGTTGTACCGCAGTGTGAGCATATATTCTTTTTTGGGTAGTTTTCTCTTAGCCATTTATGCAAGGCACTATATTCTTTTTTATTCATAATACAAAAATACAATAACTACTTAATATTATCAAATTCTGCTGTAGGTATATTCATAACTATTGTTTTACTATTTCAATTAATTTATTAAGACAAGCTAGTTCTGCTTCTTCGTAAGTACCAACTTTAGGGTCTTTGTTAAACTCTTCCATTGTTCTTTGTTGCACATATTCTTTACCTGACAAAGACATATCATAGACATGACAATCAAATTGTTTTACATTTGGTCTAAATCCAATGAATCCTCTCAAATTATACTTCTCTCTAAACCATCTGAATGCTTGTTGGTATAATGGAGTATCTACAAATGCATCTGAATCTGGATGATACGCAAAAGTTTTATCTTTATAGTAACAGCCTAAACAAGATTCATTAAACCCCAATTCTTTAAGAGATAAAGCTTGTTCATATGGTATAAACTCTTTATTCATAACTATTTAATTAAGATTTCGTGTAAATAAACTTCTGCTTCACTGCCTTCACCGTACTGAATAAGTATAGGTGTGTGTTCATCAAAGTCCTCAAGTATAGGTTCTATATAAGATATGGTATAATCATTACCTTCTATAGGGTCTGGGTCATTCCATACTAATGGAGTTCCTTTTTCAATTGCTCTTTTTAATGATAATATGTGCATACATTATTTATTTGAATTGTTATAAATTTCTTCATTACCGAAAGCACTATCCATCTCATAGTATATCTCAGCAGTAGACTCTCCATTATTATCTTCAACATCCATGATATCTATTACTCCTTCTATCTCACCCCCATGGTATATGCCCGTCTTTGGATAGTTAGCATAATCTAATTCAAATAAATCTCCTGACTTTACATCAGCTTCCGCATCCACATACAACCATCCTTCTTTATATTTAATTGGTGTTAACATAATTAGTTTTTTATTAATTCCACCATACTAAGTTGGTATTTTCATAATTATTTACTTCATCATCTTTATTCATAACTATCGTTTTACAAAGTGAATAGTATCTCCTATGTTATATAGCCCTGAAGGTGCTACAAATTCTTTGTCAACAAACCCCTTATCTGTAGAAAATCTAGCGGTATAAGTGGTTACTCCATTTGTAACACCATCTATCTTAGCTACAACATCTCCATCTGTAATAGGTCTGTCGCAACTAGCTAATAATAGTACAGCTAGTATTGTTATTAATTTTTTCATATTAAACTGTTTTAGGTGGGTTAAAGTGATTCTCCATAGTCATGCCAACCTCTCCAGTATTCGGCATCATATTCCTCTTGTGTATATATCTTAGGTTCTTCTTTTTGGAGTTGTTCTGCTTTTTCTACAATTAATTCTAGTAGTTTATCGACACTTATAAGTTCTGTTTTCAAAGCACTTTTAAGGTCTTCTCTAGTGTTATTAATGTATTCTATTAACTTATCTAGGTTACTCATTGTTTAAGGTTTAAAGGTTTTCTATTTCTGTTTTAACTTCTTGCCAATAATTTATTGCCGCATTATCATCCATCATCTCGACATGGGTTAGCATTTCATCTACTGCTATTAATGCACATTGTTTAGCTGCATTGTACTGATTGTAATATAAATGTTCTTTATCTTTTTCTGCCTCTTTTGATGCAGGTAATGGTTGATACATTTTAATTACTAATTCTTCTGCTTTTTCTTTAGGTATCATAACTCTTTTGTTTTTTATTTGGTTAGCGTCTTGAAATTGTTAGGTAATCTGCATAGGCTTTTGATTGTTTCCCATCTACCCAATAGATAGCTTCTGACTTAGATAGCATTTTCACACTATCACACGTAAATGATGAAGTTGTTGCACCCCATCCATTAACATTATGTAAATAAATTGTAGTTTCTTTTACATGAGGGCTATCCTCATTGCAAGAAAATAGGCAAATCGTTAAAATGATAAATAGGTATTTCATTATTGTTTTGTTTTTAGTTCTTGGATTTTGTTTAGTAAGTCATCGCATCTTAAAATTCCATAAACCCTTTGATTCTTATCTATTTCTTTCACCCAAATTTCTAAATCATCTAGTGATTGATTGGATTTATAGGAGTTTTGTTTAAGTAGCCCTATAACTTTATGTATATTCTCAAACTTAATTAGCATTCCTTCTGATGTATCTGTACTTAAAGGATAAAGTATTTCTTCAACAGTTAACACTTTCTTCTCTATGGATGGGGAAGGTTGTTCTTTAGCATCTGTTATAGTCCATCCTCTTTCTACTTCTTCTGTCTTTGGTTGTTCTAGTTTAGGGAAATCACCATTACAAATTCCACATTGACTTATAAGTACATCAGGGTGATTAGGACATGGGTTTAATCCTTCTTTGAGTTCTTCTGTCTTTGGTTTAAGGGATTGGAGAATATCTTTTACATTATCATCAGTAATAAAGGTTCTACCTTCAAAATGATTTCTAGCCCCACTATACCATGAAGAAGCAATAAGTTTTTCTACTTCTTCCTCTGAATACATCCTTGATTCTGATTTAGGAATACGTTGTGTTATCATTTCTAAAAGAGTCTTTAACTGTTCTTCATCCAAGTGCCTTAACGCATTACTTAGGATGGTTAACACAGGCTCATTCTTAAATGATTCAGGTAACGCCTTATTTATCCATTCACCTTCACTTTCTGATTGAAGGGCTTCGGTGGCTATCTTATTAGCTGTTGATTGGTCTAATGTTACTTCAACTATCTTTTTTAATGCTTCTTTATGATTCATGGTTTTTGTTTTAATCGTTTATACCAATTATTTCCTAAACATCTCATTTTTACTCCCCCAAAGCTTAATATAACTTCATTATGCTTATAATTAGAGGGAAAAGCCATTTTTATGTGTACACATTCTTTTCTGTGGAACAATAAATTCCAATTTCTATCTATATATGCTATCATAGCTTTTCGATTTCTTGTTTAACTTGTTTCCACCAATTTATTTGAGTGATTGGTTCTTGATTTTCATCCCAATTCATTGGCTGTAAAGGACGTGATTTAATAATTTCATCTACAGCTATTAAGGCACATTGTTTAGCCATATCATGGTCAATAACTGAGCATATTGTATTATGGTATTTATATACTAACTCTTTAGCTTTTTCTTTAGGATTCATAATAATAAATTTTTAGATTCCCCAGTAGGACTCGAACCTACAACCTCTTGAATACAATTCAAGGCTCTACCAATTAGAGCTATGGGGAAAACGATTTTAAGCTTGTTCTACTTCTGCTGTCAGAGCTTCTAATTCAGATTCCAAGAATGCAATTTTTGCATTATGTATTTCTAAATCTTGTTCAGCTTTTGTTACAGCATTTTTAGCATCTAACAATGCACGTACATAAGCATCTCTATTAGTAATAGGTTGTCCATTATTAATACGTGCTTCAGCTTGACGTTCTTGTGCTTCTGTCACTGCATCTTCTTTAGCAATAACATCCCCTTTAAGAGAATTTACTTGTGTGCGAATTGCACTGTCTGCTTGTCTGAATGCTTTTTCAGCTTTAGCTGTTGCATCATCACCTTGGATTTTAGCCACAAAACTCTTTACGAAACTCTTAACTAATTGACTATTGTTCATGTTTTTGATTTTTAATTTTTAAAATTGGTTTGTTTTTACTTTCTTTTTGAATACGACTTCTTAAAGTTTGTTCTTTTAAATTATAAAATTTTGCAGCTTCTCTAATACTAGAGAACTCTTGTTTTGTTTCTATATCTATTACAGCTTTTGCATTAGGAGCAACTTTACCATACATATGATTCTTCTTACCTTTTTGATTTTCAGAAAATTCTGGTTTTTTAATACCCCAAAAAGGATGTTTCTCTCCAGTTATTTGGGGGTACTTCTTACCTTTATTCCATGAAGTATGCCCTTTTTGTGAATTGGACATTTTTTCTAATGTTTCTTTAGAACACGTACCTGTTTTTCCTTTATTCCAAGATTTACCATACTTTCTTCCTGTAAATGCTTTAGACATATTTTCTCTAGTTTGTGTAGAAAATACTCCTTTTTTAGAATTTGTTTTAGTTAAAATACAATTTAATCCTTTTTCAGTTACTTCATAAAATTCTTGCCAGTATCTTTCTCTATCATTTAATAGTTCAATAGAACATTCTTCTACTATTTCAAATATATGGTTAG